AGCCTCTCTGGTGATTCTAGCCTCTCTGGTGATTCTAGCCTCTCTGGTGATTCTATAATACAGGAGACCGGACAAAAAAGTTGGTTTACATTTGATGCAGCTCAAGTATTAGTTCCCAGCTCTGATAGCTATGAATATCGGATACGTTTTACGAATGCTAAATTTGACAAAGTAGCATTCCAAAGCGCTATAGATGTATCTGCCTTTGATCAAATAAATTTGGACTTCTTGATAGTTAAAACTTCTTTTACAGGTGCAGCATCCCAAAATTATGGCAATGGAGAGTTTGGTTACCCGGTTTTAGCTTACGATATGGTTAGAGAGTCTGACGAAACTTTGGCTTGGGAAGCGTCTGATAACGAAGGTTTGAATAATGCTGTTTTCAGTGGAGGAGCTTTCCCTAATTCTGAAAATATTATTCAAGGCAGTTCAAATACTGGCGAGGAACCTTTTGGCTTTTGGTTGGGTGGAGAAGGTGTGAAAATAATTCTTAGGATTTCCAATACAGATACGCAGGAATGGACAGATGTCTATGTATATCAAACAATTGTAGATGCTACAGTCGTTTATGGTTCAGGCAGTAACTCTGGTGACTCTAGCCTCTCGGGTGACTCTAGCCTCTCGGGTGACTCTAGCCTCTCTGGGGACTCTAGCCTCTCTGGTGACTCTAGCCTCTCTGGTGACTCTAGCCTCTCTGGTGACTCTAGCCTCTCTGGTGACTCTAGCCTCTCAGGCGACCAAGATCCAGCTGTTGTCGCCGAAGAAACTATTGCAAACCCAGAAAACGTACTTGGCGTATCAGGAAATAATGAAGTCGTTACATCTGTAGGTACTGCGAGGGGTTCTGATTTTGATAATATTACCGTTACTTCTGTAACAACACTTGGAAATGACATCTTAAGTCTTTCGGCAGCATCTGCCTCTCTACCTAATTCATTATCTGGAAACAATTCCATTTTGTCATTTGGTACTAATGCAGGGAGTTATAGGAATGAAAATAAGTATTTTATAAATACTATGAGTCCTGTACTTATGCTTACTGCAGATTTGGGGCTTATAATTAAAGATTTGACAGGACAGAGAATTTATGGACTACAATATATTTTTCAAACAACTGGAACTAGCGAAATTAATGTTGGCAGTCAGAGCATTAGCTTGACTTTTGCAGATGCAGATAATATGTTGGTTACAGATGTATTAACACTACTTGCCGACAAATTGAATGAAACATGGAGTTTCGCAGTAATTAAGCTTGAAGCTGAAGAAGTCTCCGTTCCTGACTCAGGTACAGCTTTCGGAGACCAATCAGGAGAAATCACGTTATCAGGATATACAAGTTCTGGACCAACAAATATAACTTGTGAAATTGTAACTGATACAAGCACAATTGGCCAAAACACTTCATCATCAACTTCTATATCTACCGGAAGTTCTCTCATGCAGAATCCTGCAGATACTTTGTTTAAAATATATAAGCAACTTGACGATGGGCCAAGTTATCATAACATAAGCGCAGGTTGGACCATTCAAGGCTCAGGTAGTTATGGAATCGGGGTTCATTTAGATGCAAATCATGTTATAATAATAAGTAGTGAAGCAGGAGACGCTATTTCAGGAGGAGGATCATTCAGTGATAAAGGCAGTAGCGGTTCAATTAACTCAAGCACATCATCAACCGCAACTTATTTTACTATCGATAAAGCTAAGGATCCAGCAGGATTTTTAGCAGATATTAAATCTTTATATCAAGCTCAGGATGGCGCAGCTACAGATAAGTGGTCTTATGCGATATTAAAAGTAACTTCTGTTTCATAAAGCTATTTTTCAGGTGTATCTATATTACAGATACCCATGCCTCGCAGAAAAAAGAAACCCGAGATTATCGACGAGTCTGATATTCAGAAAATAGAAGCTGATTTGCATAAAACAAATATTAAATTAAAAAAGATCAGTCTAACTGAAAAACAGTTAAAGTTATTAAAAATTATCTTTGATAAAGATAGTAAAATAATATTTATTAGTGGTCCAGCAGGAACAAGTAAAACATATATAGCAATATATGGTGCATTACAATTATATAACATGAATAATGATCGCGGCATCACATATGTCCGCACAATTGCAGAAAGTGGCGAAAAGAGTCTTGGCGCATTACCTGGAGAAATGGCGGAAAAAATAAATCCGTACATGATGCCAATGAATGAAAAGCTCGATGAATTATTGATTCCTGGTCAAGCGAGTACATTAAAAGATAAAGAAATTGTTAAAGGTATGCCAATCAACTACTTGCGTGGCGCTAGCTGGAAAAACGAAATTGTAATCGCGGATGAATCCCAAAATTTCACCTTCAAGGAGCTGACTACGTTGATGACTAGGCTTGGTGAAGGTAGCAAATTATTGATTTGCGGCGACCCCATGCAGAGTGATATTAATGGAAAGAGTGGTTTCGCGGAAATGTACGCATTATTTAATGACGAAGATAGTCGTGAACAAGGAGTACATACTTTTTATTTTGGAGCAGAAGATATTAAAAGAAGTGAAATATTAAAATACGTAATACATAAAATACAATCTCATAAAAAATAAATATTTTTATATTTAGAAATATATATAATAATGAAATTTTTGATCGGTAAAAATTATTTTAAAACTTAAAGATTTAGTTATTGTTGATCAAAAAAAGCCTTAGGCGATGTTATTGCATGTAAGTTAATTTTAATTAATTCTTAAAAAAAGGTGTAAAATCTTTTATGGCAACATTTAAAAGCTCAGGATCAATAACTATGAGTGAGGTTCGAACGTTTTTGCGAACAAAAGGGGCTACTGTGCCTGATTATAATGTAAGTTTAGCGTCATTGTTTGCCACTGTAGCAAGTCAAGGTATAACAACTCCTGGCGGAAATACTTCTGCTCCACATGCTATGAGCGAATTTTATGGAATGAATTATTCCACAACTTCACCTGGAACTCCAATCATCACTCTTCTCGGAGAGTCAGAAGTAAACCTTGAGCCTGGTAGCGCCCTACCTCCTCATATTGATGGTATAGGGCCAGACGATATTACTATAGATATGCCATCAAGTTAATAGGTGTCAGAAGCTAAAAGTGAATTTAATTATAGAATCTTGCTTATCAGAACCTCCGAGTGAAATTAGTTGCTTTCGTGATATTACATTATTTGCTCGAACATATATCTTTGATGATATTTTACTAGAATGTCCACCAGGAACGCGCACTGCTTATTGGAATTGGTTAAAGAGTTACGGCGCGCATGATTTCATATCTTACCTCATAAGGAACACCGATACTGAGCAGGGATATACAATAAAAACGGCCAACGATGCAAATATCACCGTTGACCGTATTGATGTCCGAAATTTAAATAATATTATTGTACGCCTGAATTCTCTGAAGTAACTTCAGGGGAATTATTTGCACTTTCTAGTAAATTTTTAAATTCTTCGTCAGATAAACCATCTACCGCTTGCTTGGCTCTGTTGATCGATTGGCTTTGAAGTAACTGAATTAATGTATTTACTGGAACGCCAGATAGTAAATCCACAACTGTTGCATTTTTGAGTAAGTCATTTGCTACAAATGTAATTACCTTTTCGGTATCTTGTTCAGAATGTTCGTTAGTATTTGCTTGTTCGGTTTTTTCTGCTGTTTCTGTTGTCATAATATATTATTGTTGATTAAATTGATTATTATATAATTGTTGATTGTTATTTCTATAAATTTGATTAGTGAATAAATTATGAAATAATACTTGTTGTTGTAGTCTATTGATTTCTTTATTTTGATGCTTTACTAATTCATTCTGATCCCATGCAAACCACATAATAAAAAACAAAGCCAATAATAGGCTCACGATAGTTAAATGATCATTCATTAAGTTATAATAACACATTTTTTATAAAAATAAACTTATAAGTGTATAATAAATATAGTGGCATTAAAATAAAACAAAATGGCAATATCAAAAGATCTTTCTAACATTTCTGCTCCGTTTTTCCCTGGTTGGTCTTGGGAAGTTCTCGAAACATATACAGGCGGCGGGGTGAATATAATTGATGATGGCGACTGCCGTTTTCACTTCCTAGTAGATATACCTAGCGATTTTCCTGGAGAATTTACTGGTGAAGCTGGAGATTTATTGACTCCCGGACTATTCAAACATGGGACCGAGAGGACGATTTCCTATAGATATTATACCAACTGGAGGTATCTAAGCGCATGGCACATCAGAAATGGAGCAAAAGCTAATGAGGGGGGGTTTGACAGGTTTTATAATAATATTTTTAGATGGAAAAATTTTTCGAACTCGAACATTAATGATTTTGATGCATGGGGAGACTATCTGGATGTTAATAGCCTTCCAAATACTACGTTACCTGATGGATATCCTGGTTTCGAGACAGCTGTTGTTTATGAGCAGGGTAATGCTACACTCGGCTTGCCTTATAATATGGGGGCAGACGCTGGCCCTAATAGCGACTTAAATCATAATTATCCTCCATATAAATATCATTGTGATGCTAGCGATTTGACCGATGTTCATGATATTGCAAAATATTTAGATAGACCCAATCCAGAGTCAACTACAACATATACGCAGAATATGTCGACTTCTACTAATATGTTTGTGGACGCTTTTGACCTAGACCAGTCACCGGGCAAACCATCAAGTAATTCAAGTACTTCTGACAAAGAAGCATGGATTCGCTCTAGGTTGCAAATAGGGCAATACGATATAACTTATAAAACATATTGGGGTCTTCCAACTGTAACGTACCAAGGAGAAATTACATGGATTATAAAAAATGTAACACCTCAGCATCTTTACGATCCGACTTTTTTGGGGGTATATCCTGAACCTTCTTTATATGCCTATATACTGACTCCTGCAGAAATAAAGCCAGTAATATTGTATCCTTCCGCAATAAATTATGGTGGCGGCGACATAGAGTATAATCAACCATCTACCTCATTATCTCCAGGAGGCATACAGTTTTGGAGTAATGACGATGAGGTTTTGGCAGGATCAAGCGTTAGTTGGTGTGGTGGCGGTGGCGGTGGCGGCGGTACATCACCTTCTTCCACATATTATTCAGACGCAGGAGCAACTGCAGAAGATGGCCAAGGTAATAATATTACTTCATATATTACTAAAATAGTTCAAAAATATAATACAGGCACTAGCTCTTGGGATACAATCGCGGAAATTAATGATCCTCATGTAAATCCTTGGGATGTTCCTTATATCAGTAGACAAGAAGGGGATAAATATAAAATTATATACAATGTAAAAGATGTAAATAATATTGCAGCGGAGTCAAAAACTCGATTAATTAATATCATTACAACAAGTCTTGACTTACCTGACCCTCCTGACCCTGGGGAGTTCTTGGGTAATGACCCAAACTCTACAGTGAATCAAAGTAACTATGAGTGGTACGATTATGCATCGATTGACAATACAAACTTTTACGGCTATAATACTTCAGTTCCAGCTTTTAGGGGTTCTTGGGTAAGATATAGGCTTGATTCAACAGAGGACGCGACAGACAACTTTGGGGCATATGACGATTACGGTATGAGATATAATGTTGTCTTTCATGAGGAGCCTTTTAGTGACATCTTTGAGCATCTCGGATACGGGCACTCTATTTTTGGTGCCAACAGAAGATATTATACAAAAAAAATAATTGATTTGTGGTTCACGGACGGAGTGTATGCGCCTATGAGCGATGATGTAATAACGGGCGGAAATTACATTCAAGCTGATCATGCATTCCTTAGCCAGAGAATAGGCGATGAATCAGAATATGCTGTATCACTGCCTATCTACAATGAAGATGGCTCTAAAGACACAGATAGGATGGTCTTTGATTCCATTGCATCGTCATACCGCATGTCTTTTGACGGGTTTGATATGGATTTATGGCAGAATGGAACTACGATGCGTCCAGGCTTTAGAAATCCAGTTGCTCCAGATTTCTGGGATCTAAGTGACCTTGGTAGAAATGTTCAATGGTATGTATCAGAAACACTTTCGAGTGACGGTGAATTTTTTGAAGACCCTAATGATCCAAATGGATATGGTATGGTTAACGGAAAAGAATTTGCGGGTATTGAAAATTATGATTTTTTATCTCTTGACGGATATATGTATTATAAAGGTGAGTTAAAGATGACTCTGGAGCAAGCACAGGCAATTAACCCAAATGTCAGTACTTATGGGTGGAATAAAAATAGTCTGACAGGCGAGGACGCTATATGGACAAGAAACGGTTCATCAGAAATTTACCGAACTTTTAGAAGAACCGTCGCTAGGAAACCTTTAAACTCTGACCATACTGTTCAAACTGTGGTAGACGCATTAAAGGAAAGACGTTCTAATAGAACAGTTACTGGCGTTATAGCTCACAACGGGTACCATACATTGCATATAGACGGAGCAATACAAAAGTTTCAATCTGGTGAGTGGTATTATCCAAGCAACAGTCCAATGTTTGGGAAAAATTATTCTAATGTAGATATAAGTTCACCTTGTTTTGCTAATAATCTGCAGGGTTATTACTATGCAAAAGATTTTACAATAGGTTCAACATAAAATAGTAATGGCCACATCAACTTATATAGTCAAGGCTCAATATGGGCGTTTTATTATAGACAATAGTTCTTTTTTAGCTATTTTTATTCCTGCTGGGGGTAGTATAATTTTTGATCAAAGTGACGCAAGTAATGCTGGTCATCCTATTAAAATTTCTACTACAAAAGATGGAACACACGCAAGCGGAAGTGAATATACTACTGGAGTAGTTGTTACTGGCACCGCTGGTTCTGCTGGCGCAAAAGTTCAATTCACTCCAGAAACAGATGGTATTTATTACTACTATTGCGGCAACCATCCTAATATGGGAAGCAGTATAAGTTTTATTAAAACCGTTTTCACTGATTTGGGCGCAACTGCATACGATGCAGATGAAGGGAATTTAACAACTTCAATAAAAAAAGAAGTATATAAAGGCGGTGATTTATTAGCTACAATTACAAGCCCTCACGTTAATCCATGGGAAGTCGCTAATATAAGCTTGCCTCCGACCGCAACAGAAAATGCATCTTATACCATAAAATATAATGTAACTGATGCCTCTGCCGCAGTCGCTCAAGAGTACGTAAGGAATATAAATATTAATATCATTACCACCAACCTCGATTTACCTGATGAGCCTGAGCCTGGGGAATTTGTGGCGGCAAAGAGTAGTACTAGGTGGAGGCTTCAGACAAGGACTTTGGAGGTAGACTCATCCTATGGGGCAGGCACTTTGATGTGGAGAGAAATGTTGATTAAATATGAAGGAGGGTCAGACGAATTGGGAGATTATGGGACCACGCAATCAAGTAACGGTAGATATTATTTTTGGGTTCCAGAATTTGAACAAGGCGAGGGGTGGGGCGGGCAAGATAATGTTAGCGCTTTAAAGGGTCATAGTAATTTATTTTCTAACAGAAGATTTCTGAATAAAAATGGTATGGATTTATTTTTTCCTTTTGGAATATATAAACCCATGAATAATGCTGCGCAAAAAGTTATATACGCGAGCAGAGGGAGTCCTCAATATCTTGACTTAACAAATAGGCATGGAACTAACATTTCTGACTATGTAGATAGTATAATTCCTGTGTATAATTATGATGGGACTAGTGGTACTGATCCAAGTTCTAGCCAATTTTTGACTGTCAGTCAAGTCACCGACCCACCAGCATATGATGACTCCGAATACAGTATGACTTTTGATGGTTTTGATGCAGATTTATGGCAATTTTCAACAACTATGGTTCCTGGTTTTAGATATAAAACTGGATCAAGTGCGCAATACCACCTCCTTGGACAATCTTACGAGTTATGGTACTCAAGGTCTTTTGCTAAAGATGGTGCATATAATGATTCGGGTGAAATACATAATATTCCCTTGGCGGTAGCAGCAGGCTTAGAATTAGAAAATAATCCTCACTTGGAGTTTGATGGCTATATGTATTACAGGGGAAATCAGGCAACAACTAGTGGCAGTGATGCTCCGATCGGCGACGAACTATATGCGGGTAATAGCCATGATAGTACCACCTATAGAAGGTTTACTTATGATATAGCAAGAAAGCCGCTGGGTTCAGACCATACCTTGAAAACTGTAGCGGACGCTCTAAAAGAAAGAAGGTCTAATAGGACCGTCATTAAAAACCCAGCATATTCTAGGACCAGTTCTTACTGGATTGATGGAGCAGTAAAAAAGTTTCAATCTGGTGAGTGGTATTATCCAAGCAACAGTCCAATGTCTGGCACTAATTTTTCTAGTATAACCGCAAGCGCACCTTATTCTGTTGAGGGCAAACAATTTCAAAATAGATACTATTTCGCAAAAGATTTCACAATAGGCTCAACATAAAACCAAGAATAAGTATGGCAAATTTTAGAATAGATCAACTTCAACCTTTAGCTGCTAATAGTTTAGATGCTAGCAGCGATTTCTTAATAGTGCAAAAACCTAATGCGGGCACTTTCAAGATGAGCGCAAATAATTTAGTAAATAATAGTGCTCAAATTGGCATTGCTTTTTTAGAAAGCGCGCAAACAATAAATTCAAATCAAGGTGGGTTCCTTAGTTATGATGTTACAAACGCAGGAGTTCCGAGCTCGGCGAATAGTGTTTTTCTTTCTATTCAGCATAGAGGGGCTGCGCATCCAGAGATGAATTTCAGCTTTTATACCGCAAATCATAATGGCTCAGAGAATGCATCCGCTAAGCATAATTTTATATTCAACGCTAGCACGGCATCGCAATGGACCCATAATTCACTATGGGTGCCTGTCATTAATCAAAATATTTATTACCACATAAGTTCAGACAATACATGGCATGTCTTTCTTCACGCTTATATGTGATGCCTGTCCCCTCTCCAAAACCTAAAGAAAAAAATAGCGAATTTATGAATCGCTGTATGACATATTTATCAGATAAAAAAGAATTTAAAAATGCGAAGCAAAGGGCTGCCGTTTGTTATCAGCAAATTACTCGTAAAAGTAAAAAGTCTTGACTTTATAAATAAAATTTGAGATAATTCCAGTATGAAGTATTGGGTGTTATTTTTAATTAGTGTTAGTTTATTTGCAAATGATTATTCTGCTGTTTTAATTAGTGGTCATTCGAAAAATCGTTGCGATTTAGTTTTCTTGCAGCACGCTAAAGAGCATGAAAATTTTTCAGAAAAAATGTTGGATATGTGGAATCAAGCTTGCGATTATTATCCCTTGTTTAAGAGATACAAGAACTTTTTTAACATACATGCTATTAATAGAAATGATTTAGATATCAATGAATGGTGGAATAGGAGTCATATGCTTAAAGATCATTTTGATAAAGTAGATCAAAACTTTTCAAAAAGAGATCTCGGGCTGCTTGTCAGAAATCTAGATTACATAAAAGGGGCGGCAGTTCAAAGGCAAGGTAAAGAGGGTAGGATTGGATATATTTCTAACGCTAATTTTCAAGTGTTCATTCACGAAATGGCACATATGATTGCTTCATTGTCAGATCTTTATGAAAGTCATCATAGTTATACCGGTTATTATCCTGAAAACATAATTCTTCCAGATGATAATTTAATATTTGAAGGACACGATCACCTAGATCCTAAACCAAAAAAAGGTTTTGATAAATGGAGTCGGTGGTATGGATACGTAGATCCAATTACATCTATAGTAATTGATGGCCCTTACATGCACCACAAAGAGCCATATAAGGATGAAAGAGCTCTACATTATATATCAAACTTTTGGGCTCCCACGTCTCATGCAACAATTATGAAAAACAATGCGGCATATTTTGATGCAGTATCAAGGGAGGAGATGATAATTAGATTATATGATTTCTGTGAACCAATTGATTCTTGCTCCGACAATAATTTGACAATAAATGACAATGACGTACTCGAGGTAAATGTTATTGATGATAATGTTATTGATGTATTATGGTTAGTAAATGATGAACCAGTATCTAATGATAATTACTTAGACATATCTGCTCTAAATTTAAAATCAGACGCAAATATAACGCTTGTTGCTTGGGACTCCACTTTAAACACAGATTATGAGTCAGAAGATAGGGGCGGGTGGGTTAGAAGGGATACCGATAATAGGCTTGTTCAAGAAATTATATATAAATATAAGTTAGGCGACTCTAATAAAAAATGGGACGCTTTGATTCCTATGGCTGTATCAAATTGGAAAAAATCTTTTTGGTTCGGTAATTTTGCAGCATTTTCCAATAACTGGATTTATCATGAAAAATTAAAATGGGCGTATGTATACCAAGCGAATATTGGCATGTGGTTATTTTTGGAAGATCACGGATGGGCTTGGACTGCTAGGGGTATTTATCCCTATATCTATGAATCAATAAACCAAGAGTGGTTATATATTAATTAGGAGTCTTTCGAGACTTAATTCTTTTAATTTCTTCTGGCAAAATCTTGATCACTTTTTCTGGCTGATTGCCCATCATTAATTCTGCAGGAGTGGAACCATTTAGTCTATCATTCTCTGTTTTTAACCACCTAGTAGATTGATAAGAATTTAAATTTTTGCTTAATATTTCAAGTATAGACTTATGTGACATGTATTATATTACACTATTTTTTATAAAATTAAATTACAATGTATTTTATATGTTCTTGATTTGGATATTGTTCCAATAAAATGTGCTCACCTGTTTGAGGTTCGAATATATACCATCCTTGTGTCGTGAATACAATATTTAATGCATGTAAACCTCCTGCGGGTATTCCCCCGAATTCTTTTACTTGATCTACGATAACTAAGCCTACAGCAGGCTCTACTTTGTCGTTGCTTTTATAGCTCGATATCGAAAATAATGATTTGTATAGCATTGCAAAATTATCACAATCATGGCTTTCTCCTTGGTCGATCGGTAGTATTCCGTTTTCAAATTTCAACTTTTCAAACCAATTATTAAATTTTTTATATAAGAAAAAATCAACATATCTATATCTTGAATCTAATCTTAGAAATTGTAAGTCTTTGGGGGTATGTATTTTTACATTATTAAACCCTCTTCCGTATGCAAAATGATATGCAAAATCTCTGTTATCTAAAAAAGAATCTCTTTTTTCTTCTGTAGTTGGAATTGATTTTATTTCCTTTAGGTCTGTTTCAATGCAAGAACTTAATAGCCAAGTAGATAATACAACGCTAGAAAATACCGCAACGCACGATACGCAAAATTTATTTTTCATTGTAATATAATATACACTGAAATACTGGTGTATATAAATACATGGGTCCTATATTGAATACTATTATTGGTGCAGGAATCAAGTTAACATGTAATTTAGTTAATGCTTGGCTTGATCAAAAAAGGCAAGACCAATTGGCATTAGCTGCAAGAGATGAAAAAATGATGCAAGCTCTAATTAATAGTCAAAACGAGAACGCTAAAGACCCTTTCGTTAAAGTAACAAGAAGAATACTATTTATGAGTATTACATTTACAATGTGTTTTTTAATGATATATTATGCTATGAACCCGCATATATCTTACGACCTAATTGTTCCTAAAGGAGAAGGATCTAGATTCGGTTTTTTTGGCTGGATTTTTGGAGCTAAAGATTGGGAGTTGGTAAAAATGACAGGTGGACTTATGCTTGCTTCGTTTATGGATTTATGTTTTATGGTTGTAGGTTTTTATGCAATACCAAGTAAAAGAAGATGAATAAATTATTTACACTATTAACCCTTTTCTGCACAGGGTGCGCGATAAAACAAAATGGTAACCCTCCTCCAGCGAAGGGATTTAAAAATTTAGATAAAAACAAAGATTCTGTAATAAGCTTGCAGGAATATAATGATATAGCAGCGCAAAGTTATGATTATCTAGGTCCAGCTATATGGATTGCTGTATTACTTGGCACTGTCTTCGTAATAGTTGCAACCGTTTCTTTTATATCCAAGAAATGACTTCGGGTTTAGATGTTATTAGTGTTTTAACTGGAGTTGTCTCTGCTGCTACTGCAGTCCTTGGTGTTTGGCTAAAAATAAAATATGACGAAAAAAGAGACAAGCAGCTTAATTATGACCCGCAACTTCATGGTAATGTTATTACGGCTTTGGATTTTGTTATAGATGAAACAGATGCAGATAGGGCATATATATTAGAATTTCATAATGGAGAGCATTATTTTTCTGGAAGAAGTCAACAAAAACTTAGCTGTACTTACGAAGTGGTTAGTGAAGGTATATCTGTTGAGTCTCATAATATTCAGAATATAAGGGTGTCTAATTTTCATGGGTTAGTAAAATCAATATCACAAGGAGAAACTTTTACCTGTAAGGACGTAGATGAATATAAGGACGATATGTCATTTAAAGCTTTTTTGCAGGGTAAGGGAGTAAAAAGCATGTTTGCTCGACCAGTCAAAACTTTAAACGGTAAAATAATCGGAGTTATTATATTAGAATATGTTAAAGAGTCTCGCAGATGGAGTCAAGAAGCTGAGGAATTTTTGAGCAAGCAAACTCGAATTATTAGCGGCTATTTGATATAATTATTTTTTTGATTATAATAATATACTATGGCTTTTTCTTATTGTCCCCATTGTGGGTTTAAAAATATGTACTCCGTGCAGGCGCCTAAATTTTGCGGTGGCTGTGGGGAGAGTTTAAATATATTATCTGCAGCTAAAACAAAAGCTGCTGCGCGTAAAGCCAACTTAACGAAAGTTGATTTGGTTGATGATCCTGATGGGGTTGATATTTATGAGGTTCCTCGTATTTCAAAACTATCATACAGTATCGAAAATGATAGAAATAAATTTAATTTAAAAGATCTAATTCCATTAGAAGCTTTTGAGGAATTTGAAGAAGATAAACCTACAAAAAAACCGAAAAAGCGTGGAAGACCAAGAAAGTCCTAGTTTTACTTACGAAGATAAAGCGGAAGAAATTGATATAGAAATTAAAAAGAGAAGGGGTAAGTGGTTTTTGGACTCCCTTGCCTGGTTCGATTTTGAAGATGTAGAGCAAATTATAAAAGCTCATATTTATAAAAAATGGCATCAATGGGATCAAAGGAGATCTTTGAAGCCTTGGATTAATAAGATTATTACTAATCAAATGAAAAATATTTTGCGTAATAACTATAGTAATTTTGTGAGACCTTGTTTGAATTGCCCGTTTAATCAATCAGGCCCTGCCCAAGATGGCTGCAGTCATTCTTTATGTGGTTTTACAAAAAGTGGGCTTCAAGATTCTTCTTGTCCGCTATACGCAAAATGGGAGCGCACTAAAAAATCTGCTTACGGAATAAAAATGGCTCTAGCTTTGGAAAATCATAGTCACGAGGTTGGACAAATGCAAGACGCAAGTTTTGATATTCAGCAATGTCAGGATAAGTTAAATCAGTATATGCAAAAAGACTTATCAGAAAAACAATTTACAGTATATAAACTACTTTTTATTGAGCATAAAAGCGAAGAAGAGGTGGCTGAAAAAATGGGCTATAAAACATCAGAAAAAGGAAGAAAGGCAGGCTATAAACAAATTAAAAATCTAAAAAAAATATTCAAACAAAAAGCTCAAGAAATACTTGAAAAAGAAGATATTATTCCTGTAAAAAATGTTATGTTATGGAGCTAACTGATTCTCAGAAACAATTAATAATAGAAAACTCAAAAAAGATATCAGATCTTACGGAGTTAACTAGGCTTGCATTCCCTGATTGCGATAAAATTGATGGAAGAAGCAAGCAAGGAAGAGCTGTGAGAGCTTTCTTGGCTCAACAAGAAATTGAATACGAAACAAGACACCCTGAAGCCAAGCCCCCTATAGATTTAACCTTAGAGCAAAAACAATTTATTGATAATTCAATTAACGAAGGAATGACTTGTATGCAAGTCGCTTCAGTTCTGTTTCCTAATATGCGTGTGACTCATACAACAAAAGAATATCTTGCAGTGTTTGAGTATGTCGATGAAAATCAAAATTTGGAAACACCAGCTACAGAGAATGCTATAAACAAAAAATATTCTCCGCCTAAAGCGCCAAGTAAGATAATTAAAAAAATAAATGATTATTGCCAAAAAGAAATTCAAGAAGATAAACTTAGCGTAACAGAAAGAAAAGGTGTTGAATCGTTGGGATCTTTTCTTGGTTCTCCTAGATTTGTTCAGGTTATTAATACATACGATAGCCAAGCAGATAGAGATTTATTTGAGGCTGAATTTGTTCGCGCAACATGGGATAAGCCGGATTTAACTAGCGATGAGATTAATTTATACATTAATGTATGTATGGATTATATACATTTAAAAAATATTCAAAGCGCAATTAATAAACTAAATAGAATGTTCGATGAGGCAGAAGATCAGCAAGATTTAACTGTGAGATTAGCTGAACTTTTAAAAACAAAAAGCGAAGAATACAATCAATGCGAAAAAAGGATGGAATCATTAATTCAAAAGCTTCAAGGAGATAGATCGAAAAGAATATCCAGCCATCAAAGGCAGAACGCAAACATTTTAGCTCTTGTTCAATTATTTCAAGAGGAAGAGGAGAGGAAGGTCATGGTTAAAATTGCACAGTTGCAGAAGAAATCGGCAAAAGAAGAAGCAGATCATTTAGAGTCAATGCCTGACTGGAAGGCTCGTGTTTTAGGTATATCAAAAGAGGATGTCATCTAATACATGTAAGATTTGTGGCGCAGAATTTACTTCCGAGAGAAGTTTACATGCCCATTTGAAAAGTCACAAAATTATGCTTGCTGAATATTATACAAAATATTATCCAAGATATAATTTATTAAATGGTGACCCTTTGCCTTTTAAAAAAAAAGATGAATATTTTTCTAAAGACTTTTCTACTCATAATCAATTATTACAGTGGTGCGAAAGAGAGTCGGATGATATTGTAAAGCCATATATTTTGGGGCTTCTAAAAAAAAGAATTCTGGAAAAAAAATTAACAATTGCACCTTCGTCCTTAGAGTTAAAATTACACGAATTGCCAACTATAGAAATTTATAAAAAACATTTTGGATCATATACGGCTGCATGCAAAGAGGCGGGAGTTAAACCTATGTATGGTTCTCCTCTGCCTGATATATGGAAAAATAAAATTGACAACATAGAAATATTTATTGATACGCGTGAACAACAGCCTCTGGTATTCCCTAGGTCACAGTCCCTAAAGTTAGAGTTTGGCGATTATGCTGTAGGGCAAGATCATTATGATTATACTTATGTAGACCGTAAAGGCGAGCAAGATTTTAAGTCAACATTAAGCAAAAATAATTTAGAAAGATTTAAGCAAGAACTACAAAGAACAAAAGAATTTGATAGTTATTTATTTATTGTCACAGAAAGCCCTGTTTCCCAGATAGAAAAAAATAATAGGCGAAGTGCACATAAATCAAATTTAAAATATATATATCATAACATGAGGGTTCTTAATCATGAATTCGCAGGATATTGTCAGTTTATATTTACTAAAAACAGAGAGCATAGCCAGAAAATTATTCCTAAGCTATTGGTGTTAGGGAGAAAACTTTGGAATGTAGATTTGCAGTATTACATAGATAAGGATATTGTATAATGGCTTGGGAAACGGGAAAACAGTTATCTAGAAAAAGCGAAGAGGACTTTAATGAAAAGTTGCTGAAGATTGAAGGTTTTTTAGAAGAGAAGGAAGCTAAGCTTTTACTTTATCAATTTCTAAGGGAAAATATTACATTTACTGCAGATTTAGTTAGCGGAGTCAAGCTCTTCCCTTTTCAGCATATGGCAATCAAAGCTATGTTTGAAACTGATTATTTTATGGGTGTATGGTCTCGAGGAATGAGTAAATCATTTACTACTGCAATATATGCTTATCTCGACGCAATATTAAATCAAGGTGTTGAGATTGGTATACTCTCTAAATCTTTTCGTCAAGCAAAAATGATTTTTAAGAAAATCGAAGATATTGCATCGAAGCCTGGCGCTACATATTTATCTCAATGCATAACTCATAAATCAAAAAGTAATGATGAATGGTTGCTTGAAATTGGTTCTAGTCGCATACGAGCTTTGCCACTTGGTGATGGTGAAAAGCTGCGGGGCTTTCGTTTTCACAGAATCATTATCGACGAGTTTGCTCTTATGCCTGAAAGAATTTATAATGAGGTTATTATACCTTTCCTTAGTGTTGTTGAAAATCCAACACAAAGAGAAGAGTTGTATAATTTAGAGACAGATTTGATAGATAAAGGAGAAATGACTGAAGATGAGAGACATATTTGGCCGAATAATAAATTGATCGCATTATCTTCTGCAAGCTATAAGTTTGAATATATGTATAAAGCATACGAACAATTTGAAGAGCTTATTATGAAGGGAGGGGACAAGCATTCTGATGCGCATAGGATCATTATGCAATTCAGTTATGATTGCGCTCCAAAACAGCTATATGATAAAAATTTGATAGAGCAAGCAAAGTCTACAATGAGTCAAAGTCAATTCGATAGAGAGTTTGGGTCTATATTTACGGATGACAGTAGCGGATACTTTAAAACTTCTAAAATGGCGGCATGCACTTTGCAGGATGGAGAAAGGCCGAATATTGAAGTGTGCGGAGAAGTCGGAGAAAAGTATATATTAGCATTCGATCCTAGTTGGGCTGAAAGCGAAAGCAGCGATGATTTCGCTATGATGGTGTTAAAATTAAATGACGATAAAAAAATTGGAACTGTAGTCCATAGTTATGCATTATCTGGAACAAACTTAAAGCAGCATATATTTTATTTTCATTATTTACTAACTCATTTTAATATTGTATCTATTGTCGGAGATTATAATGGAGGGGTTCAGTTTATTAATGCTTGTAATGAAAGTAGTTTATTTAAAAAGAATAAAATTAATATTGGATGCTTGAATACTAATTTTGATGATATTGAACACTATCAACAAAAGCTTCTAGAAGGTAAAAGAGAATACAATCTTGAAACAAGGCACATTTGTTATTTAAGAAAACCAACAAGCCAATGGATAAGACTAGCTAACGAGTTACTTCAAGCTAATTTTGATCATAGAAGGATCTATTTTGCATCGCGCGCAATTGACGATTCATATAACGAACAAAGAAAAAAGAAAATACCAATACAAGACTTAAAATTTTTAAGAACCTCTCAGAGTTTAGAAAGGCAAACTAACGCTGCAAAAATGATTGATTTTGTAGAGCATCAATTTGATATGATTAATTTAATTAAAGCTCAGTGCGCTTTAATTCAGATAACTACTTCAGCAGGCGGAACTCAAACATTCGATTTGCCTCCAAATTTAAAAAGGCAAACTGGTCCAGAAAAAGCGAGAAAAGATTCTTATTCTGCGTTAGTCCTTGGAAACTGGATGATTAAGTTATATTATGATATGATGAATGTTAAAGTGGAAAATGTAAACTACACCTTTACTCCCATGTTTATAAACTGAGTGTAACACATTGCAAATGTCATTACCATATAAATATAAAACAACATTCGATAATATCGTTCTTGCTTCAAGTGAGGTTGGGGAATCTGATATTAGCACAGCGTCATTAGAGTCATTAAGGCCGCTTATTCCAAAAAATATTGATCTAGAAAAAAACATAGATCTACTAGCGGTTGCTTTTAACGCTGCTGTTGTAAACAAATTTAATAAAAATGGAGACGGAATTGATAGTGAAACTGCTGTAGCAGTTAAAGAATACTTTGTCCATAAGCCGACTAATATAGAGCATGATAGAGATAAAATTGTGGGCCATATTGTTTCTGCAGGATTCTCAAAATATGGTAATTCGTCTGAGCTTATGGATGATGATTCTGCTCTTATTGAAGATCAGGCTTACAATATCGCTCTCGCAGCTGTTATTTATAGAACTGCAAGTAAAGAGTTTGCTGAGTTGGTCGAAAACTCAACTAGTGCTGACAGTGATTATTACCAAACAGTATCTGCAAGTTGGGAGGTCGGTTTTAATGATTATGTTATTTCTGTGGGGGGAGATGATCTCTATGAATCATCAATTATTTCTGATCCAGAAGAAATCAAAGCATACTCTCCATATTTAAAATCTTTAGGAGGAAAAGGAACGCTAAAAGATGGAAGAAAAGTGAATAGATTAATAGTTGGAGATATTTATCCTCTAGGCATCGGCTTTACTTCAAATCCTGCAGCTGACGTAAAAGGTTTAATTGCTGAACAAAATAATAGACAAGAAGAAAAGTCAAGCAGAAACGAACCAATTGATAAGATTATTATTAAAAGCAAAAAAACTTCCCATTCTTCTGAAGAAAATGTACTAAACAAAGAACCACATAATACTATTATGGATAAAGATCAAATAATTAATGAATTCCGAGCAGCTTTAGATGAAAAGCTTGGCAGCCAAGATTTCTCTGAAGAAAGCGTCGCTAGCATTTCCAAAGTGTTTATCGAAGCTATCCGAGAGAAAGGCGAGCAATACGTCGCCGATCTTGAAAAAGCTAAAGCTGAAAAAGAAGAGGCTGTTCAGGCTCAAAATTCTCTTCAAGAAAAAATGACTGAAGTAGAAGAACAGCTTAACGCGACAAAAGAAAAACTTTCCGCTCTTGAAGAAGAAAACTCTGCTAGAGAGGCAGAAGTAAGATTCAATGCAAGAATGGAAGCTCTCAACGAAGTTTACGAACTTGACGAAGAGGATTCTAAGATCGTTGCATCTGAACTTTCAACACTTGATTCAACAGATGATAGCTTTGCAGCTTATCAAGAAAAATTAGCTAAAATTTGGAAGCATAAAAACAAAGAAGTTATAGCTGCTGAACAAAAAGCTTTTGAAGATAGAGTGGCTCAGGAAGTTCAAAAAAGACTTACTGAAACTCAAGCTAACACAGAAGAAGCTTCCCAAGAAGTTGTTGAGGTATCTGAGGCATCAAGCTCTGAAGAAACTGATGAAGCCGATGAGGTTTCTGAAGCTTTAGAAAATCTTGAAGTCGAAGAAGCGGCTGTTATTAATAATAACGAAGGTTCATCCGAAGGAGATTCTCTTAGAGATCGTTTCGCGAAAACTTTCAAACAATCAGTAAAAATTTCATACTAAAAAAGAAAGAAAAAAATTATGGCAAAAAGAATACTACCATACCGAGACTACAGTGAGCACGACGTTGTTAATCTGTTCGCGCTTGAAATTGGCAGCGGAGACGATTTATCTACATTCGTTTCTAATGGCAGTGGAAAGTTCGACGCAGGAGTCGTTGTTTCTGTAAGCGCGGGAGACCTACCTGGTGAGGTTTCCGAATTGCGTGCTGCAAGCTCAGATAAACTTCGTGAATATCTGGGTGCTAGTTTTAGCGGTGCGCATATTGGATTCAACGGATACCCCGCTAACGGTATGACCGTTGCTCCTGCTGCTGCTGGCAGTCGTGGACTTGGAATCACGCTTCGTGAGACCTTGGCTTTCGACGAGAATGGAGAAAAATTACTCTATTATAAACAAAAACTTGATGAAGCTCAAGGAGTGCTTCCTGGTCAAACAGTTCCTGTTTTGACTCGCGGATTAGTTCTTCTTACTGGTAGCGCAATCAACGGAACTCCATCTGTTGGAGATGATCTTGAGGTTAAAGCTGGTGGATTGTTAGGAACGCAAAGTTCTGGAGTAACAGTCGGTTCTGTAATCGCTATTGGAGAAGAAAGCGATGATAATACAGCTAAGAAATATCTCTGCAGAGTCAGCTTCTAAGAAAGGAATTAAAAAATAATGAAAATTACTTTAGAAAGAACACCCGAGCAAGTCGAGCTTATTAAAGCTATGGCTTCGAAAAATAGAGATGTTGCTTATGAAGCTCAAACTGCTTTGGCCGAATTTATTGGTCCAGTTTTGGCAGAAGTTGTTAATGCAGCTCCTACAGTAAGTAATATGTTTAATTCTCTTCAGTTTAATTCTGATGAGAGCCCAAGCATTCCCTTGGATCTCTATCACGACATCACTGATGAAGATTACATTCAGGTTTGGAGTCAATCTGTTCCTGGAGGTCTTCCAACTAACCAAGTCGCTCCTTCACAAAGCGAGCTTAAGTTCACAACTTATACTCTCGACAGTGCATTGAGCTTCGATAAGCGCTACGCTTCTCGTTCAAGACTTGACGTTGTAAGTAAAACATTTACCCGCATGGCGCAAGAAATCCTTCTTAAGCAAGAAAAGACTTCTGCGACCATGATTATGACCGCATTGGCTAACGCTACAACAAACACTGAAAAGCATGTTATTCGTTCTGCTCAAGCAAACCGTTTCTTACTTTCTGATCTTAATAAATTATTTACTAAGGCAAAAAGAATTAACGCAGCTTGGACTGGCGGAACTCCTGCTGAACGCCGCGGACGCGGAATCACAGATCTTCTTGTTTCTCCTGAAATCGTAGAAGAAATTCGTGGCTTGGCTTACAATCCGATCAACACTAAAGGTCCTGACGGAGAAGAACCAACCGCATCGGGTCCTGGTATTGCTGGTACAGACACTATGCGTGATGCTATCTTCAATAGCGCTGGAATTCCTGAATTCTATGGCGTATCTATCCAAGAGTATAATGAAATGGGTGATGGTCAAAAATGGAATACTGTTTTCGATACAGCTGCTGGAGAGACAAAGTTTGATGCGCATTATGTAACTGGCGGAGAAGCAGCTGTATTTAACGGTACTAGCGAACAAATCCTTGTTGGAGTTGATCTTAGCCGTGAATCTATGATTCGTGCAGTGGCAACTGATTCCGAGTCTGGAGACGAGTTCTCTCTCGTTGCAGATGACCAATTCGTAACACGTCAATCAAAAATTGGTTATTATGGTTCTCTTGAAGAGGGTCGTATGATCATCGACGATCGCGTGTTGATGGGTCTTATCGTTTAATTCTAAACGAATTAACGTTTTATAAAAGGTCCACCTCAGGCAACTGGGGTGGATTTTTTATTTAAATTCTTTATAATAATGTGTATAAATATATCAAGGTAAAAGGTTATTACTATGGCAAATAAAAAACAATCGAGTAAATCTAAATCTTCCAAGAAAAAATTAGCAGATTTAGAACAAACAAATGGCAAGGTATATGAAGATCAAGTAGCTCGCGCAAGAGAGCTTGAAGATCTTCTTGGAATACCTAAGATTAACCCTTTCAAAACTAATGACAAAAAAGTCTTTCAAGAAATGCTTCAAGATATGAATTTAACAGATCTACAGGCCTTTGCAGTAAAAGTGGGCGTTTTTCCTTCTGGAAACAAAACCGTACTAAAAAACAAAATTAAACGAGCATTTGATTCAAGTTTGCATGGAAAGGGTAGCGTTCAAATCATGGGGGATCCTATGAAGCTAGATCCGAAGAACCCAAAACATAAAGAAGTTATTGACTATTTAAATAATTAAAATGGCACACGATTTATTTCCAGATACAAATTTAGGAAAGCTTGCGGTAGATATATATGATCAAGAGATTGGTTTTCAGGAACATGGAGAATCTAGAAATAAAGAGATTGGTTTAATATCTGGTTGGCTTGAGGGTCATCTTGGCGAACTAAATAATTTAATTTTTACTTCTTTTAGTGGGCAAAATCCAGAAGCTTTTAATTTAGAAGAACAAGGAATACTTAGAGAAATGTATCTCTCTGAGTACAACCGAAAAGCTCATAGACGTGTTTTAAGAGGTATTGATGGTAGTGATGGCAGTCCAGACTTTAGAATGATAAAAGAAGGAGATTCTGTCATTCAAAGATCAGATAAAAATGCTACAGCAAAAAATTACCAACAGGCCTATAATGCTTCTAGGGAAAGAGTTAAAGAATTAGTTGCTGCATATAATATATATGGAGCTAAACCAAATCAAGTTGTAGGAAAGGATTCTCCCGTGACAGGTAGATATCCAGGTGTTGACGGATATTATTCATAATCTAGTGTAAATAAATAAATTATGAGCGAATCAAATGCAGAAATAAATTACAATAATAAAATTATTAAATCCGAACTATACCATCTCTGGAAGAAGTCTAGAATAATGTACGATATGATTAAGGATGATCGTGATTTACAGGACTGGCAAAAAAAGAATATCCAGCAAGCAAGAGACTTATTAGATAAAGCTTTAATGTATAGCGAATATGATAATATGTTTCCCGAAAGAAAAGATGAAGAAATTGATGAACCTGCCAAAAATAATTTCTTATCGAATGAGGATAAAAGATATCCTACTCCAGCTGCGCAAGAAAGTGGGGATCAATTTGTTACAAGATGCATATTGGACGCAAATATGAAGAGAAGATATCCAGTGCAAGGAGATAGATTTTCTGCATGTATGACATTGTTTAATGAAAATAAAAATAATGTAAGCGAGGACTTGCATAATAATCCTGGGGAAAAATTTGAAGATCCTATGGAAACTAAAGATCCTGATTTAAAGGATCCTGTCAAGCCTATACTTCCTTGATTTTAAAAGATACTTTCTCTTTTAGATAGGAGAATTTAATTTGTTGATTATCGTCTAATTCTTTAGAAAGAAGGAGTTTTGATAATTCATTTTCTAAATTCTTTTGAATAAGTCGTTTTACAGGTCTTGCACCCATTTTCTGTTTAACAGCTTCAGCGGCAATATAATTTACAAAAGAAGGCGTTGCTCTAATAGATATTTTTCTATCTTTTAGCTTTTCTGATACATTATTTATTTCTAATTTAACTATTTTCTTTAATTGATCTACATTAAAATCCTGAAACAATATTATCTCATTTAATCTATTTAGAAATTCAGGCTTAAAGAATACTTTTAATTCTGCTATAAGCTTTTGCTTGATTTGGTCTCCTGACTCTAGTTGATTGAAGCCTATCATTGGTTTGGATACTTTTTCACTACCTATATTGCCTGTTAATATAACAATGCAATTATTAAAATTAACTTTACGCCCTGAATTATCTGTGACAAAACCTTCTTCGAGAATTTGTAGTAATATATTTAATACATCGGGGTGAGCTTTTTCGACTTCGTCAAAAAGAATAACGCTGTAAGGGTTTCTTCGAACTTTTTCTGTAAGCTCCCCGCCCTCTTCGTAACCTACATATCCCGGCGATGCACCAATTAATCTACTGGCAGATATCTTCTCTGAAAACTCACTCATGTCTAGCTGGATGAGTTTGTCTTGTCCACCATAAATAAATTCTGCAATGCATTTTGCTGTGTATGTTTTTCCTGTTCCGCTTGCGCCGACAAGCAAAAAACTACCTACAGGTTTTCTTGGGTCTCTCAACCCGGATTTTGACCTTAAAATACACTCTGAAATTTCTTCTAGAGCTTTTGTTTGACCAATTATTCTTTTCTTTAAAGAATTAAATAATCCTAACATTTTTTCAGAATCTTTTTGAGACATATCCTCAACAGGAACCCCTGTTCTTGAGGACACTACTTCAAAAATATCTTTATCTGTAACTTCGATTCTTGTTTTAATTGTTTTTTTTGCCCATTTTTCAATAACGCTATCATATTCTTCTAAAAGATCTATTTGTTTTTCTCCGTTTTTTATGCTTTTAGAACTTAATAAATTATTCCTAGACTCATCAACAGCAATCTCTTCTAGCTCTTTTTCAATTTCTTTGGCTCTTTTGGGTCTAGTAATATTTTTAATTTTTACTTTAGATCCAGCTTGGTCCATGATATCTAAAGCTTTATCTGGAAACTGCTTTTCTAATAGATATCTTGCGCTTAAATCTACAATCAATTTAAGAACTTCTTTAGAATAATGTATAGAATGAAAGCTTTCGTATTTCTTTTTTACTCCTGAAATTATTTCAAGAGTTTCTTCCTTAGAGGGCTCTTTCACCTTAATGGATTGAAACCTTCTGTCTAAAGCGCCATCTTTTAGTATTGTTTTTTTGTATTCATTTTGAGTAGTTGCCCCAATGCATTTTATTTCTCCTCTGGCAAGAAGTGGTTTTAATAAATTAGCTGCATCCATACCGCCTTCTGCATTTCCAGCTCCAACGAGAGTATGTATTTCGTCTATAAATAAAATAATATTTGGATCTTTTTTCGCTTCATCAATTATACCTTTTAACCTTTCTTCGAACTGACCTCTATATTTTGTGCCAGCTATGAGTGATCCTAGATCTAAAGAGTATATTATTTTTCCTAAAAGAAAATCTGGAGATTCACTTTTGACTATTTTTTGAGCTAAACCTTCTACGATAGCAGTTTTTCCTACTCCAGGTTCCCCAAGAAGCACTGGATTATTTTTAGTTCTTCTACAAAGAATTTCGCAAGCCATATCGATCTCTTCTTGTTTTCCTATAATATTATCAAATTTACCTTTTAATGCTAAAACATTAAAATTAACCGCATGCTTATCAAGCAAGTTTGATGATTCTTTTGTTTTTGCAGTAGATTTTTGAGGTGGAGATTGAGAAGCTTTTTGATTGTGAACGTATGCATGATCTTTTGATAAATGCAAATATTCTCTGACTTCTGTAATAATGTCTTCCGCGGAAACATTAAACAAAGAAAAGTAAAAGGGGATGTTTGAGTTTTCATATTTTAATAAAGCAAGTAATATATGCTCTATTCCTACGTATTCGTGCTCAAGTTTCTCACTAATTGATGCTGAAACCTTTAATACTAAATGAAAATGTTCATCATATTCTGGCTGAGTCTCTAAATCATCTACTGAGGGCATTTGCACAAAATTTTCTTCTAGTTGAGATTTAATTTGAATACGATCTATATTTAGCAGAAATAATATTTCACTCAGAATCCCTGCATTTAATTGAATCATTCCATAAAAAAGATGCTCTAAGGAAACTTCCTTGTGGTAATATGATTCTGCAGTAGATTTAGCTTTATTTATAGCTTGCTGCGCCCGAGGAGTAAAGTTGGGTTTTGGTATCATTTTCATGTTATTACACTCTAAACTATTTAACTTCAGACATTTTCATATATATCTTTTCGTCCATTATACTCAATGAATCTAGAAAAACAATATCTTCACCTTTTCTTCCGTATGCCACTATTATACTCTTTTTTGATGGAGTTTTATTCTTTGAATCAAAATATCTATCATAGTAATTACCTCTGCGGGAGTTTAAAAGCATAGCGTCATATTTACCATGTTCATCTGTAATTGATAATTTCATATATTTATTTCCATTTCTAGATGTTCTTTTAATGCAGTCTTCAACAACTCCAATAAATTTACCTTTATCATCTGAATTCATGAGGTTTAAGTCTCTTGAGTCTTTTAACGACTCATAAGAGTCCATAAAACATGATTTTAATGAAGAGCTATGGCTATATCCTAGAAGCTCTGTTTCAAAATACCAATTAGCAAATCCTTGATACATTTTATTTTTATCGTAAATCTCTTTATATAAATCGTATTTTTTCTTAAATGTTTTGAATCTAGATTCTTTCATTAAAGGTTTACCATCGTCTCCTACTAGATCTCCTTTTTTAGCGTCTGCTATACAGTTTAGAAGTTTATATTCATACTTTTCTCCAAGAGCGATAAAGTTCCGCTTTTCTCTATCTGTTAATAAATTAAATGCTTGGGCCTCTAAAACCATCAACGACCTGTTTTTACCTTTACTCTCTAAGGCTCCAGCTTGAATTAATGCGCTCAATATACCAATATTTAATCCAGCTTGCTTTGCCGCGAGAAAAATATCATATTTCGTTGGGGTTTCGCTTGAGCGAAAGTTTTTGAGGGAATGTAAAGACTTTTCGCTTACCCCTTTGATGCTATTTAATCCAAATCGTATATCTTTACCTTCAATTGAAAAATCCATACCAGATTTAGCTAAGTCTGGAGAAAGTAATTTTATTCCAAAATGAGAAAGCTCTTGACAAACTTTAGCTATTTCCTCTTGTGGAGATGGCTCGTATTTAGTCATCTTGAGAAGAGATATAAAGAATTGCTGTGGATAATTAAATTTTAAATAAGCTGTCCATGCGGATAAAGTTGCATAGGCTAGAGAGTGGGATTTATTAAAAGAGTAATTAGCGCTATCTTCTGCTACGCTCCACAAGATGTGCGATATCTCTCTAGGTAAATCATTTTCCTCTACTTTGTCTTCAATCTTCTTTTTCCAAGCTGGCATTTGTTCTACTTTTTTCTTACCGACAATTCTTCTTAATTGTTCCGCTTCATCAAGAGTAAATCCAACTTTAACTGCCATTTGCATCAATTGCTCTTGGTAAAGTGGGATTCCTCCTGTATAATCCAAAACATCACTAAAGAACTCGTGAATAACCTGCGCTTCTTCTGTTTCAGAATATGTAGCATAATTATCTAAAAATTCTAGAGCTCCAGGCCTACCAATCGCTACAACCGCACTAAGTTGCTCTAGGTCCCTTGGTTTAATCTTTTTGCAAACCCTATAGTTTGTATCGGATTCAAGCTGAAAAAGCCCGTGAGGCGTTCTGAGTGTCTGCAATGGCTTATATACATCTGAATCATTTAGATCTACAGTAGAAATGTCTATGTCTAGATTTTTGCAGACATCATAAATAACGCTCAAGGTTCTTAATCCTAAAATATCGAACTTAACCATTAATTCTGCAACCCAATTCATATCGTATCCTGTAACCAAAGCTCCGTCATTTGATTTTTGAATTGGACAAATATCTGTGATTTTTTGAAAAGAAATTGCAATACCGCTAGGATGAACTCCCGTATTTTTGTTTAAACCTTCTAATTTAAGAGCGATCTCAAATACTTCTGGATTGGCTGCTGCCCAATCTGCGAATTTTTCACTTTCTTCTATTGCAGAAGAAATTGGCATAACAACTCCAAACTTTTTGGGGATAGTGTCACTAACTTCATTGACCTCTTGCTCAGAAAATTCTCCAACAATTTTTCCACACTCTTTCACGCAAAGCTTTCCACTTAAGGTATTTAGCGTTAATATTTTAGCTGTACGAGCGGGATGTTTTTTTTCAATATATTCTATAACTTCAGCTCTTCTTTCATAAGCTATGTCGTTATCTACATCAGCTAAAAGACTTCCATCTAAATAGATTTCTCCATCTTTTTCTATTTTTCTTGCCCTACTTTTTGAAACAAAACGCTCAAAGAAAAGGCTGTACTTGACCGGATCTACATTTGTAACCCCAATTAGATACAAAACCAAAGAGCCTGCAGCAGACCCTCTTCCTGGACCTGTCGGTATATCATTTTCGTGACAATAGTTTATTATGTCCCAGTTTAATAAAATATAATCTATAAATCCTAATTCATCTAATATCTTTAATTCAGATTTTGCTCTTTCAAAATATTCTTTTTTATTTTTTAGCTTATCTATTCCTCTGTCATATACTCCTTTGTGACATAATTTGCGTAGAAAGTCTAGGTTAGAAATGTCTTCTGATGCTTCGAGCATTTCATAGTATTTCTTTTCAATTTTAATTTCTGGTAATTTTACGCCAGGAGGCGCACAGTCTTGGTAGTCTGTAAATTGTTCTGTAAAACTCATTATACTTCTATCTCCCATATCATTTTTTTGAATACTTCGTAGTTAACTCTAATGTCATATAATGCATCATGCAATTTTTTCTCATCAAAGTCAACATCAAAATCTTTGCAGCACTGCTTGAGGTTACAACTTAAACCTCTTTCAATCAAATGGTTAAGTCGATATTGCCATGCTAAAAAATTATCATCTTTATCCAGCCTTATTCTCTTTTTAAGAGCTTTTGCAAGACATAAGGTGTCCACTAAATGCTCTGTATAGCTAAAGTCGGTTTCTGAGTTTTCATCAATAAGTTTGCGATGAACATTATGCATGTAAACATCAAATCCTAGTAAGTTGTGGCCGACTTTAAGATAGGAGTCGTCATACAAATATTTCTCGAAGTGGTCTAAGGCAGCTTTGGGGCATGTGGCCTTTTTCTTATATTTTGCCTCAGTAAAGCCAGTGATCTTTGCTGCGTCAGGTGATACATTTAATTCATCCCATTTGAGCCAGTAATCTTTTTGCTCTACAATTTTATTATTTTCTATTACAAGAAATGCTAATTGCCATGGTTTATTATTTGATACAAGATTTAAATTACATGTTTCATAATCAAACAGTAAATACTTTTTATTCTTTTGAAATCTAAGCAGTGATTCTTTCATTTTTTTCCTTCCAACTTTCGAAGCAAAATTCATTGCTACCAAAGTGGTCTAAGTTTGGTTTTGATAATGTTTTATTGCCGAAAGTACGGCCTGTAATGCACTTGTAGGTTTGTAGCGCCTGCACATCTTTTTTCTTATTATAATAAATACTCTTCGTTTGTTGTAATGTCAGATTATTTTTATTTGCATATTCTTCAACCTTACTTGCTACGAAGTTGTCAAAAGGTAATGAATTATTTTCTATAAAAAGCGTTGGCTTGCAAAAATCAAAATTTGGGGTGCAATTGCAAAATTTAATTAAATTATTAAATATAAAGGAATCATAAAACGGAATTGCCATTAATAGATCTTTATTGTTCCAGAATCTTTTAAGTGTTTTTCTGTCTACGCAGTTATAGTTTTCTGTATAAGCTGCGCTAGAAATATTATTTAATAATTTACATCCTTTTGAGTTTTTTGCGAAAATAATAATTTTGTGAGAGCATTGTTGATTTTCTTCTTTGGGGTTAACTTTCGCATCTTCCTTCATATCAATCCTTAATCCAAAAATTAATTTCAATCCAAGATTATCCGCTTGCTTTTTGGCTTGCAGGAATCCTGTTAAAGAATCTTCTACAAGAACTACTTCTTTTAAATTATTTTCTTTGGCAATTGTAAAAACACTATCTGACTTCCCTTCTTTATGTGTAATTGGATCTTCAAGCGTTAATATACTTTTGCCAATAGAAAAGTGGCTTTTGAATAATGGTATCATGCTATCTATTCTATAATAAATACAGTTCAATGTCAAGAAAGAAAAGTTGTTAACAGCTGTATATTCCTATTGACAATTACCCCCTCAAATGTTAATATTTTAAACACAATATGGATATAAAAGTAAAAAAACGAAACGGACGTCTTCAAGACTTTAATGTCGAGAAAATTAATGCCAATGTTGAACGCGCATGTGATGATATCGCTGATGTGTCAGTAAGTGAAATCGTGTTAGATGCTCAGCTTCAACTATATGACAAAATAACGACTAAGGAGATTGACACAGCTCTTATATTAAGTGCTCGAGAAAAAATAGAAAAGGAGCCTAACTATAGTTATGCTGCAGCTAGACTGTTATTGAATACAGTTTATAAAGAAGTTTTTAAAGAAGGTGTTGATAGCGACGCATTTGAACTTCAATACAGAAAGAGCTTTATTCAAGGAATAAAAAAGCTTGTCAAAAGCGGTAAGCTTAATAGTAGAATGTTGGAGTATGATTTAGGGAAGCTTTCTGAGGCTATTCGTATTCGTAGAGATAACTCTTTTAAATACTTAGGTATACAAATTTTAACAGATAGATATTTTATCAGAGAAGATGGTAAAATTATGGAGGCTCCTCAATCTTTTTGGATGAGGGTAGCTATGGGCCTAGCCTTAAACGAAGAAGATAAAGAGGATTGGGCTATTAAATATTATGATATGTTTAGTCAATTCTTGTATACTTCTTCTACTCCAACTCTTTTTAATAGTGGAACAGTGAGATCTCAGTTGAGTTCTTGTTATTTAAATACTTTTGATGATAGTATTGATGGTATTTTTGACGGAGCTTGGCAGGAAGCGCGTAAAAGTAAATACGCTGGAGGTCTAGGTCTTGACGTAACCCCTTTTAGATCAACAGGTTCGCACATTAAGGGCACTAATGGGATTTCTAGCGGACTTGTTCCTTGGCTTAAAATTTATAACGACCTTCTTGTGGCAGTAAATCAAGGAGGTAAAAGACCTGGGGCTGGATGCGCTTACTTAGAGCCTTGGCATTTGGATTTTGAGGACTTTTTAAATTTAAGAAGAAACACTGGAGATGACCGATTAAGGTGTCATGATATGAATACCGCTTCTTGGATTCCTGATGAATTTATGAGAAGAGTTCAAAACGAAGATGCTTGGTACTTTTTTGATCCAAAAGAATCGGGCTTGCATGATTTGTTTGGCGAAGAATTTGATAAAAAGTATAATGAACTATGTAATCAAGCAGAAGACGGTCTGATTAAAAATTACAGAGTAACTCCAGCTAAGGAGTTATGGAAAAAAATGCTAAAGGTCTTATTTGAAACCTCTCATCCATGGAATACATTCAAAGATCCATGTAATATTAGATATACAAATCAACATGAAGGGGTTGTTCACAGTAGTAATCTTTGTACAGAAATAACCTTGCACACTAAAGCTTCTCAATACGAAAAAGGCGAAAAAACCAGTATTGGAGAAACTGCGGTCTGTAATCTTGGTTCAGTAAATCTTTTAAATCATTTAAATGATGATAACACCTTAGATTATGATAAATTAAAAAATACTATTCACACTGCGATTAGAGCATTAGATAGTGTTGTCGATCTTAATTTTTATCCAACTAAAGAAGCAGAAGCTAGTAATTTGAAGCATCGTCCTATTGGTTTAGGCATGATGGCTCTTCATGATATTTGTCACAGAATGAATATTAATATTGACAGTGATGAAGCTGTAGAGTTTAATGATAAATTATTTGAATTTTATTCTTATCATGCAATATATGCTAGTTCATTGTTAGCAAAAGAAAAAGGTAAATACGATACATTTGAGGGGTCTCTCTGGAGCAGAAATATTCTACCTATTGACTCTAATAATAGATTGATGAACTATCGCACAAAATCTAAAGAATCTGAAAGAGGCGAGGGAGAGAGCATGAAAGATGAATGGTTAGAGTTAAGGGCTCATATTTCTAAGTTTGGAATGAGAAATAGTAATGTAATGGCAATAGCTCCGACTGCAACTATAGGTTATATAAATGGAGTAGAGCAAAGTATTGAACCTAACTTTTCCGTATTGTTTGTATACGAAAACAAAAGCGGAAATTTCTTTATTACGAATGAGCACTTTATTAATGATATGAAAAATGCTGGGTTATGGAATAGCAAAATAGCCAAGCTTGTGAAAAGCGTCGACGGAGACCTGTCTTTGCTCAATGGAGATATTCCGCCTGAATTAAAAAAGAAGTATAAAACAGCATTTGATCGAGATATGTTTAAGTTGATTGAATGTAATGCAGCTCGCCAAAAATGGATAGATCAAGCAGTAAGTTTTAATCTTTATAATAAATCAACTTCTTTAAAGTATTTAAATGATGTTTATATGTCTTGTTGGGAGGCTGGGTTAAAAACAACTTATTATCTTCGTAATCGCGCTGCATCCAAAGTAGAGAAAGCTCATAATGATGAAAGTAAAAAACAAGGGCCTTCCGCTTGTAGTATAGAGGCAATGAAAAACGGGGGTGAATGTGAAAGCTGTCAGTAATGAACAGACACAAGCATCTAAAGGCTTTCAAAGAAGCGATTCTTCGTTGTAAATTAATTAGAAAAGACTTAAGGAAGATAAATTCTAATATAGATTCAGTAAATTACCGCAAGCAAAGAGATTTCGCTGAAACAGCCTATTTGCAAACACTAGAAGAAATTATCGATCAGGGGAAAAAATATTTAAGCTTAAATGCAGAAGCTGATGAATCGATAAGAGTTGCAATTGATATAGAAAAATATCAAAATCTTTTGGATAAATTAATATAAACTTAATCTTGACTTTGATCGTTATTTATTATACAATAAAACTATGAATGATAAAACAGGAGAATTACTAACAGAAAATATAGCGGGGGTAAATAGAATTTTACCACACAAACATAAATATGCATGGGATCTATTTTTAAAAAGTTGTGCAAATAACTGGATGCCTACTGAAATCAGTATGCAAAATGACATTAAACAATGGAAAAATGATGAAATTACTGAAGACGAAAAATTACTCGTTAAACGCTGCCTTGGGTTCTTTGCGGGATCTGAGTCTTTGGTTGGTAATAATCTGCTGCTTTCGGCTTTTAGATTTATTACTGATGCTGAATGCCGTCAGTATATACTTCGTCAAGCTTTTGAGGAAAGCCTTCATAACCTTACGGTAGTTTATATTTGTGATAGCCTAGATCTTAATATAGAAGAAGTTTTCGCTGCTTATGAAACAATTCCAAGTATTAAAGCTAAAGATGACTTTTTAATGGGCATTACTAATGATATTAGTCGTCAAGATTTTGACGCTCATACTATAGAGGGCAAGCAAGAAATTTTACGCAATTTTTTGACTTATTGGATTGTTTGCGAAGGAACATTCTTTTTTAGCGGATTTGCAATGTTATTGGCTTTAGGTAGACAAAACAAACTTCAAGGAATATCTGACCAAATTAAATATACTCTAAGGGACGAAAGTTCTCATATTGCGTTCGGAACTTATTTAATTAACACCTTGATTGATCAAAATCCAGAAATATGGACAAAAGAAATTCAAAATGAATTTGTGGAGCATATGAAAAAAGCTGTAGAGCTTGAAATAGCTTATGCTCACGATGTTCTTCCTACAGGAATACTTGGGCTAAATGCAGACATGTTTGTTGACTATATGCACTACATTGGAAATCGTAGATTAGAGGGTATTGGCTTAGACTATCGCTTTCCTAGCGATAAAAATCCTTTCCCTTGGCTTAGTGAGGTTGTTGATGTTCAAGCAATGGGAAATTTCTTTGAAAGAAGAGTTAGAGAGTATCAACAAAGCGGATCTTTAGAAGACGATTTCTAATAAAGAAGATTCAACTGTTACTCCTGGACCAAAAGTTGCAGAAAAAATATTTTTCTCACCGTTTGAGCGATTTTCCAAAATCTCTTTTAGTACAAATAAAATAGTGGGGCTACTCATATTTCCGTATTCTTTAAGAATATTTCTAGAATGTTTTAAATCTGCATCAGGTTTAAATTTTTGAAACGAATCAAGTATTGCCCTTCCCCCAGGGTGAATTGCCCAACAATCTATAGAGTTCTCTATTTCCAATATATGCTCGAGAGCTTCATTTATATTTTCGGATATAAAACTTGGAAGATCTGAATTTAAGGTTAAATCAAAACCATTGTCTCCGATTTTCCATGCTAAATTTTTTCCATCATCATTTATGACATGAGAATTGAATGATTTAACTTCTAGAAATGGTTGTGTTTTTGTTAATTTTTCATCAGAAGAAACTATGCAGGCCGCACACCCATCAGAGAAAATAGAGTTTCCTATAATATAGTTGGGATCATCTGTTAGTTTCATGTGAAGCGTACACATCTCAATGCAAACAACTAAAACCTTAGCATCTTTATTGCTCTTACAAAATTCTGATGCGGTTTTTAATGCGGGAAATGCAGCTTGACATCCCATAAATCCAATATTTACCCTTTCTATGTTTTTATTTAAATTAAATTCATTTATTATCTCTATATCTAAACCTGGATTATAAAAACCTGTACATGAAACGGTTATAAGGTGGGTAATTTCTTGTAGGTTTATTTTGTTTGAAATTTTTGATATCGCCTTGAAGGCGAGGGGTCCGCTATTTTTTTTATATATATTATTTCTTTCTGAAGTAGAAGGGTTATGCAAAGTCTTGTTTTCATTTCTATGAAAAAGTTCTGTTTCCGTAGTTGAAAGCCTTAAGTCTTTTAATACGGAATATCTATTTTTAATACCAGATTTTTTGATTGCTTGTTTAATTAAAAGCTTGTATCTTCTGTCATCTTGAAATTCATTGATGAAATTGTAAATTTCTTCTTGACTACCTTTATGTTCAGGGTTTGAGGTTTCTATGCAGTTTATATAAATTCCCATAAAATATATTATGGAAATTTAAAATGAATTCAATAAATTACCCTAAAATGTCTAATAGAGGCTCTCCCTTGTGTGCTATAGTAAAAGGTCTTCCTGAGGGAGAGTATTGGTAGTCATTTAATGGTAAACCCAAAGTGTGTGCAATTGTCGCATTTAAGTCTTCTGGTTTAATAGGTTTGCCTTCTGTAGGAGTTCGACCCGTTTTGTCGGTCTCTCCATAAGTCATTCCACCTTTAATTCCTCCTCCTGCTAAAAAAGCTGTAAAGCAATAAGGCCAGTGATCTCTTCCGTCTCTTCCGTTAATATTTGGAGTTCTTCCGAATTCAGAAGTTAAAACTACCAAGGTATCGGAAAGCATACCTCTTCGATTTAAATCAATTAGCAGACCACTTAATGCGTGATCAATATCGGTGCAATTTGCTGCTACTCTGTCAAAGTTATTATCGTGCGTATCCCATCCTCCCCTTGTTACTTCAACATATCTTACGCCATGCTCTACAAGCCTTCTTGCTAATAAGCATCCTTTTGCAAAATTAGTTTGCCCATAAAGATTACTTGTTGACTCAGGCTCTTTTGTGATATCAAAAGCGTTTAAATCATTACTGTTCATTAATTTAATTGCATCTTTATATAAGTCAGAATAAGCTCTTACTTTTTTCTGTGGAAACTGAGTAGAGAAATTTTCATTTAAAGCTTCTGCAATAGATATTCTACTTTGGAAATGTTCATGATCCAAGTATGAGGCCATTTTACTATTAGCTAATCCTGAGCTTGGATTATTAATTGGCAATGCTCCATATTTAGATTCTAAAAAACCAGCGCCGCCTCCGCCGCCACCTATTTTAACATTGCTGGGTATTGTTCTGTTGATTGAGCCAGAAAGTTTAGATACCCAGCTACCAAATGTAGGGTGAACAATTGTACCTCTTTTAAGATAGCTTGTGTGCATTAAATAACTGGCTTGCTCATGCGCTCCTTGGCTTGTGTTCATTGTTTTAATTATTGCTGCATGATGCATAAGCTCGGCAGTTTTTGGCAAGTTTTCAGAAAGAATTACTCCATCTGCGCTTGTTGGTATAGATTTGGTGGGACCTTGAATATCTGGAGCGTCTGGCTTTGGTCCAAATGTATCAAGGTGAGACATAGCTCCTCCCATATTTAAATAAATTACGTGCCTTGCTGTAGGAACTCTTGCTCCTGGATTTAGCGCACTAACACTATTATGTATATATGCTCCTGCCATTGGCATAAGTCCTACCCCAAAACATGCTTTTGCGGCATGAGCTATAAATTCTCTTCTTCCTAGTTCATCTATTGTATTAAAGTTCATAATAGATTATTACACAATTTTGAGAAAAGTCAACACAAAGTGTATGATATATTGTGCAGTTTTTATTACTTATCTTCTTAACTTGCAGTATTTTATGCGCTAAATTACAGATTAAAGATTATTTGGATGATTGCGATTGGTGCAAGAATCAGCTTAAAAGCACTCAACCTTTAGATATTGGTGAATGGAGTATGAGATGCCAAAAAAAGCCGAAACCAATATGGTTTAATTATAGAAATATAGGCAGAGTCTATGGAACTTATAAAGAAAAAACTTCTATGTGTTGGATTTATTCTGAGAAATTAGGCTGGATATATAACACTCCTCAATACAAAGATTATATTTATACTCACAAACTTGGATGGATATATATAAAAGATGGTAAGGTTTATGTTTTTAAAAAGAAAAAGTGGGATTATTTTACAAATATAAATTCATGAGTGTTAATTAATGTCCATATTATTTCTTTGTATGCATCTTTAGTATTTTTTATATTATCTGTAAAAATTTTAATTTCTTTAGTAGAAGGTTCTCTATTTAATATATATTTATATCCTATTGTAATTTTATCACTCAATGACTTTTGAGACTCTATTGCTTTTATAATTTCAAAGTTTTTATTTTTTAATAATCTAGTTTCAACAAATCCATTCAGGAGATTTAATACTTGTGTCGCAGAGGCACTTTTATTTGCGTTTTCTATCTGCTCCCTATCTGAACCACCAAACTCACGAATAAGGTGCCCTATGGGCGCAGGAGAGGGTAGTTCTGAGGCTCTAACTGAATTGCGGTCTTTCACAAAGTTTTGCTTATACTCTTTTTTCTTATTTTCCATTTGAGATTTGAATTTATCAACACAAGACTCACAACAAAAAGCTACAGTTTCTCCGTTTTCATTTAGGGCTAATAATGTTGGGTCAATTGCTCTACCCGGTTTGATTGGACAGTCTGTGTTTATTGGCTTACTGAATTTAGACTTGCTTTGAGTTTTAGGTCTTTCAGTTTTGTTTATTTTTGCCATCAATTCTGAAAACAATTCTTCTCCTGTCATTTCTGAAAAATTTTGAAAATTTTGATATCCTTTTGTGTTTTGCTCTAATTTTCTAGAATCAACATTATTTACTGTCAAATTAACTAAAGAGTCCCAGATTTGCTCTCCACTCATTCTTTCAAGTATAGGTCCTTGATAGAAATATGGTACTGCATTTTTAGATTGATTTTCGCTGTCTGGGCCAGCTACAACCCATTTCACTTCTACAGGCATAGACTGATCTTTGTTGTCTTTAGGGATAACGTCTCTAACCACAGACTGACGCTGAAAAGTTTTTGTATTATATAATATTCTAAGAAATTCCTTAAGGTCATAATTTAATGCAACCATAACTTTTTCGAGATGAAGTTGAAGTTTTGGGTCCGTAGCTAATGTGTCGTCAAACATATTGTCTATGGGCTCAATTAATGCTAGTCCAAAAGCTTCTTTCCAGAGTCGATTGACAATGACTGCTGTAAATCTTGGGTTTGAATCTGAAGCTAGCCAGTTTGCATAAATTTCTCTAGATCCTGATTGAGGAGCTTTTGTTTTAATATCTATCTCTTCTCCAAAAATAGTTTTACCCATTAACGATTGGTTTGGTTTTGCGTTGTCGTATTGATAATCTTTCGGAAGATTTATCTTTCCATTACCCATGCTGGCTAGTCCGGTTTGAAGAATATCTTGTATATCTCTCACGCCGTTTTGTAATTGCCTTGATTTTTGCGGCTCATCATTATTTTCTAACTTGCGTCTTTCATCTCTCGCTAATCTGTTTAATACGGTTAAATTTTCTGGACTTTTGGTTCTTAAGTTAGTTGAGCCACTCGTAAAAGCTGCCATTTCATAAAATTGCTTTTGAGTCCATCGATCAAATGGATGATCGTGGCACTGGGCACATTCTAAGCTAGTACCTAAAAATACTCTAACTGTATTTGCCATACTGTCTAATGGCATGTTTACATCACGAGCAAAATAACTAACTCCTTCATTACCTTTGATCCATAATGGGCCAGAAGAAGAAAGCATCTCTCTCACCCATTCATCATAAGGCTTGTTGTTAGAGATGAAATCTTTGACATAATTTTTATATGGAACACCAGATATTCTATTATTTAATCTGTCTTTAATTCTTAATATATCTGCCCAGAAATTAAACCAATGACTTACATATCCTTCACTACCTAATAATTGATCAATTAGCTGCGATCTTTTGTTTTTATCTTTTCTATTTAAAAAAGTATCTACTTCTGTTAAAGATGGAGTTCTGCCTATAACCTTTAAGTATGATCTGCGTAAAAATGTAGCGTCGTCAACTTCTTTATTTGGTCGAAGATTATATCCTCTAAGTTTTGTTTCGATCAAGCTATCAATATAATTGGCATGAGTTTTTAAATCTTTCTCTGATAGCGGTTTTTTGAATTTAGGCAAAGCTTCGTGACTGGGCGGAAAGTTATTTTTAATATAAGCTTGATTATCTTCTGTTAAAGAATCTATCGCTATTCTGAATAACTGTAAATCACTAGATCTTTTTATTAAAGCGTGGGTTGCATTCGCCTCAAGAATATCTCCTTTAAGATCTTTTCCGTTATTAAAATAAAGCGTATCGCCGAAGCAATAAATTGATGATAAGAATAATAAAATTAGTTTTTTCATTGTAGGATTATAATATTTATAAACTATAATTACACAAAAAAGCCACCCATTTCTGGGTGGCGATATGGAACGTTTATTAGATTTCTTAAAAAGAAAAACTAAGTCCTGCAGACAATAAATCTTCTCCGTCCATAGATTCAGAGTCGACTCTAGCATATCCTACAGAAGCTTCGATAGAATCAGTTAGATCTTTTGAAAGAATCGCTCCGACTTGATAGTAATCGTTGTTTTGAAGATCATACCTATCTGCATTACCAACTGATCCGCCCACAGTTAGGTTTGCGAATTGCAAATTAAAACCATGAGATACCCCTCCTTCGAATACATAGTTATTATCACTAGTATCTCTTTGAATTAATACATAAGGCGACAATGCAGTATTCAAGCTCAATCTCACAACTGCATCAAGTTGGCTTTTACCGTTTACAGCTTCTTCATGCTCAAAGCCTACATAAGCTTTGAGTAGATCTGTAAATTTAGAAGAAGCTCCTACAGAAAAAATATAAACACTTTGTCCATCAGAGAGTTCATCGAAAGAAGACGCCGAACCCTCAAGGGTTAAGCTTTCAATTTCTTGACTATAACCCACCGAAGCAGAAAGATTTTCTTCTGTCAATAAGGAGCCTTTGTTGAATGTATCAGTTCCGTATTCAAGAGATACAGAACCTGATCCAGCATAAGCCGCGTTAATAATAAGCGCCGTAATGGCAGTAAGGGTAATTAATAATTTTTTCATAATTAAAGTAGGATTATATATTATATATCAAAAAAGTCAATCAATTTTTATTTTATTTAGAGATTTTCCTTTTCTGCGAGGTATTGTGATTTCTAATATACCATTATTCATAGAGGCAGATATTTTATCAGAATCTAATTCTGATGTGAGCTTGAATGTATTCTTGAATCCATCTTTAAAGATTTGTTGCTGAATGTACTCTCCTTCAATAGATTCTTCTTTTGGGGTTTTATAAGAAACAGAAAGCTTTCCGTTGTCGCATTCGATGTTGATATCTTCCTTGGGTATTCCTGGAGTTAGTAGTTCTATTATGGTTTCTTTTTCTCGCGCTATAACATTAGCTTGAACTGGGTAATCATCTAGCTCATTGAAATAATTTGTTTCTTCAGGTAGTGAGAAATTAAGGAATAAATCATTTAATAGATTATTCATTGTTGTTTTTGTTTTACTTGAATCTGGTCTGTAATTTTTTTTGAAGTAATATGACATAATTATATATTGTTGAGGGTTAAAATATTATAACCTATATTTGCAAAAGTTATGCCAATTATTTTTTAAAAAGAAAGTTTCTCCATTCTGGACGCTCTGATTGGAACGGATGAAAGAATGGATACGGATAAGAAGGCTTTAAATCCTCACCTTTATAGTTTTTGTAAGGATATATGGCAGCTTTTTTTGAGTTGCAGGGTTGGCAAGTTAATGTGACATTATGACTCTCTTTTGTGCCACCTTTACTTTTTGGATAAATATGTTCTATTGTTGTATCTTTTATATCAAACTTATCTCCACAAATTTGACATCTACCTTTATATCTTTTATGTAAATATCTTAAATTAGGTTTTTCTTTTGTTTGGTATACCCATTTTGCGGTAGTGAGTAATATAGTGGGTACGGGGTATAGTTTGTTCGATGAAGACATAAATGGCTGATTCTTGTAATAAGAAGCTCGCTCTTCATCTATCCACTCTTCCCAAAATAACGGCTCTCCTGATTGAGATAAAACTTTAACTGAAGAATTTTTATCAAAAACAGAGCCGCAAGATATTAATTTCCTAATACCTTCTTTCGCTGTAGTGATATTGATTGGAGTCCAGAAGTGAGAGAGTATTAATACTACTCTATCTTTTCCTTGTATGAGATCCAATATTATTTATTTTCGTGGTGTCCGCCTTTAGAGGATTTGGGCTTTTCATGGGTGTAGCCCATTTTTTTCATCTTAAGGTGATCTTCTAAAGTTTTGGCTTTATAGCCTTTTCCTGTCTTGGGGTCATACATCATATGGGGTTCAAAATCTTCTTTGGCATAATCTTTTTTCATTTTTTTAGATTGAGCTTTTTTAATTGCTTCTTTTGAAGGATAGTCTTTATCTCCTGGCTTCGCAGGTTTATAGTTTTTGCCCATTCTTTTTTTCTTTTTTTGAATGTTTTCCCAAAGTCCTGCATCAGAAGTTTTTTCTTGTTTTTTAAGAATTGCGTCTTGTAATGGCTTGGGTAATTTTTTTTGCTTTTCTGTTAGGCCCGCTTCTCCTTTTTCATATAAAGAGCTTTTCATTTTATCGTATTGCATGGCACATGTAGCATATGTTTTATCTTTATCCATTCCTGCTGTATTGACTAAATCCTTATCGTAGCTCGCACAATGATCCATGAATGGTTTTTTCATATAATCTTCAGCGGCTTCAGAAGATTCTTGAGGCGCTTCTGACTTTTCTTCTTCTCCTTTAGTCATTTTAGTAACACTTTTTTTACTCCACATTTTACAGCTCCAATAGCGGGCTTTTGTTTTTGGCCCAGGGTTTTCGCAGTTGTGGCGAGCTCTAAAATTCTTGCGACGACCAGGGTCATCACGTTTGATTTCCATATTTGGATCACCAAAATTTACTTTAACAACATTTCCTTTTTCGTTTTTAACGTAAACAGAAAACTTTTTTGGACCTTTGGGTGTTCTAAAAGGTTTGTTTAGTTTTTTTCCTTTATTCGATTCTGCCGCCCAACTTTCTTCGCTCACATACTCTTCGAAGCCTAGCTCATCAACATCAATAAAAATTGTACTCCACATTTCATCTGTAAACTCCGGATCTTCTTGAAGCTGGTGGTTATAAATATCTAACTTCGCTTCAATGAAATCTTCTTCTGTGAAAAAGTTTTCTTCTCGCACTCCATCATCAATAAGAACGTTCGCAGAAGCTTTAGCAATATCTTGATCAGCTTTCCTGTAGGAGTCTTTTACTTTGCCGCCTCTCACCATTTTTAAAAATGTATTTACTCGAGCCATGGCCCATTGACCTCTACTTTTGCCTGGTCTATGGCTGGATGAAAATGCTCCTGCCCCTCTGCGATAAACTTTCTTTAATTGTGAAAGCGTAACCTTTTTGCTGTATTTTGAATTATGTTCTTTAACTTTTGATTTGAGAGACTCTAATACTTTTTCTGAAAAGGTAATTTTTCCGCCTTTTTCTCCTGCGCTTCCTGGCTTATTTTTATCTGAGCCTTTGCGTTTTTCTGATTTTTTTGCGGGTGTTTGCGCTGAACTCTTTGGTCCAGGACGTTTAGCTGAGTGAGATTCGTTTTCCATATTTATTTATTACACAAATTTTTCTTTATTTTCTATGTACCATGAGTATGTTTTTTTGATTCCGTCTCTGAGTGATGTTGCAGGCTTGTATCCCATTTTTAATAATTTATTATTGTCCATTTTTTTGCGATAAGTTCCATCTGGTTTAGATGAGTCGAATAATATATCTCCTTTATAGTTAACTATATCTTGTATTATATTAGTTAATTCAAGAATAGAAACTTCATCTTCAGAGCCGCAATTAATATGAGAAATTTTTTGATCATATATGTCTTTAGCCTCGACATTTTCTAAGCAATATTTTAATGCATCAGCTAAATCATCGACGTATAAAAATTCACGCAAGGGCTTTCCTGTGCCCCATACTTCGATATTCTTTTCGTTATTTTCTTTTGCTTCGTGAACTTTTCTGATGAGAGCTGGTAGCACATGAGAGCTTTTTAAATCAAAGTTATCTCTAGGGCCATACATATTGCAAGGCATAACTGAATAAAAATTATTTTTATATTGATCATAGAAGCTTTCGCATAATTTGATTGCTGCTATTTTTGCAATTGCATATGGTTCATTGGTTTTCTCTAACACATCGGTTAGAAGGCTATCTTCTGTGATTGGTATTTTTGCATCTCTAGGGTATATGCAAGAGCTGCCGAGATTTATAAGTTTGTGAACATTATACACATGGGAAGCGTGAATTAAATTACTTGCTATCTGCAGGTTTTGATATATAAAATCTGCACGGTAGATATTGTTTGCAAGAATTCCTCCGACTTTTGCTGCACAAATTATGACTACATCAGGCCTTTCTTGCCCAAAGAATTTATTAACTTCTGCTTGATTGGTTAGATCTAATTCCTTTCGGGTTTTGGTTAATAAATTTTTATAACTATTTTTAGTAAGATTATCTAGAACCGCAGACCCTACCATTCCGTTGTGCCCGGCAATGAAGATTTTTTTATTATTCATCGACTTAATTGCATGTAGTCATTTTGATACATTTTTTTAACTAAACCTTTAAAATCAGTCTTCCTGGTCCAACCCATTTCTTTTTCTGCTAAACTGCAGTCTCCGCATAATTCATGGACTTCTGCAGGTCGATAGAATTTAGGGTTTACCTCAAAAATTAATTCACCATCTAAGGTATAGTATTTTTCATTATCCTCAGATCCAGAGGATTCAAATTGAATTCCTGCACATTTTAAAGTTTCATTTAAAAACTCTCTAACAGTGTGCATTTCGCCGCTACCTAGAACGTAATTTTTAGGTTTTTCTTGATTTAACATGAGCCAAACGCCTTCCATGAAATCTTCTGCGTCACTCCAATCTCTTTTAGCTTCTAGGTTTCCAAGTTTTAAAACAGGTATTTGCTTTTTATCTTCTATAGCTAATTTTATTCTAGCTACTGTATGGCTAATTTTTCTTGTTACAAAATCCAATCCTCTCCTTGACCCTTCATGGTTGAACAGCCAACCTTGAACTGCATACAGGTCATAGGATTCTCTATAGACCCTGACAATATGTCTAGCTGCGCATTTTGCAGCTCCATATGGACTTTGAGGTCTAAGAGGGTGAGTTTCGTCTTGAGGGCTGCAAATTACATCTCCAAATTCCTCTGAAGATCCCGCATTGTAAAACTTACAACTTGGCGCAAACCTACGTATTGATTCTAAGATATGTAAAACTGCATCAGCGTCTGTATCCCATGTTTGAATTGGGTAGTCCCAACTTCCCGCTACAAATGACTGTGCAGCAAAATTTATAAAAAAATCTGGGTGAATATCGATAATTACATCTCTAATACTGTGTGCATCATTTAAATCCATATTAATTAATTCAAATCTAGATTGATTTTCTAAGTGCAAAATGTTCTCGTGGTTTTTTACGCTCAAACGGCGAGCTGTGCCGTATATTTTATAATCTGTATTTTGTAAAAGATAATCAACCATATGGCTGCCATCTTGGCCCGTTACTCCTGTTACTATAATTTTTTTCATTTTAACATTAAAATTGAATTTATTGTGTTTTCTGTCATTGGTGTTGGTAAAGAATTTTCTTGTATATTATAATACCCCCATTCGTCATGTTCAAAAAAATCTTTTGCATTTTCATCTGGAAAAATTAGATCATGCAATTCCGAGTGAAAGACTGCGAATTTATGCGTTCTGCTCATATCGTAAGACGTTAAAAACTTTGTGTTTTCTGATTTAATAGTAATTAGAGTTTCTTCATAGACTTCTCTGATTGCAGCTAGTTTTGGGTCTTCATCTAGTTCTATCATGCCACAAGGCATTGACCAATGCCCTGCAAAGTTATGACAAATATGGCTGCGCCGACCTAGGAGTACTAGATTATTAAAAGTTAATAATACTCCCGCTGCTTTATACATCTAAAAAGTCATCTAATTTTTCTTTGTTTTGCCAGTGCGGACATCCATCGTAATTCATTTTTACTATTTCATCTCCATCTTCTAGCTCAAGCTCGTGTTTGCAATCAATAAATGCGCTTTTTTTAATTTTACCTTCAGAATCTTTTAATACATAATATTCCATAGGTTTGCGGTATGGACAAATAAAAGCTTTTATTGGTTCTCCATTTTTATCCAAAACGGGTTGACCTCTTGACATTTTATAACCATCTTTTCCGCAAGCTAAAGGTCCTCCGAAAGTTCCATCTCTTGGAAAATCTTGTTTAGCAGCAAGGTTGCTAATTGCGGCATTTTCATCAAAATTATCAAGATACTCTTGAAATTGAGTTAATTGATACTCAAAACCTTCGAGTTCTTCAGGTGTAATTTTATCCATACGCAAATAGCCTTTTCCATAATTACCTAAGAGATCTTTATCTAGATCAAATCTCAGAAACAAAAATTCGCTTTGGGGGTCTGTTTCTGGCATGAGGTGTTTTACTGCCAGGCAATATATTAAATTCTGTAAATTATCTGTTACCTCCTTACCTTTAAAAACTGACTTGCTACTTTTAAAATCTCGAATAACGACAGAATTGTCTTTGTATACAAAAAGTTTATCTATATATCCGCGAATTGCATACCTAATTCCTTGTTCTTCTTTATGTATTTCTAGGTCAAAAAATTGTTCTGATTCAGCTTTTACTGGCTTTTCTTCGCTGTCGCCAAAGAAGTCGCACCTTAAGCCGTTAACTATCATTTCATCTATTAATTCAAGATTCTCTGAGTCGTTTACAGAAAGTTCTTCGGCTTCCTTTTTCACTTGCGCTGCTACAACTTCTGTATTCCAAATTGTACCTTCTTTTACTATTTTGTTGAATTCTCTTTTATGTTTGTCACCTAATAGCTCAAATACATTGTGGCAAATAGTTCCTCGACTTGATCCATCATTTCCTGAATCTGGAAGTTTTAATTTGTAGTTGCACCAATAAGTCCAGCTACAAGTTTGTGCGGTTTTTATTCTACTTGCGGATAATTTAGTTAACTCACTCATTGGCTATAATTTTTTTATTTTTTAATAAAGTTTTAGGCAATGATTTATGTATTTGATTTATCTTTTCTAGAATAAAAGATCTTTGCTTTTCAGGATTAATGGATTGTAACTTTTCATTCCATAATTTAAAGTCTGATTCAGACATTTCTCCGAAGTCTTTTTTATTTGGTAGGCATATTGAAATTTGATTCGGGTCATAGTAATTAAGTAGTTTTAAATAATTTTTAATACTTGCATTTAATCCACGATTTTCTGATGAATGCTGGTCGTTGTTTAAAGATATGATTATATTGGAAACATTTAAAGCTAACGTCGAGCATATAAGTTTTGAAGATATGTCTAATCCAAAAGTAACTAAAACGTTTTTATATCCATTTTCATTTAAGTTAAGCATATCACCAATACTCTCGACAAAAATCACTGATTGAGATTCATTTATACTTTGCTTTGTTTCTTCGCTTACATATAATGGGTATATCCAACCTTTCTTCTTTCCTATATGCTTCCATTTTGGGCGACCGTCTAGATTCGACATGTCTCTACCTGAGAAGCCATGTATTTGATTATACTCATTATAAATTGGAAAAACAAATCTTTTATTTAATTTGCCGCTAGTAGCGAATCCACCTTTTAACGATTTTAACACTTCTGTAGAAATACCTTTATCATTATAAAATTTATAATGAGGTAATAATTTTTTAAGGCAATCTTCTGGGTATATTTCTTCCATTTCTAATTTCTCCGAAAAAGTTAATCTATTATAATTTGCACCAATATCTTCTTCATCAACATATTGTTTTATTTGCTTTGGATCATTTGTACCTAATGTTATTTCTACGAGACGTTTAAATGGAGAGAAGGCGCTGTTTTGCACATGATCTTTCCAGACCCCCGTATTCTTGTATATTTGTATTGCAGTTTTATTATCTCCGTTCCTAAAAACTGCATTAGTTTGCCAATAAGCTCCTCTATCTGAAAGTTTATAGCCTAAACTAAGAAGTGATTCTTTAAGTTTTTCTTGAGATATCATTAAATATTTGGAAGTTCCTCCATAAATCCTTGTACTGCTTCAACTCCTTCGGAATCCATATGGTCAACCAAGTCTTGAAGGTCTCCACGCTCTTCAAGTGCAAAATTTTCCATATGAAGGTTGATGTAGTTTTTTCTTTTGCTTCCATCAGGCATTTCTACTGGTTGTAGTGCCCTATGAACATCTTTGCCTAGCCATCTGTATTTTAAGCAGATTAACTTATGCGTACCAAAGCCTTCAGGCTCTGATTGAATTTCGTCCATTGTTTTCTGTCGTAATAAAAACAAGTGGGAACAGAATTGCGTAATTTGATCAGAAAGGGAAACAATACTTTCATCATCGACTACATTTTCGGCGCTACGATTATTTGTAATACCGAGTCTATTACTCTGAACACTAGTTAGCATTGCAACTGTCGGGGCATCATTAAAGCATAATTCTTTTTGGATTAATTGCTTAAACTTATCAACCATTCTACCCACGGTTTCCCATGAGCTTGCTCCGTTTTGCCTTTCATATGTTGTTTTAATGTAATCGAAGCTAAAGATCATTTTATTCCCGCGACCTATTTCCGAATAATAGAATCTACGAATAATATTCAACATACTATCGATGCTATGACCTGCGACGTTATAATAGTAGAATTTAAAGTTTTTAATCTTGTTCCATGTCTGTCTGACTTTATCAACAATCTCTTGTCCTGCCTGTCTCCACCTACCTGTTTCAAGTAAGTGCATTGGTACTCCAGATAAAGCAGAGCATTGTCTTATTATAAGTTCTTCTTTACTCATCTCTCCATTATCAAAATGAAGTACTGGGACGTGCCCATTAATTGAAGATACTTTTGTGCAAAAGTCCATACAAAATTGCGTTTTACCTACCCCTGCCCTTGCGACTACAACGGTTATGTTTCCTGGGCGCAATAAAGAACCATATAATTCATTTACTCTTTGATGCGGGCCCATTAAACCAAATTCATCAATAGGGTTATTGCCCCTGTCTTCGATAAAATCTTCCATTTCATCAAATAAGTTTTCTGGCTTATTTGACCCTATTTCATAAAGGTTAACTTTATCGTTATATATTTTATCTGCTTCACTGACAATGTCGTCAAATGAAGCGCTACTAGATAATGATTTCATATTTTTAGCAACTTGTAAAGAGGAGTTATGTATCTCTCTTCGGACTGTTATTTTTTTAAGCTCTTGCGCCGCCTTTAAGACACCTTCTTTAGAGATCTGCCTTAAAGATAAGGCTTTGATATAATCTGCGATATTTATGTTATCCTCGAAGGATATATTTAAAGATTGAACTCTTTGGGTTAGAATTACTTCATCTAAAGACTCTGCTTGCTCTAGACTTTGTCTTAAAACACAAAAAATGGTTTTATTTACAATAGTGTTACTGTCAAAAAAATCTTTTTCATCTATGAAGGAGGCAATTAGAGGATAAGATTCTGGGTATTTTATTAGGCCCGCTATTAAGTGTTGTTCTAGTTCATATGAATATACCATGTTCGTATGGTATCATATATTATGAATTTAGTCAAGAGATTTCTTCATCACCAAAATCATTTAGGGGATCCAAGTGTATTTCTTGTGCAGAAACTTGTTCTAAGTATTGCTCAAGGGCTTTTCGTAATCCCATTTCTATAATTGGAGAATTAGCTTTTGTAATAATTGAGGGTAAACCTTCTTGGTTTACATATGATAAAATAAATCCGCTGTCTCCACCTGTGGACCCTGAGAATTCGAAAAGTTGGGTAATAATATTTTCAGGCAAGTTAAATGGCTCCAGTTTTTCTGGGTCAATGTGTTCTTCATTCATAATATGTTATTACACATATTAAAGATGAACACCAAAGTTTTCGAATAGTTTTTCATTTAATTTATCTTCTTCGTATATTTCAATTAACTGAATATCATTTAGTTCGCAAAATTTAAGTTTGTCTTGATCTCTTTTTAATTGATTAATATAATTAATCTTATTCTTTCCATGGAAGAAGGGGACGTATTTTGTATGCTGTTTTCCTTGCACTTCAACCGCAATTTTTTTATTTGCATTATAAAAATCTAAAGAAAGTTTTGTTCCTGCAACAGGAAACTCTTCAAATACAATATGGTTGCTCCAATATTCTTTAAGAAACTGTTTGGTTCTGTATTGTATTTTACTTCGACTTGGCCCATCCCAGTTAATTAAATAATTTTTAGCCTTTTTAACAGTTCTAGTTCCTCCAAATAAAGTCTTAAAGCGCATTAGTTAAATTCTTAAAATCTTGATACAGAAAATCCGAAAGTTTTTCGTTTTCTTCTAGATAATCAATCAACCTTTGCTCTCCTTGAAATTTTTCATTTATTTCTAGCTTTTTATCAGAAAGTTCTTTAATTAAATCTTCCGAAACAGATATCCACGCGCCTTTCTTTTCTATTAAATTAAAAAGATATAACATGTCAAGAATTTCTCTAGCTCTCCATACTGACTTACCGTCTTTTTGTCCGTATTTAATTGGATACCTTACTGAAGATCCAGTTTTTTCATTTACACTTTTCCTGAATTTAATCTTACAGTAATGCCCTATAGGTTCACCTTTATCATCTAATTTTGTTGCGGTTGGGTTTTTAAAAATTAAATCAGAAGTATAACGCTCTTCAAATTCTAGAATAAAGTTCGCGTAGTGCTTGATTGCATTACCTCCTGCCTGCTTGACTTTTGGGCCTCCTCTAGACGCGTAGGGATTAGTTGCTACTTCAACTCTAACTTGACTAGTTAAAATCATTGTGTGACCCATTTTTGTTATAGGTAAAACCATTTTCTTTAAAAATACAGAAGTTATTAATGCTCCTCCTGCAACTTGCTCTGATTCTGCGAAAGGCTTATCAATATCATTTACTCTGCATAATGCATCAACACTATCGATTATGAACATATATTTCTTGTTGTGCTCATTATGAAAAACCAATTCTCTTATTAATTCGAAGACTTTTTCAAATACATTACAATCAAAAACGAAGAATTTTTCTGGATCTGTGTCTATTCCTGATCTTTCGATCATCTCGGGACTAAACCTTCCCTCGCTTTTGATATAAATTATCATACCTTCTTTTTTAAACATTTTTTGAAAGTTTTTAGCGAAAGCCATAGCACAGCTAGTTTTCCCCCCTTCATTTATACCTGTAAATCGATGCGCTCCACCAGGTAAACCTCCTCCTAATGCTATATCTAGATTCAAGCTTCCGCTTGGAATTTTATATTCTTCACTTTCATGAAAATTATAATGATATTTTTGATTATCTTTGTCCGATAAGAATTTAGATATTTGATCTGTAGTTTTAATTTCTTTAGTTTTGCTCATCTATAAATTGCCTGATTGTTTTTGTCTTTTTAGATACTAACTTATCTTCTCCAAATTTCTTGCCAATTTTAATATTTTCTTTTGGAGGTATTTTATAATTAAATTCTCTATATTTTTTTCTTATCTTTTTTAAGCCCATGGGACTTCTTAGCAATGCTAGAGAATTAGATTTAGGTAGCGAGACCTTTTCCCAAAATTCTATTTGAGGGAACATTTCTAATAAATCATTTAGAATTTTCATTTCCCTTGCCCAAAAAAATCTTTTTTGAGTTTTAGGCTCTTCTACTAATTTTTTTATTAGATCTTTTTTATGAGTCTGCTTCACTCATAAACATTAACATATATATATTTTTTTGTCAAGAAATAAATTCGTATGTTGGCTTTTGCTGTCTATATGATCTATTATCTAATCTTGAGTCAAGATATTTTCTTATGCTTGTGTCAAAAACTTTTCTCATTAAGGGGGTTTCTTGGTTTGGGCATAAATCATCTATCTCTGCAGCAAGCGCTTGACAATTTAGTATGTCAGCTTTAGAAAAATCTATTTCTCTTGTAAACTTATGAGAGCCCTTTAGTGATGATGGGATTACAACTTCAAAGCCGTTGGGCGTATTGGATTTTATTATTAAATCTTTTTCCTTGGATGAATTCAATTGATTTAAGGCTTTTTCTTTTTCTTTTTCTAGTGAATCAATTGACTTTTGTAGTTCTGATATTTGATTCTGATGTGTTTTTAGATTTTTATTTTCTTCACTTAATTGTTTTTTTTCCTTATTTAATCTTTGTATGTTTTGGTCTTTGTAAGTTATTTTTTGGTTTAATTCTTTAATTAATATTTTATTTTGAGAATTTTCTTTTAATGTGTCACTTTCTTTAGATTTCAGTAAATCAATTTCTGATAATATGTCTTGAAGTTTTAACTCGCAAGACTGCATATCTTTCTTTGTTGCAGAAAGAGCTTCTTTATGATTATTATGTTTAATTGCAATTTTTTTAATTTCTTGAATATCTGTTTTAAATTTTGAAGCTTTATCTAAAACTTTTTTCTTTTCTATTTTAAGTTCTTCTAATTCAACTTTTCTCTTTTCTCGCTTAGCTTCTAGTTTAGCTATCTCTTCCTTAATTGGTGAATGTTGTTCAATTTCTAGAGCATATTTTTCAGCTTCTATTTTAGCTTCTCTTGAGGACTCTTTGTATTTTTCAAGCTCTTGTTTGTATAAATTGATTTGAGATTCTTTTAATTCAATGATCTTCTCTTCTTGTTCGAGGTCTTTTTTCTTTTCTCTAAGCTGACTTTCTTGTTCTTCAAGTTCTTTGGATAAAATTTTAATCTCAGCATTTTTTGTGATTATTTGACTTTCATCTATTTGTAAGCCTGGAAATCTTTTCATTAAGCTGATATGAGCAGCAAGAACAAGTAATACCGCAAGGGGGTCAAATACGAAAATAAGTATTATTATAACTATTCTTACTGCTTTACCCATATCGAACTCTACCCCAGTGAAATCAGATATAAGTTCAGCAACATATTTAATGGGTCCAACTTCAGCTTCTAGTTGCCTTGAGCCATCGTCATAATTGAATTTTTCTTTTTCTAATTCATCAATTTTATTTAAAGATTCAGCTATCTTATTATTATATTCTTCTATTTTATTTTTGACTTCATCAGGTTTATCAAATCCAATGGATTGATATTCTTGTATTCTTTTTCTGATGTCTGAAATTAAAGAAGATGTCTCGTTTCTGTATTTAGATATACGCGCTTCTATTTCACTTTTCTTTTTACTTAATTCAGCTCTTTCCTCTGCTTGGTCTGCAGTAATTTGCTCTAGATCCTTCTTTTTGCTAGAAAAAAGCCCTCCAGATTTACTTTTAATAGAATTAAGTTCTTCGTTTAATTTATCAATTCTAGATTCAATAGGAATTAACATTTTGTTGTCCAACTCAATATCTTTTTCTAGTTGTTTCGTAAGTTGATCTATCTTTTTTTGTTCTAAATTGATATTTTCTTGGCTTTTGTCGTTTAAGTTTTGATTGCTATTTTCTGCCTGAGTGATTAGATCTTTTTGTCTTAAAATGAAATCTTTTTCTCTTTGTATTTTATTTTCTACTTGAGTGGCTAGCGCGATATTTTTCTCGGCATTAGCCTCGTGCTCTATGTGAGACTTAGAAAGGAATCCAAAAATTCCCATGCTGGTAATCCCCATGAGAACTAGTATTGCCGAAAATAAATATATTTTTATAGTTTTTGGAGCGGAACTCCAATTATTGTGAAGCCATATTGCTGCAATAATTTTTCCAACTTCTAAGGCTGCACCCATAGCTATAACGGCTTCTATTGAGCCGGGGAAAATTGTAGCTAAACCTATTATGCTAAAATAAGCCGCTATACAAGAAATACTTAATGCGGATAATAATGTCAATATTGCAAAGATCATTGCGGCTTATAGTTCGAGTTGGGCGGCTGTATTTTGTTAGTAGGATCTACCGTTGATAAACTAGGCCTATTTGAGTTAGCAAAATCGCCTTTGTTATCATTTCCGTAGTAACCTTTTTCTCCTTTTTGAAGAGAAGGGTTGTTTTTTTGTTGGCTTGGATAGTCATATTGACCTGGAGATGACTCTCTATTGTCATTCGGGTATCTGAAATTTGGGTCTTCGTTTGGTTTACTCATATTAGTCTTTACACTCTAAGTCGGTTATTTTCGCGGTAATTGTTTGCCCGTTCTCTAATTCGATAGTTGCAAAGATAGCTCCGTCATCTGGCCCTCCGATTTCTTCATATTCATGTATGATTTTTCCGACCATTTCTACGCCATTAACTCTAACTATGCACATTTTGGGTTTTTTATTCATTATTCTTATATACACTATCATTGTCTTTAGAAAGTTCAAAAGTTAACTTTGGACTTTTATTAGACTTTGCTTTAACTTTTGTGTATTATAATTGATGAGCAAGAGAAAATACGTAAAGCGTTCGGATTATTGGAATAAATTTAATAAACAATCTGAGCCAGATTTGAATTCTTTAATTAATATACCTATTTCAGAGCCTTTTAGTTCGGGCGAGCCTTATTACTCGGAGTCGACGGCCTCTAGCTATATGAGAACTGAATCTAAATCAGATGGCCTAGCTTCGAGGAGAAACTCTGTTCATAAAAGTAATAAAAAGTTTAGGTTTTCTAATATAGCTGGAGGAATGCTTCCTTATGTTTATGGTAATGATGGGGTTAATGTAAGAGATACAATAGAGCTTTGTCAGAAAGCTTATGCCAATATATCTGTTTTTAGAAATGCTATTGATGTAATGTCTGAGTTTGCTAATTCAAATCTTTATCTTGAGGGAGGGACTCAAAAATCTAGAGACTTTATATACAAATGGTTTGATAAGGTTAACTTGTGGAACCTTAAAGATCAATATTTCAGGGAATACTATAGAAGTGGTAATATATTTTTATATAGAGTAGATGGAGAATTTTCTAAAACAGATTTTGATAAATTGAGTAAAATATATGGGTCAACGATATCTTTGAAGCCTGGCAAATTGCCCGTAAAGTATATCGTTCTAAATCCTTACGATATTGTGGCGGCGAGAGGGTCTTCGTTTGAAACTGCATTGTATGAAAAAATATTATCTGAATATGATATTGAAAGATTAAAAAATCCAAAGACTGAATATGATCAACAAGTCTATGAAGCTTTAGATGATGCTACTAAAGAAAAAATTAAAAATGGAAAGTATAATCAAGACGGAATTAGGGTAAAATTAGATCCTGGGCATTTAGTATATTCTTTTTATAAAAAACAAGATTATGAGCCTTTTGCAATTCCTTTTGGGTATCCCGTATTGGATGATATTAATTTTAAATTAGAGTTAAAGAAGATTGATCAAGCTATTTGTAGAACAATAGAAAATGTAATTCTTCTCATCACAATGGGCGCAGAGCCTGATAAGGGCGGCATTAATCCTAGAAATATGGAAGCGATGCAAAATTTATTTAAAAACGAAAGCGTAGGAAGGGTGCTTGTGAGCGATTATACAACTAAGGCTCAATTTATTATTCCTGATATTGGTAAAGTTGTTGGTCCTGCAAAATATGAAGTTATTAATAATGACATTAAAGAGGGTTTGCAGAATGTTATTGTTGGTGATGAACGATATAGTAATACTCAGGTTAAGGCTAAAATATTTTTAGAAAGATTGAAGGAATCTAGAAACGCTTTTATTTACGATTTTCTTCAACCGCAAATTAAAATGATTTGCCAAAACTTGGGATTCAGGAAGTATCCTAAAGTAAAATTTGAAGAAACAGATATAAAAGATGAAGTGCAACTTCAAAGAGTTGCAACAAGATTGATGGAGTTAGGAATTATAACTCCGCAACAAGGTATGACCGCTTTAGAGAAAGGTATATATCCTGATCCTGAAGAATTAGAATCTGCTCAAAGAGAGTATGTTGAACAAAGGAAAGACGGTTTGTATAATCCTATAGTTGGAGGGGTACCAATGATAACTCCCGGAACAGATGACTCTCCGACTTCTAAAGAAAATCAAGTTAAGAATGAAGTTGGTAGGCCGGTAGGGACTTCAGATATTCCTCAGGAATCAACTGCGGCTTTATTTAGTAGAGAAAATATACAAGATGTAATTTATAGTTCTGAAAACCTTCAGAGGTTTGCTGTTTTAGAAATGAAAAATAAACTTGGAAAAAAGAGACTTAAGAAGGGAGAAAAAAATATGGTTGATGAGCTTTGTCAATCAGTTATACTTTCGACGGATACAGATAATTGGGAGAATCAAATAGAGGAATGTATTAATGATCCAAATAATATAGAAAGTTTGTACCCTATGGCTGGGGTTCAGGATTTAGCATCTGAGCATGGGCTTGATCTATATTCTGCTGCATTGTTATATCACAGTAAGAAAAGGACTTAATCATGGGCGCCTTCGAGACTTTCGTAAATGCTAACTTAGGTATAAGAAAGCCTTTGATCCTTGACGTAGGACATCCTACTGAAAGCTCTAAGGCGGCAGGTATTGTTGGCTCTGAGTATGTTGATACTCAAACTAATAATGTTTACGAAAAAACTGGAGAAAATAATCTAGAAGATTGGGTTTATGTTAGAACCCTAGGTGACTCGCTAAGAATAGACGTCATTAATTTAGATCAACGGGTTGATGAATTAGAGGAGCTGAATAAGGACACTTTAATTTTAAATAAAAGTTCTGCTGCTCAAAATTTTTCATCAACCGTTAATTTACCGAATAATATTACCGATTTAAATATAAGCTATGAATCCTTAGGTAATGATGTAGTTTATTTATCCTCTCCTAGGGTTTTTGCTTCGCTGAGATTTGACTCGGAGCCGAATTCTTTTTATGTATATAATATATTTAATGTAACAACAAGTGATTTTAGTATACAGTTTTCCGATAATGTAATTGAGCCTGATTGTAAATTAGATATACTTATTTCTGCGTCTGCAAGTCAAATTAGTGGGTACGTAGAGGGAACGACTGGAGATACTGGTGGGACAACTGGAGATACTGGAGATACTGGAGGAGTAACTGGAGATATTAGCGGGACTTCCTTCGTTTGGTTTAATGAGGTTGATGACCGCTTAATTATAAGAAATACTGTTTTAAAAACTGAAGACCCTGCATTAACTTATTGGGAGTACGACGGAAACTATATTAAGCCTCTAGAGTCTGGTTCTTTGTTTAGTGGAGATTACTCTCAGTTTTTTATTGAAACGGGTCAAAATATTACTTTATTTGATGAAGCAACAGACGAGTCTTATACTATTAATGACGGCGAAGCTCCTGTAGGAGGTGATGCCCAATCTGTGACATTCTTTTCCTCAGAAGATCAAACATTAACAATGCTAGAGTCTCCAGAAGTTTTAACAGATCCTGCTATAGAACTTTTTGAAACAGGAAATAACTCCTTGATTCCTTTGGGGTCGCCACAAGAAACGCAAGTAGATTCTCAATATTTCCAAGAAACAGGAGATTATGTAACTATAATTTAAAAAAATGTGTATAATATAACATGTCAACAAAAAGTATAATTCCTAGAGGTAGCGGAGAAGGTGGGCTTGGTCTTAATGATGTTAGGTGGGGCGAAGCTTATTTTGATAACGGTCATTTCAATAGTTTAGAAATTAGCGGGAAAAGAGTTCTCGTTGAAGGTGATGCTCAAGGAGGGTCTTCTCAGGATTTGAGTAATTTTCATGAAAAAAATTCTGATGGAGGATTGACTGTTACTGGACAGGTAAATCTTTCGGGGCATATTATCCCGCTAGAAAACGCTCAATTCGATTTGGGTTCTGCAGAGAAAAAAATCAGACATCTGTTTTTGAGTGATAATTCTATGTTTATAGGGGACCAGTCAATTTCTGTGGATGATAATAAGAATTTATTACTACCTTCTGGAATAAAACTGGGAGGAGAAAATGGTTTAAGTATAACTCAAAACCAAGATGGAAGAATAGTTTTCCCAGAGCAGGGATTTGTTATTGGCGGGGGAGACGGTTCTAACGAATTGATTGATGGTGGGTATTTTTAATCTTATATTGGTTTTAAATTTTTTGTCAATATTTCAAATATAGAATTTTTTATACCTTCGTTACCTTTTCCCCATTTATACATAACGTCATTTCTAATTTGACCCATTTGCTGTTCTATCTTTTGAATTTCTTTTTTGAGTAGATCTATGATTTCCGGAGATATTTTTTTGATATCTATATTTAATTCTAGGGCGACTTTAAGTATTTTTCTAAAATCTCCATTCTGTTTTCCCTCCACGACTTCATTGTAGAGGTCTAGCCTTTCTTCTAGTTCTTCCCCTGTTAGATCTTTGTTTAAGTCTGGATGGGTTTTCTTGACCACTTCTCTGAATAAGTTATTCACTTCTTCATTTGATAATTCAGTAGATCTATCTTTTTTATCAGGAACGGATTCAAAGGGGTGTTTTATTTTTTTATTGTCGCAGTACTCTATCATTTTTGCTATGAAGTCTCTACGTATTTCTTCAAATTCTTCAACTAATTCTTCGTGCTCTAGATTTAAATATATTGCTTTGTGTCGTAATTTATTAAATATTTTTTTTAGTTTTTTTTGAGCTTCTGGTGCAGAATATTTAACGGGTAAATTTTCTTTTGTATATTTTTTATTGCTAGGTTCGTGTTTACCTAGCGGATGTTTTTCTCTTTCTGAAAACAAATCGTCAAACAAATCTTTTCTATTCATATATTATTTTACACAAAAAAAGGCGACCCAAAGGGTCGCCCGAGATAACTAAATATCTTTCTCGTAGATGTTACGCAATAGAAGCGATGAGCTCTACTGTATAATTTGAAGAAGGTGTGCTGTCTGCAAATGTTACAGTGGCTGCAGTCGTGCTTACTGAACTAACCATGCATGCGATAATTGGATCACTAGAATTAGAGCTTTTGAGCTGAGCTACAACGATTGGAGTTGAGCTAAATGTGCGACCAAAGCTAATTGATCCGGAATTGTCGACACCGTTACCTACGCTTGTGCTAACTGCGACTACATCATTAGTTGATATATTGTGAGCCAAGCTAGAAATGTCAACATCAAGGTCAGATGTTCCATCTGAGTTTATAGCAGCAAGACTGGAGATATCAACATTAACATCTGACAAGTTGTCGGTGTCTACAGCATTTAAGCTAGAAATGTCAGCATTAAGATCTGACAAGTTGTCGGTGTCTACAGAATTTAAGCTAGAAATGTCAGCATTAAGATCTGACAAGTTGTCGGTGTCTACAGCATTTAAGCTAGAAATGTCAGCATTAAGATCTGACAAGTTGTCGGTGTCTACAGCATTTAAGCTAGAAATGTCAGCATTAAGATCTGACAAGTTGTCGGTGTCTACGGTTTGAAGGCTGGAGATATCCGCTTCAATTGTGCCGCGTGACATAAGTGTGCTGCCTTGTGCACTTTTGATTTCAAAAGCGCCAGCAGAACTCGCTTCAAGGAGGAGATTACCTCCAAGATTTAATGACTCGGTACGAAATACTTTTGCCATATATTGATATACACGCAAAAATTATTAAATTGAGAATTTTTATTTTTATTTAAAGTTGCTCCAATAGCTTATAAATATTTTTTTTAATTGAAGTGGGTACGACATAAAATGTAATATAAATGTGTTATTATTTACAAATCTGGGGTCAGTATTGAATTCGTTCATTTCAAATATTTTTCTATTAAATCCCGCCGAATCTGATCTTTTAAGTATTTGACAAAATATTTCTTGATCTCCTCCACTAGCATATAATGAAGATTTATCCCCCTGGAAATCTCGCCATCTTTTTATTAAGTTTTTTGTATATTGGTGCGATTTAAATAATAATACTCCGCTGTTTAGCATGGAATTGTTGCCAATATCCTTGGTTGCTAAGATAAATTTTTTAGGAGCTTTTTGGATTATGCTTTCAAATCTTTTTTCTGGATTAAAGATTAATGTATCGGAATCCATCCATACTATATATTCATGATTATCAATATGATTTAGTAGCGCTTGCGCTTTCGACCAGTTTGGATTAGATTCTTTTTCAAGTTTTTCGCGGTAAATATAAAATGTATAACCTTGCTTTTCGCAATATTCTTTTATGCATTTTTCTGAGTAAATGGCATAGTCAGATATTTCTTTTGTGTATAAACTAACTATAGCTATTTTTTGATTTGGATTATATGTGTTGAATTTATTTTTGGGAATTTCTGCTTTGGGTAATTGATTCGAGATATATTTTAGGAAATTGTAATCTTTGAAATTTTTCCATTGATCTTTGAGTTCAATAAATTGTTGTTGTTTTGTTTTTAAAAGAGGATTGATTGCGTGTTGAATTAAATTTTCATCACAACAAAAGCATATATTATATGTCTTGCGGGTTGTAATTATTTCTTTAATTTTTTGTTTAATGTTTGATTTTTGCTTGTCCCACCAAGAAGCTAGCTTTAGGCGGTACTCATTCTGCCACTCATTTTTTTTTGACAATACCATAATTTCATCTGCAGCTTTATCCCAATCAGAAAATTGTATCAATGGGTGATCACTGCCAAATAAATCGTTCCAATATTCATCTGCCTCGATAATAGGAATGCTCCCACCCTCAATAGCTTCATATAATCTGAACGTATCTGGATTGGTGCGTCCCTTGGGGCAGATAGTAAAAATAGATTGTTCAATTATTTTTTTATACCTTATAATATCAATACTATCGTTGGATAGCCAGGACTTATTTACGTTAAGGAAATAAGGAGCGTCAATTTTGCTAAGACTTTTTATTATGTTTTTTCTATTTCCTTTTTTATAAGTTTGACCCATGAAGTTCCAGATGTATTTTTTTTGGGTCATATTAAAATATTTTTCATTCATTATTCGTGGGTACATTTTTCGATCTTCCTTTATAATAGTTCGAATACCACTATCTTTAGAACTGGTAGATCCTTTATATTCAACATTCATTTCGAAACCTCGAATCAGGAAGTTGTTTAGTTTGTGATATCTAAAACAAAAAAAAGTAAATATATCTCCATACCAATGTTTTATTTCTTCTGGAATATATGTAAAGTCAGCTTTAAAAAAGCAGAAAAACATTCCAGGTCCATGGTTGATTACTGTCTTATAAGGTGTTAGCTCTTTATGGTTGGGGAAATTACTATAATGAAACTCGTGATTTTTATCTGTCACAAGTTTTCCGTTTATGCTATTTGGGTCCATGAATATACCTCCAACTTTGTTGGGTATATTATTTAATATAAAATTAAATATATCGCAATCGATTAAGTTGTCGTCATTAATGATGCAACACAATTCGTTTTTAGCTCTATCTACTCCAAGGTTGGCGCTTGCATTAAAGTATAAACCTGTGCTTTGTCGTAGAATTTTAACTTTATTAAAGCTGTATATCCATTCGGGAGTATTTTCGATTCTATTGTCGATAATTAATATTTCATCAATATCACCTGTGTTGTCTAAATCACAAATTAATTTTTGCATTAATTTATTGGCTTGCCAAACGGTGGGAATTATTACTGAAAATTTCATTTTAAAAAATTTTTCTTGCAACCTAATGGAATAAATGAAACGTTATCAGCGACAGCGTCGCTTCTGTAGTATTGTCGAAATACATGTTTGAAATTTTTGTAATGATCTATCTCTGCGTAGCAATGTTCGTCACTAAGGTGAACTAATATGCAGTTTTTACATTTATTGAAATATTCCTTCAGTGATTTAATTCGGTTTTTTAAAAATTGTCTAACATTTTCTTCATAAAGGTTTACATTTTTTGCATATATATCACTATATACTATAACGCTATTTTCTTGAGGGTTTTTCATTTCGATATCAAATACTTTTTCGGGATTCATGTCTTGAAATAATTCTAATATAAAATCTTCTTCATATAAGTTATTGTTTAAGAATACAATTTTTGCCTCAATAGGTTTTGTGATGGACCGCTTTAGTTTATGGAGATCTATCGTGTTTCCCTTTGTGTACATTTTATTATTAAAATCTTCTGATAAAGAGTTTATGAAAACATTTTTTCTGCCTTGACTAAGGAAGTAATCTAAGTATTTAAAATCTCCATAATCTTCCTTTTTGCCACAAGGAGGTAGGGGTCTTCCTGGAATTTTAATCCATAGATTTGGAATATTGAATGCATCAGCACAAATTAATCCATGTAGTGAGCTACTTACTATAGCAGAGCAAGAGTAGATTTTATCTATAACATTTTGCCATTTATCTGTGGGGTTAATTAAATGGAATCTATCGTCATCTCTGATTAAATTTTTAAAAATATCTATATTAGAAATGTGTGGCACTAATCCTATTTTTTTTCCCAGCTCTTTATTTTTTTTAGGCTTGTAAAACATGGGTAAAAGTAAAGCCGGGTCACCGAGGTAGGTATTGCTAACATCCATTCCTGCTGAGCGTACACATTGGAGTGTTAATGGCCCCCTAACGCATCTGAATTCATTATTGAAATTTGGTATCTTTTCTGAGTGGTGGTGTAGACCTGCACCGCAGACGATTTCTTTTTCTTTGAGATCGCCTAGAGTTGAACCTATTAGTTTAATTTGTTTATATTCACCTTTACAATTAAATTTTACGCTATCTCCGAATAAAAACTTAGCGATGGGCACGTTTAACTCGTCTCCAAAATTGCCGAAACCTTTTTTATAACGCCAGTACGAAACGTTAGTAACTTCTTTGGATGAAAATTTTTCTTTATCGTGTCTTATATCTGAGTTTTTATCAATTTCAGGGTTGTCATTTTTTTCATGTAATTGATATGACATTAATGGGTTCAGGTGGTAAATAGAATTTGGCGCAGAGAATAATTTGTTTTGATTGAAAAATTTTTGCATAAAGTTATCTAGGGCCTCATTTATTCCTCCTTGTTCTACCCACTGACATAAAGTGGATGCTGCTTGCTTGCTTAGTATGTATGAGCTTGCGTTCATATGCCAATAATGATCATTTTCTGAGAAGAAATTATTTTTTTTAATATTAAAGAAGTGGTTATTGTATTCTTTTGTTACCTTATGATAATGAGGTTTATTCCAGGGTTGGCAGCCACCTAGGTATATTAAGTTATAATTATTAGGTATATAATTACTGTAAACTTGATTCCAGGAATTGGTAAACCCTTTTTTAAAGACTACATCGTCTTCTAGTATTAAATAATTATCGGCCTCTCTATCTAGTGTTAGCTGTTTCCATAACCTGTAATGACTTAGAGCGCATGCTATTTCTGCTTTTGTTAGCTTATTGAAAGATTTTTTAAAAATATTTTTTATTTCTTGATTAAGTTCTAATTCTTTTGCGTTAATAGCTGGAAACCTTTCCGCTGAAAATGGTAGGTTTTTGTTTATATGATCTAACCTATCTTTTCGTCTATCAAGGTTTATAAAAAAAGATCTACTTATTCGATTTAATTTCATTTATTAATTTACTATATATATTTATATTTTTATATTCAAACGGACTAAATTGACTTAGGTGGGATCGAGCTTGCTGTGTATATTCACTTAAAGTTTTTTGATGATTTAAGATTGCATTATATAATTGATTGGATCCCATTTTGATGTCGTGTTTGCTATAATAATATCCTATATCACATAGACTGGGGCAATTATGGATTAGGGGTAAGCCCATATATAATTGCTCGAAATTCGCATAATTGAATTCATTATCATTCTGGTGGCTAATAACTGTACTACCAAACTTACTTAATGCATCGAGTGACCCCCATCTGTTATTAAAAAAACAGAAATTTTTCTTGCTTAAGATATTTAGTCTTTTTACGAAATTTTCAAAATATTTTCCAGTCCTGATTTTTTCTGCGCAAAAAGTATTGATAGCTCCTAAAGTGCCGGGCCTTTCGGTTTCAAGTCTTTCGCAAATCATTAAGGGGACAAAGCATGTTTTTATTGTATTTAAGTTTGGTTCGAAAATGCAGATTTTATTAACATAGTCAGGCTTAAAGAATGGATTTAAGTTTTTTTTATTTAGATCTTTAATTTTATCTTGAACAAAAGATGGTTCCCATATCATGGGAGTTACTATAACATCATCCATCCCGTAGTATGTTTTTATGTATTCTATACCAGAGGAGTGATGTGGAAGGATCCATATTTGATCTATATACTTATTGGTATCTTTGGGATTAATTTGTATATCTTGATTTTTATATCTTTCGTCAAATAAAGTATTATATGTATCTATGTATAATTTATGACCAAAATGAGCTATGATAATTTTTAATTTAGGATTACGATCCTTTAATTCTTTATATATTTTTGCGGGGATATCGTATCCCGCGATAATTAGAATGTCTAGTTTTTCGTTTTTATCGATAATTAAATCTTGTAGTAGCATACCCTTGTGCTTAAAATGCATTTTATTTTTGGGTATATCTTTAGTAATATAATAGCATTCATGACCTATTCTTTTGAATAAATCATAAAGGAAGACAATATTTTGCTGCATTCCATTTGCCCAGAATGCAATGGACATATCGAGGGTAATTCCTATTTTCATGACAATAATTTTTTATATTTCTCTATCACGAATGGATTGTTAGGTGAGAATTTATTAAGTATAGTTTCAGATTGTTTCTTGTATTCTTCTAAATTTTTATCGTGAAAAGTTAACGCTAGCCTTAGTGCTTCAGCGCCTTTTTTCGTATCATATTCAGGGTAGAAATAACCAGCTGATTTTATATATTCAGAGTTATGCACTAGGGGGATATTGAAATATAATGCTTCAAGATAAGTATAATTCAGCCCGTTTAATAATTGATTTGATAGTGATACTGAAATTTTGTTCGCAAATAAATTAGTTACTCTTTGCCTGTGATTGAAATTCACTTTTCCACCTTTTTGTATATCTAGTTGCCACATCATTCTTTTGAAGAAATTAGCTTCTTTTAGTTTTGATGTGCAATAAACATTTAATGATTCAAATAAACTTTTATCTTCCGAGTAAAGTTCTTCTGCTATCATGATTGAAGGTAGGCAGTGTTTTGTTGTGTTTAAGTTTGGTTCAAAAATTCCTATATGCTTGGGCTTATCTTTTGAATAAAAGCAACTTTTACCGGCTTTATTCCATATCTTTTCATGCATTTTCATATATTGCGAACTCCATATATATGGAAGTTCGAGGACTTTTTCATTTTTGTAATAAGTTCTGAAATAATTGAAGGAAAATTTGTAATGAGGTGATACCCAATTTTCGTCAACTCTATATGGGATTAAGGGGGATGTTGTATTCCAGCTTGATTGTTCTATGTCAGCTAATAATCTATTTCCATAGTGGACATGAATGTTCCTGCATGCAGGTTTAAGTTCTTTTATCTTATCTATTATTGAATGCTTTAGCATCCATGTAGTTTGTAGGACAGCATATAGATCATCTATATAATCTAGTATTTCATGCTCTTCTAATATTAATATATCTGTAGGTGGGTCTACGCAATCATCTATTTTGTGATTTACTGCAATTATAGGCTCGAAGCCTATGTTTTGTAAAAGTTCAGCCAGGAATACAATGTTTTGTTGCAAGCCATTGCTGAAAATTCCGTTTTTGTAATTCGCGGTCAATAATATTCTCATTGACTAAATTTACACAATTAATCTTCAGAAATAACAAAAGAAGCTGGATTTAATGTTGATGTATTTGCGGATCTATTTAGTTTATCTAAATTAAAAATAAAACTTCCGTCTGAATCCGTAAGTCCGCTTGAATTGCATATTGTAAATTTATTATTCACATCGTAAGAATTATCTAATTGTATTCCATCAGAATAAGATTGATAGGTATATATTGTTCCTCCATTTGGAGCTGTACCGCCTTCAGAAACATTTTCAAAAGTTACGTTACTAGTGTTTGAAACAGTAGTTCCTATGTTAGCAAGGCCTGCCCCTAAGCTATTTGGGGAAGCATTGACTGTTCTGGATGAGAATCCTGCAAGGGTATAATTTGGATTAGTTAAAATTGAATTTGTTGTAATTCCCGCTAAATTAGTTGCAGTTACACTCCATGAAAAAGTTCCTTTTGTATCAGAGTCTGAAACTGTAATTGTATAAGAATTGCTTGTTTTTCCTGTTCCAGAACTATTTATAGTAAGAGTAGATTGGTTGCTTTGGGACGAATCTAGAGTTAAAGTTGGAGTGTTTAGCATTAACTGTGAACTTTCAAGATCGAAATTGTCTGATATTCCTGACGGTGAGCTTGATAGTTTTAAAGACAAATTGTTTATTGATAAAGTTAGTGGTGCGTTCGCTATATTTACTACATCTTGGAGTTGGATAGTTATACCATTTGATGTTTTTGTTCCTGATAGGGTGAAATTGTCAATAGATATATTATATGAACCACCTAGTCTAGAAACCTCTTTTTTAACTAAAGCGTACCCGTTTGAACTAACCTTGGGTGAAGTATTAATGCTTACAGTTTGCGTACCCCCTGAAGTGGGTTGTAATCCACTATGACTTAAATTTACGCCAGATGACGCAACTGCAGATAAATTTGGTTGAGAGTTGATGAAGTCTATCACTGGGCCGACATAGGGCCATCCAGCAGGGCGTTTTGGGAAATTAATTATAAGCATACTCCCGGAAGTAGTGACAGATGCAGGGTTTCCATAGTTAATTAAATTTAATCTAAGATTTGTATAGGCTCCTTCAGCGTAAGGTCCGGTCATGGTAACTGTTACTACCCCTCCGGGTTGATTTAAAAGTGTTCTAACTGTAAAATTTCCATAATATTCTAATTCATTGTCGAATTGACTGTTGGTAGAGAAATTTAATTCACCGGCTCCGCCTAAGTTGCTATCATCTATGTAAAGAGTGTCTATGTTATTCTTTTCAAAATTAATAGTAGCGGATTCAGAATTTTTTAATGCGCTTTGATTAAGTGGATAATCTATTCCTAGTATGTTTAAGTGAGGTATTGATCCGTTGTTTAATGTCGCTGTATCTGATGTCGTAAACTTATCGCTCAGTGTGTTGAAATTGTTTTTTGCAATAAATGCCGCTGGTTGATTGCCATCTCTAGTTGAAGAGCCTATTGAGCCGTATACGTTTATAGGAACGGTGAATTTATAACTTCCATCTGGTAGTGTTGACTTGTTGTAATTTGAATTATATGATGACTGAGATCCATTTGATACACCTTCATTCCTAACCGATAAAGATATATCATTTATAGAAGACCCTTTTCCGTCTATAAAAACTTCTGATTCAACTATGTCTCCAGCTTTTAACTCGGATGAACCTATTGAATGTGGAGATGTAGCCGATGAAGCTATCGAACTTAATGAAGCTCCAGTTATCTGTGGACCATTCGCTATTTTTACTATGGCGTTTTTTCTATCAACAGCTCCGTTTCCAGATCTTACCGCAAATATTTCAATATTATTAGAGTTATTAAAAATTCCCTGAATATAATCAACTGTTTTTGTGGATTCGAATGAATTGGGATTGTTTATTGATACGTCTTGACTTGGGGTGTATAAAATTGAGTCTGTAGAACTATTCCAATTGGATATGCTATTAGAGAAGGTGGTAGATTCTCCCTCTCTTAGTCCATCAGAGCGACCGTTATATGATGTTGGATTATTTATAGATATAATTGGGTAATCTTGGTCTACAGGTCGAGTTCCGCTTACGTTTGAAATAACTTCAGAAGAAACGGCTTTTCCAGTAGATCCAAAAGCGTTAACAGCTTGTAGTGATACTCCATATGATCCATTTACTATATTTGATACGGTAATAGGTATTGTCGCAGTGAAGATACCGTTGTTTTCGGTTAGCGCATAACTAGTGAAATTTATTTCTTCAGCTAAACCTGATTCTAAAACCTTAATAGAATCAACATCACTTGTATCGAAGTCTGCATAAATATTTAAAATATCTCCTTGTTTTAAATGAGAGCTCCCTTGGTTTTGTCCGTTTTTCGGTGTAGAATTTTGTATAGAATCTATCCTGATTTCTATAGCTTCTGGCCCGCCTCCCGCTTCTGTTATAGGTAGAATAATACTCCTGCCATTTGCTTCTCCACTAAGTTGTGTTTTACCTTCTATGTTTACATTGTCTAGAAAACCAATAAATCTTCTTGTATGTTCTCCTAGTTGCTGTATGTTTTCAAGAGGTATTTCTTGTCCTTCTATAGAGGCTTGCCCCAAGTAATCTCCATTGGGTCCATCCCACTGCATTTCCACTTTTAAATTAGAGGCAGATGTAACTTCAACGGAAGATAGATATAAATTTGGGTTAGGGGTATTGTTGTAATTTTTATTTGTTACTCCGTCATTGTCTATAACGTCAGAAAAGAAGACGAATTCAGCTGAACCTGACTCAATTTGAGATATCGATCCACCTAGTGTTCTAACGTCTACTCCGTCTAAAGTTAATCCGCTAACAAAATTTCCACTAAGGAACTCTACCGAATCCGTCGTTCTTATGTTTTGGTCCATAGAAACACGTAAACCGCCGAAATATAGGTTATCAAAAACTCCTGTAGCCCAGGCTCTTGTTATCTTACCTATGCCACCTTCACCACTGTTTCTTGGAACTAAATTTCTTGTACCCATTATTTATATTACACAAATTGTATTAAAATGATATATCGTCAGTAAATGCTTCAGGGCCAGTATTGTATCTCCATATATTAGACCTTAACTCTAGGTCGTTTTCGCTTTTTAGTATCCACATTGTATCAGAAATAAAAACATGATCGTTTGGTGTTACATCTCCGTCTTCATTTATTTCGAAGGCTTCTTGTAATTCGTACCTATTTAAAGATCCAGTTATTTCAAATGAAGTGTCATCTAGCCTCGAAACCTGTCTTTCCACAGATTCTATTTTAGAATCTAGTAAAGCTCCTGTTTGATTTAAATTACCACTGAGAGATTCTATTTTAGAGTCTAGGAAGACTCCTGTTGTGAAACTACCACTAAGAGATTCTATTTTAGAGTCTAAAAAGTTTTTTGTTTCGCTTAAATCACCGCTTAAAGATTTTATTTCAGAGCTTAGTAAATCTCCTGTTTGGTTTAGAGTTCCGCTAAGAGATTCTATTTTAGAGTCTAAGAAGGCACCTGTTTGATTTAAGGTTCCGCTGATAGATTCTATTTTAGAATCTAAGAAGATGCCTGTTTCATTTAGGGTTCCACTAAGAGATTCTATTTTAAAGTCTAAGAAGGCACCTGTTTGATTTAAGGTTCCGCTGAGAGATTCTATTTTAGAATCTAAGAAGATGCCTGTTTCATTCAGGGTTCCGCTGAGAGATTCTATTTTAGAATCTAAGAAGATGCCTGTTTGATTCAGGGTTCCACTGAGAGATTCTATTTTAGAATCCAAGAAGGCGCCTGTTTGATTTAGGGTTCCACTGAGAGATTCTATTTTAGAATCCAAGAAGGCGCCTGTTTGATTTAAGGTTCCGCTGAGAGATTCTATTTTAGAATCTAAGAAGGCGCCTGTTTGATTTAAGTTTCCGCTTAATTCTTGAATAAATTTTAATACATTAACGCCGCTAATATGTATTGATTCACTGTTTCCAGATATAAAGTCGATTGTATCTGTATTTATGTGTCCAGCTTCTCCACTATCAAAAAATATCTTTAACCCAGATAATTCAGTATAGTTTCCTGTTTTTACAGAAAGAGTATTAGAGACTATATCGTCTGATATGGTTCTTGTGTTTGTTAGTACATCAAAAAAGCCGGAAGTAGATTCTAGTATGTACGAGTTTAGTTTTACTGTTTCTAACCTCTTGCCATCTATCAAGACAAGAGGATCTTCGGGTTCTTGTCCGACAATGTACTTTTTGTCCCCTATCCTTCTTAAGGATTTTTTAATTTCAAAGAAATCCATAAAAATTAAAAATTATCGTATAACCCTGTTTCTTTGTATGTAACTGCGTACTTTATAGAGAAACCTGATATGGTATGCGGTCTTTTAACATAAATTCTTCCGGCTTCATCGTTTTCTATCTTTACTGCCATATCTATATCTAAATATATAAGATCTTCTGTTTTGGGAGACACGGGCTCAGAGTTGTCAAGTCTTCTTTCTGATGTGTGAAATTGTATAGGATAAGATGATTCATTGTGAATTACGACGCTTTCAACTAAACCTCTCTCATAAAGATCATTAAAGTCTATAAGCTCGTAAGAATTAATTAAGCTTGCGGATTTATTTTCTTGCCTCATTCCAAATTCTGTGTCTGTATGGAAGCAAAATTTACTATCTACGCATCTATTAGGGTCTGTATATTCTGCATGAATAAAGTAATCCGGGTGACCTGTTTCTAATAATGATTTATTTTTTCTTCCATTTTCAAAATAAGTTCCAAATACATCATCCATGAGGTTGCGATTTTCTCCATAACAATTTCCGCTATCTATACCGTATCTTTTTGTATCAGAAATAGATTCAAGAAGTAAAAAATCTTCTTCTATTTTTTGAGAAACAGTTTTCGTTCTAAGCTTCCATGGTTGGTATAATTCCCTTCTTTCTATTTGGTGCCATATGTCTACAAGTTTTCCGGAAATTCCTACAAGCTCTCCAGAAATACCCACCAATTCTCCTGATATTCCATGAGTGCCTTCAACTAATTCTTCTGAAATTTCTACTAATTCTCCAGATATACCTTCCGTTCCTTCAACTAGTTCCTCTGATATTTCATGAAGCTGTCCAGAAATCCCTTTTAATTCTGAAGACATATTATCTAGATTTCCTGAAACACCAGATAGTAATCTATGAGTTTCTTGATCTGAATCTATTTCTACATCAATGTGAATACTAGAAAGTTCTCCAGAAATACCCGAAAGTAATCTATGAGTTTGTGTGTCCTCATCAATTTTTACATCAATATGAATATCTGAAAGTTCTCCCGAAATTCCAGATAAAAGCCTATGGGTTTCTATGTCATTAGACAGAGAAAGTTGGCCAGAGATTCCAGATAAAAGCCTATGGGTTTCTATGTCATTAGACAGAGAAAGTTGGCCAGAGATTCCAGATAAAAGCCTATGGGTTTCTATGTCATTAGACAGAGAAAGTTGACCAGAGATTCCAGATAAAAGCTTATGAGTTTCTGTATCGCTGGGCTCAATTGATAAGTCTAAATTATCTATCGTTATTCCGCCAGCCGGCTCCCATCTACCACTAGCTTTATTCCACTGATATGAAAAAGTAGGCTGAGGTGATAGGTGATCTAATTGCGTTATATCTTTATATAACGGATTATTTTTATAATCTTCGTTGGCCATACGAAGATATTACACCTTTTTTTTAGTCTCTATCTAAGTGGTGTTTTATGCCGTTTCTTTTCTTGCTATATTCTTTGAAATATTTTTGCTGAACTGGATCATACCCTAGTTTATCTTTTCTTTTCTGACTAAGTTCTCTACTTTGATCAACTAAGTCTCCATATGTACCTTTTTGGTTTGCTGTTTTTTGTATAAAAGCTTGATTATCAAAAGGATCTGAGCTTGAATCTATACTAGCCTGAGGAATATCCCACACTCTATTCCATTTAATCCCTTCTTGATCTATATAGATGTGTTCATCATTCATTGATTGAATAATATCTATAGTTTCTTCTGTCTCAGGGTGTTCGTATGTATATAAAGGCATTATTCTAATATTTTTTCTAAAGTATTTTTGTATGTAAATTTATTTTTTAGTTTATTGCCTTCGGTATTTTCTTTTTTACAAATAGTTTCAGCTTTTTCCATTGCGGATATAAATTCTTCGTCATCAAAAGTATATATACTGCCTTGGTTGAAGTCAGAACCTTTTTTAAAAAAAATGTTATCATAAACTTCTTCTTTTCCGTTTGGCTCAATTAATATAGAATTATCTTTTGAGGCCCAGTCTTTATGTGCAGTTGAATTTAATACAATACTCCATTTCCCTAGGCATGTGGCATTGAAGGATGGTAGGTTCCAACCTTCTGCACCACTCATACCTCCAAGATCGATATCTATTGAGTTTAAAAAATCATTAACTTGAGAGTTTTTAGGTAAAAATGGCAAGAAGTTTATGTTTCCATAACTTTTTCCTTGAAGTATATTTCTTATGGAAGCTTCCATTTCTTCTTTTTTGAAAAATGGATTAGAAATGCAACACGTTAATTGGTATTTGTAGTTATTGCCATATTTCTTGATCCAGTTTCTTATAATTTTTTCTGTATGCTTTCTTTTTTCTAGCTTACCCATTAAACCAAAATGAATCTTATCGTTTAAATATTTTTTTTCGGTATTATAAAAAGAATCGTCAAAACCTAACGGCGCATAGGATGCGTTATTAAATTTACCTGCAGAATAAGAACTGCTAAAAACAACTTTATCTTGAAGTTCTGCTATTTTTACCTCTGATTCTGTGGGTTGATCTAATTCGTAAAAAGTGTAAAGTATTTGATTTTTAGATATCCTGCTTTCTGCGCCATTTAAGTGCCACATCTGAAGGGTCGTTGTGTTTTTATCTAATTTTTTATATCTATTATTAACCCCGTCTTCTACCCAAAGTTTAAAATTAGAGTCATTTATTTTAAATGAACTGACATCCACATTGCCAGTTGGGAAAATTGCTACATCTATATTTTTAGAGTATATTTCTTTTAGTAAATTAAAGCAAACATTACCAAAAGATAGTGAGTTAAGTGGACCTTTAAATATTAATTTGTTCATTAAAATGGAATATCTGCGAATTCATCGTCTTCTTGAGTATTTTGTTTTTCTTTAGGTACTGGATTATCTGTTGAGTTTTCATTATTTCCACTTAAAAATGTAACTAAATCAGCTATACAATATATTTTATTTCTTGTTTGTCCTTCTGCATTTTTCCAAGAATTTAAATGGAGCCTTCCATCTATCATTACTTTCCTGCCTTTACTTAAGAATCTAGCGCAGTTATCTGCAGTCTTGTTCCACGCTTCTACATCTAGATAAAGGACATTATCTGACGGTCTGTTGTTTATTGCTATAGTGAATACGCAAACTTTTTTACCTGTTTTAGTTTCTTTTACTTCTGGGTCCCTTGTTAAATTTCCTAGTCCTATAAATCTATTCAATGTTAAATTCTCCTTTTAGTTCGTTTTGTATTTCTTTAATTGCTGAGTTATGTATATTTATGCAACCTTGGATACTTAAGTTTAATGAATCTCCTATATTTTTCCAGGGCATTACTTTATTTTTCATTCCTTCAATGTATCTCATGTTGAATATTTTTTCAACTCTTTTATCTGGATGATTATCTATTATCTTTAAAACTTTATTAAATATATCTTCTTTTATAGAGTTTGCTATGTCTTTAGATTCTTCTGATTCTTGATCTGTCATATTTTCTATAAAATCTGAGTTAAAAACAGGTCTTCTTTTATTTCTGTTGTACGTGTTTAGGCAGTTCCATTTTGTTTCATTACCTAAATATGTGCTGAATTTGGTACCTTTCGTTTCGTCGTATTTTAATGCAGCCATGTATATCTTGTATTCTTTTTCGTTAATTAACTCGTCTTTATCAATATAATTGCTTTGCCTAGAAGAATATGCATTTACCATATCTATATATATTCCGCTATGCCGATCTACTAATTCATTTAAACTCTCTTCAATATCATGTTGATTTTTTATATTATTAATAAGTTCAGAATCGGATTGATTATTGAAATAGTTCATTGTATATAGAATTTATTTTATTGTTTATATATAGATTATCTGTTTCTCTGAAATTTTTCCACTTTACTCTATATTGGGACATGTTTTTTAAGATAGGATCGTTCTTTAATTCCTCCTTATTGGGCGCGATGTTTCCGTGCCTTTCGATATGGATTGTTTTTCCGCCCTGAGATTCAACCCATTCTATTTCATTTTTATACCTAACATCTGTAATGAAGACATAATCCTGATTGATACTTTTAAGTTTATTGGAGAGCCTATCGATCCAACAGTTCTTGTTAAGCCTTCTTCTTACCTTTGTCCCATAGCATACCAAGAAAGGTCTGATGATTTCTTTCTCTGTATTGATTTCGGTAAATGCTGATATACCTATATTCTTCTTGAGAAAATCATCACATTCTTCTTTTAATTCATCAGCAAACGCTAGTCGTTTGGATGAAATATTTTTATTACTTAATTTTTTGGATAAGAACTGAAACAGAGTATCCTTACCTGATCTCGCTAATCCTGATATTCCTATAATTGTCATGAACCGAAAATGTTTTTGACCTTAGAGGATAAATCATGAAATCCGGCATTAGCTAACATTCGTGATACTGAGTGATAGCTCGTTACTTCATTCATGTCTTCATCTACCTCGTTTGGTATATAGTCTTTACTTATCTTTGACGAAATCATGACCGAGGATAGTTTCAAGTCCTTACCTCGCTCCGCTAACATATTTACTAATGCTTTTGTGCAAGCCTCTGTTTCATCTTCAGCAGACAAAACTATCGACCAATCAGAGCATTTAACTATGAAACATGTTTCTTTATCTAAATCGATAATATTTTCCATGCTTTGAATTATAGCCCATAGTTGAAGTAAAGTCAATCTTATTTTATATATTTATTAAATTAAGATATATAGTATATCCTATTGAATAACAATGCACAATTTTTTGCACGTCACTAATTCAATTTTTTGAATAAGACTTGACAAAAATCTAATTTAAGTATAAGATCTATCGAATGAAAAAATTCATACAGATACCATTAGCTATTCAAGAGGATATTATTTCGGGCAAATTAATTGGTAACGATCTAGTTGTTTACTCCTACCTCGTTGATAAGGCCGGGCACGGCAAACCTATATATTTTTCTAACAACAAGATAGCAGGAGAACTAGGCGGAATGTCTTACGGTAAAATATCGGCAAGCCTAAGCAGACTATATAAGGCTAAACATATTTTAAGAAAAAAAACAGCAGGAAATACAATGACACAGTTAAAGACTGTTGTTATAAATTCCAAAAATATCATGATAAAGGGGAGGCAGCATGAAGATATCTGTTAGGATGGAGGGTGGCTTAGGTGACCACTTCGCCGCTAATAGATTCATTCCTGCAATTAAGGAATATTACCCTGGGTGCGAAATAGACCTATGGTCAGACACGGAAGGTAGCCCGATACAGTCAGATATACTTAAGGAAATGTGGCCAGACCATTTCAATAATGTTTTTGTTTTGGAAAAAAAGAAACATAAAAAATTTCGAATAAAATCATCAAATTTCCCAGAAGAAGATTATAGAGGGTCAATTAAAAATGTATCACCTAATGATATGAAATTAATGGAAGGGGCTTATGATAAGTTTTACGACCTACATATTGACTCCTTAGATTGGTTGAACCATGACTACGATTGGTTTAAGTATTTTAATATCTTTCCAAAACCCACTACCAACTTAACCGAAAATATAAAGTTACCTTTTGACAAATTCATTTTAGCGCACCTTTATGCGAGAGACGGTGCAGATTCAAATATGGAAGATTGGTATATTAAGAGATTAATTAACGATATAACAAAAGATTTCAACTTAATAATTCTTTACGATAGTCATTCCAAACATAAATACGAAGATTTTCTGGAATCAAAAAACCCAAAATTACATTTAGTGCACGCAGATCTAAGGCAAATATTTTATCTGTCCAGTAAATGTACAGCTATGTTCGGTATTGATTCAGGGATACGATATATTCCATATCATTTTGGTAAACCCACATTCACTTTCTCAAAATATTGTCAAAAATACGGAACGGTTCAATACTCTTATTTAATTAGATGGTTATTTAATGAAAAGTACGTTTTTCCTTTACATTATGACATTAGTAGCGCAAGTCAAATAATAAAAAATTGCTTACGCAATCCTGCGTATAGATTATACCCTTTCTTACTAGATGATATAGAGCGTCTGGTTGCCCAGAGAGACATTACGGAATATATTACAGAATGAAAGTAGCATTATGGTTTAGTGGGAAATTAGGAGACTGGGAAGAATGTTTAAAGTCGATAACAGAAAATATTATCTGGCCACTAAAGCCAGATATTTTCGTTACAACTTGGGACGATCAACCCTCTTACGACTTCTGCCAATACTATAAACCAGTAAAACGTCAAATATTGAACTTCGAAAAAGCAATGGCATCGCTAGCGCCAACAGACAAGCTCCCATACCAGCCAAACAAAGGATTAATACCTATGTTAGTAGGAATTAAAGCCTCTAATACTATATTCCAAAACTACGCTTTATTAAAAAAAATCAATTACGATTTAGTAATCAGGATAAGACCAGACATACAAGTATTAGAACAAATAAAACCTCATGAAATAAAAGATTGTTTAAAAAATAAACATATTAGACTACCACTATTTGAGAGTACCAATATATACAATCATGAAGAAGAAATCAAAAAACAATTTAGCTTCAGTTTTGTATATGACAAAGCTTCTCTGCCAAATCAAATAAATGATCAGCTAGCTATTGGACACCCCGACCAAATGAATAAGTACGCAAATTGTTTATCAAGCGTAGCAACTGCAATAAAAATTATGTGGAATGAAGGTTACCCTGAATATATGATCAAAGTGCCAGAGTCAGTAATAACAATGTGCCTAAACTTACAGCAATGTAAATACAAGCAATTAACAGGAACAAATCCGTTTGGTAATATTAATACAATCCTGTGTAAAAATGGCAAAAAATGGAGAAACCAAGGACACAACTCAATTTCAGTTTAATGAAAATTTTCTTTCCAGATATCCACATAACTTTAACAAAAAATTTAAGCAAATCCTTGCAACAGCTAGGTCACCAAATAGTACTACCCTCAAAAGATTACCGCATAACAGAGTTACCTCCTCAAAATTGGGTATGGAACACTTCCCACTCAAAAGAATCTATTAAAAAATTCGACCTAGCGTCTAATTCTATTTTCGTAGATAAAGAAGAGCTTTTCGATATAAAACCTGACGTTATATTTGTTAGTGCATTCGAAAATCAATTCGAAGTACTAAATATTATATGGCCTGAAGCTAAAAAATGGGGAGCAAAACTAGCATTTTACAGCGGAAACGATTATTGGGACACGGCTTATCCGTGGGAGATAATACAAAACTATATGCCCGCAGACCAACTAGCAGCAAAGCTTTGCGCTAAACACAAAAAACATTTTTTTCATTACAAACCCTGGATTGATTATGAAATGTTTTCCTTTGATGGGGTTTCTGACGGCAAAAAGATAGGTACATATATATGTGATTACAAAAATAACTTCCCGGAAGACTACGAGTGCTATACTCAAACCATTCGAGCTCATAATGCAGAATATATTTTATGCGAAAAAGAAACAAAACAAAGAACTTCAGAGATAATGAACGAAACAATCTCTACCTTACATATAAAAAGACTAGAAGGTTACGGTTTTGCTATTATCGAAAGCATGGCAAAAGGTAGACCGGTCTTTTTCTGGGAACCTTTAACTGAGGGCAAAAGCTACCTTCAATGGTTAGAGCTTGGGGTTACCGGCTTTACATTTAGAGATTTAGGGGATTACATTTCTCAACAAAATTTCTTAATAACAGAAACTGAATTTAGACATGAAGTACAGAATAAGTGTGCCGAGAGGATAAGAGATATAATAAATAATGAAGAAGAGAATTTAAAATTAGACAATTTCTTAAATAATCTATTATGAAACTGAATGATTTATTTGATGCGGTTTATTATATTAACCTTGACTCAAGAACAGATAGAGATGAAGAGTTTTGGGAATTAAATAATAATTTTTTATGTAAAGAACGGACAATTAGAATATCTGCGTTTGATGCGAGAAACACAAATGTAGCAGACGGGGTCTTACCTCTAATGCGTGCAAGAGCGGCGCATTCAGTAAGCTATTCTAAACCTTTCCGCCATGCAATTGAGAATAACTTTAAAAAAATATTAGTTCTCGAAGATGACGCTGAACCAATGATCAAGGACCCAGAAGAAATGTATTCCTTGATTAAAAATTGCCAACAAACAGATTATGATATATTATTCCTTGGAGGGACAGTCCAATCTCAATTAACAAAAGAAAATGAATTTCTGTACAAGGTTAAAAATAATGTACTAACCACACATGCAATATCTTTTTGTGATAATAATAACCTATTTAAAACAATAGCCCCATTAGGTAATAATTATGAAGCTACATTTGAGTACCTAACTAGACAAAGAAATTGTTTTGCGACAGACCTACTTACTTCAGAACTTACCTTAAAATACAGAAGTTTTTTTCCCAAGAGCCTTATCTACGGCCAATACGAAAGCTTTTCAGATATAGATGGAAAGAATGCATCTTACAATAACGATATGATAAATAGATTCGATAAATTTACCGCATCATGAAAAAAACTAACTTCGGAGTATTAGTATACCAAAATCAATATTTACCTGAATGTTCTTCGATTAATGTTGGAGACTACATACAATCATTAGCGGCGTTAAATATATATAAAAAAATTATAGAAGAAAAACTTAATGTTTCATTCGAAATAGATGAATTCACTAATTTAGTTTTAGAGAATAATATAGACGGATTTAATTTTATTTTCATCAAAAGAGATAACTTACATGAACAATCCCAATATCAAGGATTAGATAATATCATCACAATCATGAATGGATGGTGGATGTGGCCATTTAATAAAAACAAAGAATTAAGTTTTGAGATACCCAAAAATTTAAAACCCATATTTACTTCGTTCCATATTTACGATAATAACTTACTTAATGAAAAAAATATTAAAACTTTCGAAAGGTTTCAACCGATAGGCTGTAGGGACATAGATACATTAAATAAATTAAAAAGTAAAAACATAGATTGCTTCTTTTCTGGATGCCTAACCACAACAATAGATTTTTATGACTGGGAAGGTCAGAATTCAGATTCAGTACTACTAGTTGATTATAACAAAAATAATTTAAATGTAAATGAATCCAGACTGACACATCATACCCCAGAAATTAAGGAAGATTTTAAAAAAGGATTTAAACTAGGGCTTAATCTACTTAAAAAATATAGTTTATGCAAAAAAGTATACACCTCAAGAATACATTGCTATCTTCCGTGTCTAGCTATGGGCGTACCCGTTGAATTTAATTACGGAGATAATTCTAAGCTTAATACCTGGGGTACGGGCAATGAAAGATTCAACGGTTTAAGGGAACTTGGGGCAGAACAAGATAAACTGAATAAAATTCAACTAGGATTCGATCAAATCATGAATCACATAAAAATATAATACAGTGAAAAGGATAGCTATATGCTTTAGGGGAAAATGTTCCGACGAAAATATACATTGGGCTACAGGCACGCTTAGAAAAACAGATTACAAAAAAACCTTAATTTCTATAAGAAATAATTTAATAAATACTAACCCAAATTATAATTTCGACATATACCTACATGGCTGGATATCTGAAGAAGCTGACTCAAACAAGATAGAATCAGATTTTAATGCAAAATTAAGCAAACTTGACAAACAGATAGACTTTTCTCCGTATTACGAAAAAATTAAAAACTACAGAGAGATATTGCAATCTAGATTTAGCCATTTACATCAGAAAAATCAATATTCCTACAATGATATAAAATTTTTCGATTATTTTAATAATATATTCTCATATGCATACAGTATATCTAATGCGGTAAAACTAATAGATCAACCTAAGAATTACGAATTAATAATAAATACTAGATACGACATTAATTTAATAGAAGCCATAAATTTAAATTCACTAGATAAAAATAAAACTTATACTGACAACACAGGATTAAACCACAGCCCTCTATTTTATGGTGATTTCATACATATTTCGAAACCAGAGAAGAGTGTTTTATGGGCAAATTTTTTCAATTTTTTAAGCGAAGAGATCTTCTTTAAAAAAGATTTTGAACAATGGGCGAGAAGCTTTAAATCAAAAAATATTAACGGAAAAACCGACCACGGTATATATTCACCTCAAATGATATACGCTAATTTTTCCCAGACACACACACCACACAGAGATGTTGTGCCAAAAATAAACGCATCACTTTTTAGATATTAATAATGATAAAAGCGGTACTATTTGACTTAGATGGAGTTCTCGTTGACTCAAGAGAAATGCATTACCTAGCACTAAATAAAGCTTTAGAATATATAGATCCAAAATTTATAATCAAAAGAGAAGAACATCTATCTACTTTTGACGGTTTACCAACAAAAAGTAAACTCAATAAATTAACAGAAACAAAAGGTTTACCAAAAGATCTTTACAATGAAGTATGGAAGCTTAAGCAAAAATTTACAGTTGAAGCAATAAACGAGCAGTACTCTGTAGATGAGAGATTGTGTGGTATACTTAAAAATTTAAAGGAAAAAGGGATCAAAATGTGCGTTTGCTCTAATTCTATCAGAGAAACTACAAAAATGATACTTTTAAGGAAGGGGCTTATAGAGTATATTGAATTTTTGATAACGAATGAAGACGTAAAGAATCCAAAGCCTAACCCTGAGATGTATTTAAGGGCAATGATACGACTTGGATTATCACCTAAAGAATGTGTTATAGTAGAGGATTCTCACATTGGAAGAAAGGCAGCTATGCTATCAGGAGCAAGTCTTTGCGCTGTAATAAATCCAAATGATGTCGAATTATCTAAAATAGAATATATTATACAAAAAGCAAATGATAAATCAAAACTCAACCCCAAATGGCAAGGAGGAAAAATGAACGTACTTATACCAATGGCTGGAGCGGGATCCAGATTCGAAAAAGCTGGATATACATTCCCTAAACCATTAATCGAAGTTAGAGGTCAACCAATGATACAGGCAGTCGTCAATAATATAAATATTGACGCAAAACATATCTTTATAGTGCAAAAGGAACACTTTAAAAAGTACAACCTAAAAGAAACTTTAAATGCAATATCACCAGGTTGTGATATCGTAACAGTAGAAGGAGTAACTGAAGGCGCAGCTTGCACAACCTTATTAGCTAAAGATTTAATAAATAACAACGAACCTTTATTAATAGCAAACTCAGATCAATTTGTAGAATGGGATAGTAATCAATTCATGTACTCTATGGTGGGAGACACTATTGACGGAGGTATACTAACATTCTACTCTACGCACCCCAAATGGAGCTACGCAAAATTAAATGAAGACGGTTTTGTTTCGGAGGTTCAAGAGAAGAAACCTATAAGTGATAAAGCTACAGTAGGTATTTACTACTGGACGAAAGGCTCTGATTACGTCAAATACGCAGAGCAAATGATTGAAAATAATACAAGGGTGAACAACGAGTTCTACGTATGCCCTGTTTACAATGAAGCTATCAAAGACAACAAGAAAATTAAAATTTTTGATATTCCGAAGATGTGGGGCTTAGGAACACCAGAAGACCTAAATTATTTTTTAGAGCACCAAGGAAAAGAAGATTCTGATCCAGATATGTGGGCTAACACCCCAAACCCTAATGAATAAGTTTAATTTAAAAGATTTTACAAGAGGCTGGTTCATTGGCAACTTCAACCCTTCTCTAATTAAAACTAACGATGTTGAAGTTGGAGTTAAAGAATATAAAGCTGGAGATTATGAAGAATTTCATCACCACAAGATTTCAACAGAAATCACTTGCATTACAAAAGGAGAAGTAGAAATGAATGGAGTGAGGTATAAAGAGGGAGATATTATTGAAATAAAACCCTTAGAAGGTACAGACTTCAAGGCGATTACAGACAGTCAAAATGTTGTCATAAAACTTCCTGGGGCAAATGATGACAAATATCTAGGAAAAGCATGATACTAGTATCTCATAGAGGAAATATATCTGGACCAAATCCAGAAAAAGAAAATCATCCAGACTACATAAAAGAAGCTCTTTCGCAAGGATTTGATGTAGAGGTAGATATATGGGGAGATAAAGAATTATGGCTTGGTCACGATAAACCTCAATACAAATGCTCAGTTAGTTTCCTTATTAACAATTACCAAAAGCTATGGATCCATTGCAAAAACTTAATAGCTATAGATATATTGTCTGAATTTAAAGTTTTAAATTACTTCTGGCATCAAAACGATGACTATACATTAACCTCTAAAAATTTTATATGGACATACCCAGGTAAACACGTATGCAATAAAAGCGTCTTAGTTGTAGATGACGCAAGAGAATATGCTGGCCCGATTTGCTTTGGTTTATGCTCTGACTATATTAGGTGAATATTAGCGATATATTTTCAAAAAATTATTTCAAACATAACTACCACTTAAGCCAGGAGCAAAGATTTCTTCACAGCTTCCTTGAAAGGTACTTATTGAGAATGGAGCGGTACATTGAAACCGTATCTATAATTATTCAAGGAAAATTAAACAAGAGGTCTATTGATACCATTCCAGAATACTTAAAGTATGGGGAAGTTATTATCAGCTGCTGGGACAATGATGATTTATCTATGCTTGATAAATATAAAGATAAAGTTAAAATCATAATAAATAAATATTCGAACGCAAAAACAAAACAAAAAAAAACAGGAAGTCAAGCTCCCTGGATCTTTCAAAATTTAACAACACTAAACGGCCTTAATGCCGCAAGCGGATACTTATGCATTAAGTTAAGATCTGATGAAAGTTATCCTATCCTAGACCCATTAATAAATAAATTTAAAAATAATAGAGACACAAAAGATCCAAGTACGAATTTGTACAAAGATTATAAAATAATCACATCAAACATTTACTTTAGGCACGACAGAGAGAACAAATTTCACCCATCAGATCACATAATAGCAGGAACAAAAAGTCGAATGCTAGAGTCCTTTAAGTTATCAAACTCCTATTGTTATAAACCTCACACAAAATTCCCAGAGCAATTAATAGCTCACGCAATAATTAACAGCTATTTCGACCCCGTTAATAAAAGAAAAGATAGAGTAAAAAACGAAAATTCTAAAGAGTTAATGAAAAAACATTTTGACATAATAAGAATAAAAGATTTACCTAATCATATATGGACTTCAAGCTACAGAAAGTATGATCCATTATACAGCGAAGAAGACTGGTGTCATGATATAAATTCCATATAAATAATAGTTGAGAAAATAAATACAGGACATATAATCCTGTATCATGAGTATTTCACTTTATAAACCAAATAGCAAAAACACAGGGTGTGCTTTTAATTTTAAAATCGGAGTAAATAAGTCTAAAGAACCTGTAATTTACGCAAGCGCTATCCAGCAGTATAGCTGGGACGATTCAAAGAAAACCGGAAACTTTTCAGGAAACGGGACTGATCCAGATAAAAAAATAAACTTAAAATTCACAGAGTTTGAAATAGGTGGAATAATTAGCGCTTTTAAAAACAGAAATGAATTCTCTACATTTCACGCGTTCGAAGAGAATAAGACGTCAATCAAATGCACCCCATGGGATAAAAAAAGTAAAGTAAAACAAGGAGATAAAGAAACCTGGGTGACTATACCTGCATTCGGAATTAATGTTACGCGAAACGGTAATCAAATTTTCAGAATACCCATTGAACCTGGAGAAGTTGAAAATTTAATGGAATTTTTAAAATTTTATCTATCAGAACTATATAAACATAGAAGAAAAGAAGAGATTAAAAGACTCAAAGAATCCCAATCACAAAACACTTCATCAGGTAATAGCGGCGCAGCCCCTTTTTAATGAAGAAAAAAATCTTAATACATAGTAATCATTGTAAAGCGTATACGGGTTTTGGTAAAAATGCTAAAAACATTCTACTCCATTTACATAAAACAGGTAAATATGAAATAGTAGAATTTTCAAACGGCATTAAATGGGGAGACCCTTCTTTAAGTTTATTACCATGGAAAGCTCAAGGTTCGCTACCAAACGACCCCTCTATAATTAAAAAAATAAATCAAGATCAAGCCTTATACAGAAACGCTGGTTATGGCGGGCAAACTATAGACAAAATTATAGAAGAAGAGAAACCAGATCTTTATTTAGGGATTGAAGATATTTGGGCCTTTTCTGGTTATACAGACAAAAAATGGTGGAATAAAATAAATTGCGCAATCTGGACTACCCTAGATAGCCTACCAATTTTACCCGAAGCAGTTAGCGCCGCTCCTAAAATAAAAAATTATTTCACTTGGTCTTCTTTCGCATCTAAAGCTTTAAACAAACTAGGGTATGATCATGTAAAAACCTTACATGGAGCAATAGATTGTAAAAATTTTTACAAAATTAAAGATGAAAAAAAATTAAATCTTAGGAAAAAATTCAATATAAGCGACAAAGATTTCGTAATTGGTTTTGTATTCAGGAATCAACTAAGAAAATCTGTACCAAACTTATTAGAAGGTTATAAAATTTTCTGCAAAGAAAACCCTGACTGTTCCGCAAAACTTCTATTGCATACTCACTGGAAAGAAGGTTGGGATATAACTTCCTTAATTAAAGAAAAAGGCATTAACCCTAAAAACATTTTAACAACCTATATCTGCTCTCATTGTAAAAATTTTGAAATAAAACCTTACGAAGAAGAGGGCAAGGATTGTCGACTTTGTGGTGCAGAAAAATCACAGGTAACTCCAAACACAAAATTAGGAGTTACAGAGTCTCAACTTAATGAAATATACAATATCATGGATGTTTACTGCCATCCATTTACTAGCGGAGGTCAAGAAATACCAATACAAGAAGCTAAATTAACAGAGCTTGTTACCCTAGTAACAAATTATAGTTGCGGAGAAGACTGCTGTACAGAAGAAAGCGGAGGCTTACCATTAAATTGGTCTGAATACAGAGAACCTGGAACTCAATTTATTAAAGCCAGTACAAGCGCAAAAAGCATAGCAAATCAACTAAAAAAAGTTTTAAAAATGAAGCCCGCAAAACTAAAAGAGTTAGGGCAAAAAGCTAGAAACTTTGTTATAAATAATTATAGCACTGAAGTTATAGGAAAAAAACTTGAAGATTTAATAGATGGCATGCCTAAAGTAGATTGGGATTTTGATTTCAAGCCTGTAGAAAAAAACCCAGACTATAACCCCCCAGAAATTAAAGATGATGGAGATTTCGTAAAAGATCTATACAAAAATATTCTTCAACTCGAGGTCGGAGAATCCGATGAAGGTTATCTCCACTGGATTAAAAGACTTTCCTCAGATATGGATAGAGACTCCGTGTTAGCTTATTTTAAAAATGTAGCTAAAAAAGAAAACAAAAAAAACGAAAAGATAGATTTTAGAGACATACTGGATAAAGATGACGAAGGAAAAAGATTGCTTTTCTCTATACCAGAAAGTATTGGAGATATATACATGTGCACATCTTTATTAAAAAATATAAAAAAATTATACCCCAAATATAATATTTATTTTGCAACAAAACCAGAATATTTTGAAATTTTAGAAGGTAACCCTTATATACATAAAGTTATACCTTATAGTAACAGTCTAGACAGTCTTCCTGCCATGGAGGGACAAGGCAACCATAAAGGTTATTTCGAAATAGCTTTCCTACCCTTTATCGGCACACAAAGAATGTTAAATTACATACATAATGGAAAGGATAAAATACAATTTAATATATGCACTTAATAGAACAATATGCACTTTCGTGTGGAGTTAAAATAGATAAGCCACATATTGAAGAATCATTCTTTCCAGTACCTTTTGAAAAATACATAACCATTCATGCTAGTAGCGGCATGGACTCCAAAAACTATGATTACTATTCAGACGTCATAGAAATGATTACTCCATATTTAGCAGAAAAAGATATTCATATTATACAGATTGGAGCCAAAGACGACATAAAATTAGATGGCTGTGAACATTTAAACGGAACAACTACAATAAGACAGACATCTTATATAATTAAAAATAGTTTATTACATTTTGGCAACGACTCATTCTCAACTCATGTAGCTTCAGGTTTTAATAAAAAAATAGTTTGCCTATATAGTATATTATACAAAGAATGTTGCGGCCCATATTGGGGCGATAAAAACAATCAGATCTTAATAGAGTCACACAGAAACGGACTGAAACCGTCTTTTTCGAACAAAGAATCTCCCAAAAGTATTAATTTAATAAATCCAGAAACTATAGCCTCCAGCATACTAAATTTACTAGAGATAGATAATGAATTAGAAAAAATTAATACAATATACATAGGTAAGGAATACGCTTCATCATCAGTTTCTGTTGTTCCAAACTATGTAATGCCATCAAATTTTGCGCAAGGACAACCAATGAATATATGGGGCCACGAGTTCTTCGATGAGGGAAATATAGTCCAATGGGCATATGGAAGAAAATGTAATATTTTTTTAAAACAGAACATGTCAGTAAAATACCTAGACACAATAAGGCAAAACATTAATCAAATCAATTATTTCATAAATGATAATACTGACGCGAAATACTTTGAAGTTTTAGAGAGAGGAGGTATTAATTTTAAACTAGTTTGTGAAGATGCAAATAAAATCAATGAGTACAGAACGAAATTTTTCGACTGGAACATTCACCTAGTAGAAAAAAAACAAAAAAAAGACCTTGACATAATAGACAAAATCTGCGATAATACTCGCTATAAAAGCTCCCTACAAATACTATCAAATGGAAAAATGTATAATAGCAAAGCAGCCTGGAGGCAAGATATCACAGAAAGTGATAAAATTATAGATTGCGATGAATTCTGGGAGCAAGTAGAACACTTCAAACTTTACAACAAAAATTAATATGTCAACAAAAACAACCGCAGATAATTCAGTAACATACGAAGCGCAAACTTCAATTAAAACTTCTAAAAAATCGATACCAGAAAAATATTTAAAAGGTCCAGGTCGTTTTTGTAGAGATGGATTTGGACTATTAAATGAAGTATCATACGAATTTGATGAAGATGGCTCAGTGAATTGGAGATCTATGATCAAAGATGAACATTTATTCCCAAATAAATCATGGTTCGATTTACGCAAAAAAGATGTACCGAGAACAATCGACGGACTAAAAGATCATCAATTGCTTATTAAATTGTCGGGAATCAAAGAGCTTGCCAAACTGCGAGGGTTCTCGGACGTATCTTATGAAGTTGTTAAATGTCAATCAGATCACGTTGCAGTTATCTGTAGAGTAACTTTTTTACCTAATTACGAAACAGGAGGTAAAGCTGTAACCTTTCAAGATATGGCGAATGCAACTTTAAACAATACAAGTAGTTTTGCAACAAAGTTTTTAGAGACTATAGCCTGCAACCGCGCATTTGTACGCTGTGTTAGAAACTTTCTTAACGTTCATATCGTTGGAGATGATGAAATAGACAAATCTTCTCTTAATAATAATACACAAGTTAATGTATCCGCAACACTGACACCCTATTCAATGATAGAAAATTTAGCTAAAGATAAATTAAATTGTGGAAACTTTGAAGAATTTAAAGTTGTTCTTCGTGACTGGTGGGCCGCAGGTAAATATAAAAACGACGAAGTTAAAAACTGGAACGACTATTCAGATATTCCCGCAACACAAGCAAGAATATTAATGAAAGTAATAAACGAATAAAGTTTAAAAATTATTTTCTAGTTTAGATATTCTTTCTTCTAAAGACTCTATTGTTTTTTGTTGCTCTTTAATAGCTCCAACTAAAAATGGAATTATACCATCGTATTTAAGACCAAGGTATCCATCTTCTCTTTGCTTAACTAAATGAGGAGCAATCTTCTTAACATCTTGAGCGATCAAGCCATAATCTTTTCCGGAATAAATTTTAGACTTATTATTCCACTCAAACTCAACTCCTTTTATTGATAATATTTTAGATAAAGGGTTTTTGATTTCAATAATATTATCTTTAAGTCTTTTATCTGAAGAAGATCCATAGAAAGCCACAACATCTCCAGTTACAGTTAAACTAGTTCCTGTTATATCTCCTCCGTTCAAACTTGAGCTTGCATTTATGGTTGTACCATTTATAGTAGGAGAAGTTATCGATGTGCTAGTTAAATCAGTTATAGTTGCTTCAGCGGAAGTTATATTTTTAGCATTAGAAATAGTTGCATGATTTATTGTAATGAGATCTGAAGCAGACTGCCCTAATGCAAATTTATTATCGCCGTTAAGTATTCCTGCCATAAAGAAATTCTCATTATGAGTTCGTATATAAGCAGTGCCATTATTATCGTAGTCATCTTGATCTCCTATAGTAAGAATATCTTTCACTACAGATGATTCTGTGATTAATAATTTTGTTGCGACACTAGAAAATTGTGCACCTAAACTCCGCCAATCACTTGTGTTTTGATCTGGGCGCTTATTAACATTATCTCTTAAAGCTATATAATCAGAACCGCCGTAACGAACTATATCTACATTAAGATTATCCCCTACAGCGCCCTTATAATTGGTTGCATCATTCCACTCCCCCCTATAACTAGGCCCTGAGCCTCGCTCGCCCCTATCACCTTTAAAAGTCACAGAGAAAGTTTGCTTTTTAGTGATTGGAGAGGCAGAAACTTGACCCTTAAAATCCTTAACTGTAATATTATAGTTAATAAATGCTCCATTATCTGTAGATTTAAATCCAGAAGCATCAGCAAAAATTAATGTTTTACTTGAAATTGATTGAGATCCGGCAGTTATATTTGAAGAAGGGCTCGCTTGAACAAAAAATTCTCCATCCGATAGCTGAGACCCGCTAGTTACTTCGCCCGCTGCGCTTCCATATTTTCTAGGTGTTAATGCAACACTTCCAAGGAAAACTTGAATATTTGTACCAGATCCAGTTGGTGATGGATCATTTTCTAAATCATAAGTTAAGCCATGATGCTCATTACTTAATATAATAGTGGTGGCATTAGAACCAGCTCTTAAAGCAAAAATACTTATTTGATCTGAAGCCAATTCAGAGTTGGCCGAACCTGTTTCAGAAAAATTACAAGTTATAGTCGCTAAAAGACTCTCTGAAGTACCTTTAATATCAGCGGGAGGCACATAAACAATTTCATCTAAATCTTCAATGTAAGAGCCTTCGGTATAAGATCCTCCCCCTATTCGTTTTAGTGTGCCGAGTCCACTTTTTGAATATTTATAAAATTTATTCCCCCCAAGATCATTGCGAGGGGCAGCGCTTATAGTTATATCGCCAGAAGTTATTTTGGTTAAATCATCTTCATTGTAAGATACGGCCTGAACTGGAGATGCGGTCAGATCAACCGCTCTAGCAGGGCTTCCCTCTTTATTCTTACTTAAACTTTGTCTTTTTGTAAAAGTTTTTGATTGTCCGTCTTGATCCTTTACAGTAATTTGGTAATCTATATGAGCTATATTAGAGCTAGATGTCCAACTAGCTACCTTAAAACTGGGCTTTGTAGTGTTAGAATCAAGAGTTACTCCTGATAGAGTAGTTTCAACATGAAATTGTTCAGGTGCTAAATTTGCCTTTACATTTTGATAAGAAAAAGATGTAACCCCCTCAAAAACAGATATAGTATTTAAAGTATTATCAAAATTTAAATTTTCTTGGTTATTAGCTCCCAAGGTTACAGGTACATTTGAAAATTCTTGAGACATAACGACCGTCAAGGCATTAGAGCCTTCTTTTAACCCGAAAATAGTAGTCCTGTCTTCAGCAACAAATTCAAAGTCGGAACTTGATTCATTATTACTTCCGTCCCAAGATCTGCATTTAATTTTTATAGGAAGATCGTTAGATTCATAGGTTCCAGCAATTTTGCCGCTTCCAGAACCTATAGCGAGAGTTATTTTTTTATCTTTTGTTTTATAAGAAGCTGGAGGATTATCTATATCGTTAGGTACAGGTTTAGTGCCTAGGGGGGGATGCAATATTTGCCACTCATTATTTGTATTACTGTATTTATAAAAGATAAATTCGGGATTATTATTATGAAAATTAAATCCTTCTACCTCTACGTCTATAGATGTAGGAGCCCTAACATTCCCAACGGTATCATATTGTATTGTTTGGTCTGTTACGCTTAATTCAATACCCCTGCTTTTCTTACCCTCTCTTGATTTTGTGAAGGTATACTTTTTATCAAATCTAACAGGAGGAAATTCATCATTAGCAGAATTATCAACGTATTTATTATCAAAAATAGGTAAATCAAGCACAGCTTCGCTAACAATATTATCATTAGAATCTATTAATCTTTCAGGTAAATTAAGAATTTCTAATTCTGCCAATTTAACTTGCGCTCCATCTATAGTTCTAGTTATGGTATTTATTCTATAGTTTGTACCCAAAGTAAAATCCTTTAAATTATGAGCTATTGTTCCAACACTATAAGAATCACTTTCGTATGGACTGCTTGAATCAAAATTATAATACTTGTGTCCCCTTCTAAATATTATAGCCGTTTTCCCTTCAGCCAATAGAGACGTTGTAACTTGGCCATACTCATCCGCAACATATGTATGATTTTCATTCTCTAATAAAACAGTATAAGAATCATTTCCGGGCTGACTGCCGTATACAGTAACAAAGTCGCTAGCTAAAAACAAGTCGGTAGGGCCATTGCCTAGATCTACATTTTCATGTATAGCAGAAACTTTACAAGTAAAAGGAGTCATGGACATTCTTGGTATATGGTCTCCATATTTGTCAATCAGACTTGCTGTACCCAGAGCGCCATTAATTGACCAATTATTTTCATTATTCTCCAACAAAACAAGGTCAGATGGTTTCAAGCTTTTTCCAGTATAAAAATCAAACCTGACATTACCAAAAGTATTAAAAGCGCCAGCAGATAATTTTAAATCATTGCTTTCGTTTTTATCTTCGTCAAAAAATCCATCAAAATCATAATTATATATTTGATTCTCGACATCCAAATCAACATAAACCGCAGACGCTCCATCTGCAACAAAATCTACAGCCAAAGATCTCTCCATAGAAGTCTTAGCTCCAGAAACATTTATTATAACAGAACTATACTGAGGCAAAATACTTGAACTAGATTCATCATTAAATCTTATCATTTTTTCAAAACCAGTAACCGAAAGCTCTGCTTTTGCTAATCTAGCTCTAAGCGCTCCGTCCGAACCATCGCTAAATAATGATGCGTCATATTTAAATCCTGAAATTTCATAAAGATCTCCATTTCTAGAATTCTTAAACTGATCGTAAGAGAAAAATTCATAACCATCAGGAGAAGACAATCTAAAAAGAACATCATGAGGACCCATGGTACTATTTTGATATGTTGCAGTAAACACGCACTTATCTTCTTGCCTTGCAGGTAAATATGTACCATCAGATTGCTCTACATACATAAAAGATTTAGGCTCTGCACTCATATCAAGAAAAGTGTATTCTGCGCCATCAAATTGTTTTAATTTTCCAAAAAGGGTCAATGAGTCTCCATCGAAAAACAGTTTTCCATCAGGAGTTTGAAAAACGAATGTTCCATCTCCACTAACAGCGAAACCCTGTTGAGGAGCCCCATTACTATCTTTGCTATCTAAGCCTCCAAAACCTGCACTGCGAATTTGCCCGCTTAAATTATTGCCACCGATTTGTAAATCTTGACCATATATAACTTCAGATCTTAACTTATCTGCAGTCAAATTATGGATCTTAGCATTTGTTATCGCTGCATTTTGTATATGTGCACTACCTATCGAAGCATTGGAAAAAGAATGCCACATAGGAGAAGGTATACCCCCTGCATTTCTTGCTATAATAAAATCATCTGTTTCACCAAGTAAATTAATCTTTGCTTCGTCAACTCCTATACTAGTTCCCTCTCCTGCGGGATGATAGGATGAAGTATCATAACCTCCACTATAAACTATATTTCTTAAAGGATTTGATATTTCTGAAGTAAGCAGCTCATTACCCCCTCCTTCCCCTACAAGGCCAAGCTCCTCTTTTTGCTGAGAAGTTAACTGTACAATATTTTTATCATGAGTAGGTATTCTTCCAGTAGCGCTCCAGTAAATAAAAGGGTCTTCTGTTTTTCCAGCTTCAATAACATAACCCGTGCCTTGATAGTAGACAAAGTGCCTCACCCATTCTACAGAACCCTCAGAAGTATTGCCTTTAAATGGATTATTTGGCACTAGAGAAAGAGTGTTGGGAAATGCGGTGGTTATATTTTGTTCAAAATCAGATATATCTGTAGTTTTTACTTGTCCCAAAGTTAACTCTAAACCCTCTAAATTATCAGAGCTTGAGTTACTTGAGCCAGTGAAAGGTCCTTTATTTCCCGCAAAATCTACAGGTCTAACCCAAAAATATCTACGATCATTTGCGAGACCTTTTTGAGAAGCTTGCACTGAAGGAGCAGAAGCATCTATATTAAATATATTAGTAGCATTTACGATATCTCCAGCAAAGTCATTAAATTCTTTAGGGATCTCGCCAATTGTATATTGAACTCCTTCAATTCTTCTATATCCTGTAGAGTTTTGATGTTGACTCAAAAATTTTCCGTCGCTGAACTCTAAAAATTTATCAGACAAACCTGTGGACTGCCAAACTTCATAATAATCTATATCATTAGGCTTGCTATTAATTAACCCATTATCTTTTATTTGTGAACCGGGCTGAGACCAATTCAAGAAATAATTTTCAAATGAAGTATTCCCTTCAAGCCCTTCAACCGGTCCAGGAATTTCGTCTGTTGTTATATTTAGAGCTGGCCCAGGGTATGAATTAGGATTTCTTGAATAATAATTTTTAGGTAGAACCCATACTTTTTCTAAGTTTCCCTGATTATTAGTGCATTCGAAAAGCTGACCGCTACCAAAATCATCGAAAGGTAATATCTTATAATAATAACCTGTAATTTCTTCTCCAACTTCAGGGTTATCGTCAATAATTTGATTAATATTATCACCAAAACTTAAATCTCCTGCACCCAAAACGCTTTTCACGAAAGGAGCTTCTCCCCTAATAGGTTTTTTATTAGAATCTAGAATAGAAAAATTTTCTTTATCAGACCTATATAAAACAACTTCGCTAGTTTTTTCGCCTCTTCCATTGGCGTAATTAAAATTAAATTTTACTTTAGTTACTTGATCTTTAGAATCAGCGGTAAAACCTTGAGTCTTAATGACTGGAGGAGGATTATCTCCTATGATTCTTTCTTTTTGAATTACTTCCCCTAAATTATTAATAATACCAAGCTCTAGACCCACAGATCTTTTACCGCTTTCAGGCAGATACTTATCTCCATGTATTTGATTATTTAATTCGCGAGTATATTCAAAGTTATAAAAAACCTTGGCATTATGTATGTTTCCTACAAGAGGTCTATTACCAAGGTCGTCTACATTCGATGACAAAGTATCATTACCTTCGGTTATTCCAGTTAAAAATTCATTAGTATGAGGATCAAATAAAGAACCGCTAATTCCAACTATTCCAGGAACAACATCTTGTTTAAATAAAAATTTATATTGATTTAAATCTACTAAATTACCGACGCCATCAACAACATCCCAATTAAAAATGAGATCATCTTCTCTTTCGTCAAATCTAATATTATCTAACTTAATGGAAGTAGCAACTTTTTTTAGAGTTCCGCCTTCCTCTAAGCCATTTTCTGTTAAATTTAAATATTCTTGAATACCATATTCATCAACGGCGGCAAAAGAATAATAATAATCAAACCCAAATTTTTGTTGATTTGAAAAATCTTCCTTACTTCCAGCTTTACCGAACGAACCAAAAATTGGAGGTTTTCCAAGATCTTGCCAGTATTCGGTTGAGGGAGGAGAAGTATTGCTTGGGTCATTTTGGTGATTTTTCTTAGCTTCATATACCTTACCATCTTCAAATAAAACTTTATCTCCAATATCATATTGAGTTGTAGATAATTGAGAATATTCTTCTGCATCTCTAATCGAAGTATAATAATTGACATTATCAACAATGCTATTTGAGCTATAAATTTCATAGTCCTGCTGAATATAAAAACCTTGACAATTTAAATTTAAAAAGTCAGTATCTGCACAAATATATGACGCATTGAATTTCCCACCCTCCATATTATATAGAAAATTATCTATATTAGATGGGTAATTTATTCCAGTCATAACCCCAGTACAAGTTCTATTAAACTTATCGTGAGCAACAATCTCAAGGGTTAAATTTCGATCTATATCTAATTCATTAAAAAAGTTTTCATTTAAATTTATAGAAAAATCCCTATAGTTATTTAATGAACCTAAAACATCTTGAGACAAAAGGATATCTCGCAACGCTTCTGATTCGCTCAATATAGAGTTATCAATTGCCTCGGGATTCTCACCGGTTTTAAAGGATAGTGAAAACTTATTAAAAAAAGTGTCGCCGAGCAATTCGCTTGAAAGAACCTGACCCTCTTTTGCATGTCCGTATGGAGCTATCAAACTCCAAGATATATCTGCGGATCTTCCTACGTATTCTGATTTTATGTAAAGAGAATCTCCCTGTGTTAAAGGTTCTTTAATAATCTCTTTTCCAATAGATGCATCATTAGGAAGATTATCTATATTAATATCTGAAAATGTAAAAGTATTTTCCAAAAAATTAGGAAAAATTTCAATTCTATCTTGAATAAATTCAGAACGAATACCTATATCACTTACAGCAAAAATTCTAACATCAAAAATTCCATAATTACCCTGAAGGGGAACTGATTTGAAAACACTATCCCCTTCACTTTCAACCAAAGATGAGCCCCTTCCTAATTCGTATCTAAATGAGTAATTATCAGAAGTGCCAACAACTTCATAACTTGCGTTAAGGTCGTTAACCGTAAATTCTACACCTATAGCTGTTCTAGACATTATATACTTAAATCTGAAAGGATTAAACTTGTTGGGGCTTCAGGCAAAGTCATATTAGCCTGAGGCGGAATTGGCATTAAAGGAACTCTAACAGACGAGTCCTTGTCGACAAAATTAAATTTAGAAGAGTTATACTCAATACCTTGAACTTCATATTGATTGTTATCTAATTCTTTTACACTTAATGTCCTAAATAATTGAGATTCAAAAGCCCTAGAAGCTTTAGTGCTTACATCTTCAACAAAATAAATTTCTCCTTTATCGGATATTGTTGCGCCTTGAAATTGCTCATAAGCAGAAGTAGAATCAATTAATTCTATAGTATTAACATCAATATATATTGTATTCCATTCTTTATTTATAATATTATTTAAGCCCTGATTAGAAGAATTGAAATTTTTAATTTTTATTTTTCTATTTTTAAATAAATCAACTCCATGATTTTCATTTAATTTTATTATAAGAGCGTTAACGTTTTGCCTAGAGCTGTCTTCTGAAGAGCTTTCTATACTCAATATCTCAGATTCATTATAAGCAGGATTCGAAGATTCTTCTAAATAATTACTAACTTCTGAAGGAACCGATGTTGGGATTTGATTAGAGTTGGAAGATTCTCTAAGTTTCAAACCTAAAAATTGACTAGACACATGAATAACATCAAAATTTCTATCTCCTAATAAATATGTATCACCTACAGAGTACCCAGATATGTTATTATAAACATATATTCTTATTGGGTCAGGGTTGCTACCTTCATACACAACCGCAGCCCACGAACCTCCAGATATTGCATCGAGGTAAAACCATGCAATTTTATTCTCTCCAAAAGAATGCGTTTTTGCTATTTCTGAATTACTCCACACCCAACCTATTTCTGTCCAAAAAAACCAAAACCCATCATTCCCAGAATTATCTTTATTAACCATATTTCCTAAGTACAACCAACCAAAACTCACAGACCAAAACCAATCACTACCCTCAGGATTATATATTTGTCCAAATAAGCTTGAATTATAAAATTTGTCAGGCTCAGGGTTACCTGATTGATTAACAAAAACTCTATTCAAAACCCCGCTATAGGTAGAAGGTTGCCCTCTGGAGCCGCTAGATCCGAAAAGGCCTCTTAAAGAGAATGATGCACCTATTTCTAGCTTTTTGAACGCTTTTAAGGTTGCTTGGGAAATAGAACTACCTATATCTTCTACAGAAACAAAATGCTCGCCACCCTCATTAAGGAAGTAATCTTTTCCTTCGTCAATTATATTAACCTCCTTACCATTGGAGGTTTCTGATACCTTAAACGTATTCGATGTAGAGTTTATTACAAAATAAGAACTAACCCCCTTCTTTTCTTTATCTAAGCCAGACGGCAAAACCCCAAGAGAAGAAAATCTAACTCTATCACCATCCTGAAGACCGTGTTTATATATATTTATTGTATTAGTTGCAGTGTCTACAAAAAATTGAAATTTTATCCTTAAATCCGAAATAAGAGTTTTTTGCCCTTGAGGCCCTTTGTTTTTAAGATTTTCATCAACAATTATAGACCCATCGAATCTTAAAGCTTGAGGGGCGCCAATAGAATCTATATCTATATCTTGATCCTCTTTAGATATTTCATTAATAGCTCTTGCAGAAATAGATTCATAAGTTTCTCTATCAAGCCCAGTATTTATTAAAATTTCTACACGCCTGATATTAGGCACATTCCTTAAACTCTTATCTATTAAAATACTTAACCTATCTTTTTCTTTTGTATCTCCATTTTCATCAATATATTCACTTTTTGTTAACAAATCAAGTATTCTTCCACTCATAGACTCTCCACTTCTATTTTCGTCAGACACCTCGAAAACCGAACCTGGATAAAGAAATGCTCCTTCCGTACCAGTAACAAATTGAATTTTTTCTGATTCTAAATTAGAAGAAGCAAGAACCCATTTAGCTAATCTCCTGGCCATACTTTTAGAAGTTATCCCTAACCCCATAGTTTCTTTTTCTATATAACCATATATTTGCATAGCGGCCGGATCTTCTTCGTAAACAACATCAGGCTTATAGTTCTTTTCTCTATTATTAAATCTTACAAGACTCGCGGTAATTTTTTTATTCCTTGCGAATCCAGAATATGAAAACCCTTCTTTTTTTCTTACATTAGAATTGTTAAATAGAATAATTGGATTTTTTTTCGAATCTTGCACTACTGATATTTTACCCGCGGTGTATATAACCATACCCCTGAATAATGAAGCTAGAGAATTAAGAGAGTTAACTGCTTCAGACTGTTCAGTTAAATATAGATTGCAAGCAAATCTTGGTTCAACAGTAGAATGGTTAATCTGAGTAGCGCAAGCTCCGATTGTCTTTCTAATATTGCCATCAGCATAAGATGATGGCACATCATTAAAAGCTGGCCCAGATAATGTTAAAACCATTTTACTACCATTTAACACTTCAGACCTTATCAAAAATCTTTCCTCAATATTGTACTCCCCGCTCCTAATTGAAGAATTTTTAGATAAATTTTTCCTTACAGCTATGGCTTTCGATGAAGTCCCTGAGATTTGATCATCAGAATAATTATGTTGATGAATGAAAAAAGCAACTTTCTTACCTTGGAACTGTTGATTTTTTCCAAAATCTTTTAAAAAATCCTCAACCCCATATGCAACTTCTTGTATATTTCCAGAAACATTTACGTATTGAATAGAGTCAATAGTTATAGTAAAACTTCCGGCAGAAGTTCCTGAATTATAGTCTATATCATTATTTGTAGTAAAAGCCAAAGGGAATCCCGTTTTAGTTTCTATTGGATAATTAGTCTCAACAAGTTCATCGCAATATTTTGATATCTTATAGAGCTGCCACTTATCAACCATTAAATCACTTACGCCGTATCTACCAAGCCCATACCTATAATTAGTTAACAAATCAAAAAAGACCCAAGCAGGATTATTACTCCAATATTTTTTTTCATCAGATATAGAAAAAATGGATTGATTTTCATCTGATTGCCCTTTAAATAAACCGTCCCAAGGCCCATCGTATCGCCTAGACTCAGGGTCATAGTTAGAAGGAATTAATACTTTTTTAAGTTTTGCGTGATAAGACCTTAAAGGTATATTTTGGAAATTTTTACTATCAAAACGAATTTTTACGGCGGCAGTATTTGGGTAAATTAGTTTTTCATTTATCATTTCTTGAACATAAGCAATTCTTAGCATTTTATTCCTCATAACTCCACCAACATTTCCAATATATGTACTATTTGATCCTAACGGATTATCGTAAGCTACATTGTTAGCTTGATCTTTTGTCAGATCAAGTTCTGCATTTAATTTTACTACAGAAAAACTTAATTGCTCAGAGTTATTAAAAAATAATACCTTTGGATCATATTTTATAGAAATACTAAAGTTGTAAGAGCTTGACGCTAACCCCTGCACAAAGAAGAACTGATTAGAGCCTGACTCTATAATTTGTATACCTCTAGTAATTTTTGATGAATTTACCTCTGTTGCGCCTTCCGTCGCTTTTATGAAATCTATATCGCTACGACTAATTCCACTATCAGGGTTTAAAATATTTATTCTCTTACCGTTTTTTGTTATGAATATAGCGAACCTCATGGAATCACTAAGCGAGTCTCCAGGGTCATCATTCATTTGCAGTAATTGCACAGAAAATTCAAAGACAATTTGATCTACATCGCTACTTGTTATTCCATGAGAAAAAATATACGCACCCCTATTAATAGCTTGATTAAAATCCTCATAAACAGAAATTCCAGTGCTACCAACATAAGGTCCCGGACCATGAAGCTTTGTATTATATTCTATTGTATAACTACAAGTATCCGAAAGTGAGCCAACATCTGTCTCAGAACCATCCTTTAAAACAGGTCCGCCTTTTTTATTTTTTTGATCCTCATTTAAAACGTAATTAAAAGTTGCAGAGCTCCCTTCTGAAGTTGTATTTTTAATAGGGACATTATTTAAATAAATACCTTGACGAATATCTTCTTTAGGCAAAAGATTTCCTCTCTCATCAACTAATCCAGCTATAGGACCTTCACATAGAGCATCTATATATTCCGTTTCAGAAAAAGACTCTAAAACTGTAGAGTTTGAAGTGGTATTCCTTCTTAAATCAAATGTTTCAACTTTAGCATTTATATTTACACAACCAACTCTCAAAAGACCGTAACCCAAGGGAACAGGAATCCCTTGAGCTTGTCGATTCCTACTGCCAGACATTAACATTGATTTAGTGGAAACTTTTGTTCCTGGCTTAGGCGGCTTAGGTGGCTTAAATAAGGCTTGAACAACAAAAGATATAGCAACAGCAACAGCGACATAAGTTGCAACAGTTAACGCTCCAGCGAGAAAAGTCGAAGTTACACCCATCTTCACCCAAAATCCAAATACAGCGGTACTTGTTATAGCTCCCCCTTTAGGTACTGGAACTAAATGCAACTCATTAGATTCAATTTTATCAGCTATATTATTACTTAATTTAAGCAAATTTTCATCAAGATCATCTTCCCCACTAATATTTTCAGGTTTTTTAGTAAGTATAACATATTTATTTCCTTTAATATGCTCAGACGATGTATAACTATAAAAACCATCCGAATTAGCTTCTATAGCAGCTAAAGCTTCTTGCACAGAATTAATATTCAACTCAAAACTCGAGCCAAACTTTTTACCTAATTTTCCATGCAGATAAACCTTTTTCATCACCTTAGACCTTAATTTTAATATTACACACTAATTTCATGAAAATAAAAACAATCTGTCTTTAAACTATATATTAAAAAGGGAAGTCCCAACATAGAAGAATTTTGCTTATCAGAAAAGCTTGGCTTCTCAGATATGTTTATGTGAGAATGAAAGATGCAATATATATTTTTCGCAAGAATATAAGCGGGATTAATGATAAAAGTTTTCTCTGGGGAAGCGCTTAAATTTTCTAAAGGTATAAATTCATACTTGCCTCTTTCTAAGGTAAAGATGCCACAAGATTCTTGCTTTGGTCTTTGTAGAGAATATATTTTTGCTTCTTCAAGCAATTCTTCTGGAATATCACCTTTCAACAGGAAATTGCTCTGTTCCAGGAAAACCCCCAAACCTTAACCCTCTATCATCAGATTTATTGTAAGGCAAAAGACTTTCGTCTTTTTGAGAAAATCTTTTTTTGCAGGATTCTATACTTTTACTGCAGGCATCTTCAAGCCAATACTCTTGACTAAAAAAAGGGTGAAAATCTTTAGCGGAATCATGTTTTTTTGCGCACACAAAAACCTTAGGGGTTGAGACATAAGGATCTTGAGAATGATGATTTATAACCTTCACTACATCGTTCATATCATAACCCTTTTGATTTTCGCTGTCGCCATCTTTACCGAATCTACTCCATTCAGCAATACTAGATATACCATCTGGATATACTGATGGATTAATATACCCTTCGCCATTTCTAGCGAATGAAGAAGTTAATGGTTTACCAGAAGAGGTCTCAATGGGAAGACCTTTATACTTGCAACCAATTTCGCACCTATAAGTCCAATTGCAGTACTTAGACAAAACAACTCTAGCCGGAACCATTGAGTCTTCGATTTCCAAAACAGAAGTTAACTCAAATTCAATGAAAGCGTTTTGTTCGCCGACTTTTTTATTTACATAAAAGACATCATCTAAAAAACTTGCCCCAGGATCAGACATTCCAAATGGATTTTCAAACAAATCATTGATGTTTCTGTTTAAATAATTATTATTATCCAAAAAAGCTGCGTAAGTTCTTTTTCTTGTAACCTTACAGCCCAAAAAATCTTTATTCATCTTTACAATTTTAGATAATAGGCCCGCCGGAGAAGCAATTCTTAATTTCGGCCTAGGCATTTTGCCGTCGCTTTTTTTCTCAAAACCTGAAGCGTTAATAGGAAGAGGCTGATAAGCATTTCCTTGCCAATATATAGGATTAGTTCCATTTTGCATTGAGCAAAACCTGTATATAGGTTCTGATTCAACAGAAGTGTCCAACAACGATTCAAACTCCTCCATTACATACTGTAAGCTACTAAAATCTATTTCAAAAAGCTCAATGACTACATCAGGCAAAATAGATACAGCCTGCCTATTTAACTTTACTTCAGAACTTCCCATTATATACTAATATTAACTATACCTTGTAAATTTTCTATAATACCATCATTAATAACATTAAATGTTGAAGTAGAAAAAGATTGAGTTCTTTTCGTTATTAATATATCATCATCTTCATTAGAAATATTATTACCTTGATTATCTACAATATAAACCAGTGATTCATCAGATATATATATTATATCAGCAAAACCTTTTTGCCCACCCTTAAGCTTCCTTATAGATTTAGATTTGAAAAACTCCTCATCAATAAATATATCACAATATTGCCTTTTCGCTAAAACAGAAGAATAGATGAGCCCGTCGTTTCTTTGTGTGAAAAGATTTGATCTATTACCGCCAACCTTCTGTTCTGAAAACGTCCCATCTCCATTATCAATCATAACCCTAAAAGATATTTCTCCTTCCGGCCCGTTGGTAAAAACTTTGCTTAGTTTAATATACTTAGAGTTTAAATCAAACGGAAGATTACTGGAAGGTAATTGAAAAATATAATCATTATTATTTAATTCATCCGGAACAATTAAAGGAATTTCCGTAGACTGTTGCCCTAAAATTTGAAACTTTACATCAGGGTGTGAAGACATTTCCATAGAAGATATATTAACTTCCGAATCGCCAATATTCTCAAAGAATATTCTATGCCTAAAATTTCGAGCTTGATCTATAATATCCTCAGGGGTAGATATATTAACAGGAGAAGAAAACTTAAGCTGGCCAGGACTCTTATCTACCACGTTAAACCTATTATCAATTTTTTCTGCAGAATAATTAAATGGAATCTGTTTGAAATTTACAGATATATTATGACAATTTTTATACACATAGGTATGGTTCCACGATTCGCAGATAAAATTTAACTTCCTATCGTAAGGCGCGGGAGGAGAATATATAAAAGGTAAAAAGCCCAAATGATCTTCTAAAAAATGAAGTATGGCATAAGCTTCAGAGTCATCCCTAGAATTAAAGTTCAAATTTAATTCTAACAAACTCTCATTTATTCCTTCCCTGTAGTATTGAGAATAACCATTTACAGAAGATATTCTTGATAAATAAAATTTTTGATTCACATCTAAACCAATAGACGGCTTCCATGTAAATTCCCTACTCCAAACCCCTGTATTTAAGTCCTTAAATTTTAATACTTGATCCTCATCATAATAAGACTCAACAGGAGGAGTATCAACAGTCGGATTCTCAGAAATATTATAGTAGTATTTATGATTACCGCTTGAGAAAACAACATCATTGTATTCATAATACTCGGAAGAAGAATAACTATCCGCTCTTTTTACAAAAATCCCTTCGGACTTATTCAGGATAGATGAACTAAAATTTTTTAAAGTTAGAGATATATCATTGCTATTCTCAAAGTTCATTTTATGATTTACTTCGTCACACAAAAAACGAGTGGTTTGTGAATTCAAAGAATCATATGGATGAAACGAGGACTCTCCAGCCCATAAAAATCCAGATATACCTTGCGAATACTTTAAGTAATCAGTTGGAGAATCTCTTTCTAATTGCCCTTGATGATTTTCGACAAAATGTATAATTGCATTAGATTCCTTGTTAGTTCTATTCTTAAAGTTTAGATCTATATTCAAACTTAATCCATTAATTGACTTTGGGGCTCTAAAGATATATCCATTACCATATTCAATTTCATTATTTTCCATTTTATAAGATACTTTAGATCCATAATCCGCATCAAAGAAAAATAAATCAGAGCTCCAAACATCTGGGCTATCAGAAGGAAAAGAATCGAGAATATTGATTGATAGTTCATTAGATGAAGCAGCTTCGAATTCCTTAATTTCGGTCGAATCATTAATGCCTTGAATTAATATTTTAGACCTAAAATCTTTTTCTAGCTCCGGTGTAGCTACAGAAGGCGGAGAAGGAAGTGAAACGCTTGGCGAATTAGGGTAGTCTCTTTGCTGAACAGCTCTAGGAACTTTTTTACTTTGCTGAACATTACTAATCCTATACCATTTACTATTAGTAAAGTTATAAACCCCAATAGCCTCCCGATCATCTTTTGATTTTTGGCTAATAGCCCCAGGCCACCTTTGCCAATAAGTCCAACCTGCAGGGCCATAGTAACCTTCTCCACCATCAAACAAATAAGCTAACCCCTGACTACTTAAACTTTGATTAGTATAGAACCAATCAGGGTTACTGTCATCTAGATTTTCTACTTGAGGTAAATAAAAATTAATTTCTTTACTTGAACTTTCTATGGTTGAAAAATTTACCAACCCAAAACTTGAATGAGAAACTTCTAATTCGCTAATCGGTATAAGCAAGTCGTCTATTCCACCAGGATCGCTTTTATAATAATGATAGCCAAACCCATCTACATCTAAATTCTTAGGTAAACTAGGATGAGACAAACCCCCTGTTTCTTCATATCTAAGCCATTGATAATAAATTTTGTCAAACAAATAAACCCACTCACCAAAGTCTCTGCCGTACCAAAAAAAGTTATCTAAAACAATATTATCCGAACCAGCAACATTATTTTTTAAAAACCAAGATCCTTCAAAAAAACTGTCAGAGCCCACTTCTGTTGCACCTAAAATATCCTCAAAACTTAAGCTGGACTTAATCCTAATATCAAAATTTTTATTTATTTCATATATTTTATATTTACCATTAGAACCCTCTTGAGAGCCGTTTATTTCGATAGTCTGACCCTCCTTAAAAGAAACACCTAAAGTATCCAATTGATTATATTCATCAATAATGTTATTGGTATGCCTACCTTTTATTTTTATAAACTTTCTTCCACTAGGAACTAAAGAAAATCGATTAGCAGCCTCAATTTGTGCGCCACCGCCACGAACATTATCTTCTCTTGCATAGTAGAAAAGCCCATCCCCAGTATTATAAACAAAATCAAATTTCTCGTATGCGCCGTCAGGATCAAATACGCCGCTATAATTAGAGATATGGCTCATTTGTTGATTTTCGAAAACTTTATATTCTCCAGCCATTACTTAATAATCTCTTTAATTGTTATTTCAGAAGAAGCGAGGGAACCTTCTTGTATTGAAATAGATTGATTTTGAATTTTACCCTTGGAGGAAAACTTAGCTAGCTTTTCTCCATTCAAGCCATAAAGATAAGCAGAGATTTCTGAATCAATTATACCCTCTATAGTGTTCAAGTTTTGATAGTCTCCAAACATATTTAAATTTTGCACGATTTCATTTCCCGATATAGACATTTCAGATTCAATCTTTTCAACAGAAACTCTATTAGGTGCAGGGCCATCAGCATTAGTAAAAATATATGTATTTTCATTTTCTCTTATATTATTATTAAGTTTTCTTTCTACTTTTATACTATATCTTAGCGATGAAGCTTCAAACTGCCCTCCAGCAATAGAGTCTGAATTTATCCCAGCAACCTTTAAATTTCCAAAAGATTTTAATGAATGCGCAAAATCAACCAAACCCTTACGGAACCTTTTGTCAACATTTTTTCTTATAGTTCCATAAATATCATATTCCGCAGAAGCTCTTATTACAGAAAAAGGGGTCATTTCAAAACCAAAAGATTTTAGATACATATTGTTGAACGAGTATCTACCTACTTCATTATTATCTATAGGTTTTTCGGACATGCCTTCCTTAATATCAAACAATCTATCTATTGAATTGGGAGAACCTTCTTGAGCAAACGTTTCTGCAGAAATATAAAAAGACAAAGACAAGCTTCCCTTTAATCCATCCGTGGCTGCATATTTGACAAATTCAGTCTTCGACCCAACAATTGACAAATCCAAATCACCATAAACCCTTTCTTCTTGAAGAGACGGAGCAATAGACAAGCTTGCGCTGCTGACCATAATATTCTTACCGTTTAAAGTAATCTTTCCATCTTCAAATCTTAAGTATGGATTTTTCATGATGCAGGATTATGGTAAGTATCATAACCTTTATAACTTAAAGATATAGACATTTCACCCTCTATAGATGAATTTATAGTCTCTCCGATTAATCTTACATTATTTCCGGTAAAAGAGTTGATGATAGTATCATTTCTTGAATCTCTTAACTCTATTTCTACAGTGCTTTTTGGAGCGGATTGAATTCTATCCTTAACCTCCCTAACTTCATATTCATCTGCAATCATAGTAAAATTTATATTAGTTTCAATTGGGTACTCCACATTAATTTGTATAGGCTCTAAGTTTTGATAACTTGCCTGGTTTGTCAAATTCCAATCTTCATTGTCTCCCTTTGGTAATGCATATATTGGATTTAAACTAATTGATCTACTATAACTGAAATCACTAATAGCGTCGATCTCGAAATCGCTCACTTTTAGTTTTATTTTTGATTGATCAGTGAATTGAACCTCAGGGTGTTCTTGGTGAATAATGTCCGATAATTTATATGAAACCCCTTGGAAAGCATTTTTACCCAAACCAAGAACGTCTCCATCTTCTACTATTATAGATTCATCATATAGACTAGCGTATAAACCTTCAGATATGGAAATATCTTTTTGAATAAATTTTGGCTGTAAATTTACTGTGCCCGCATCAAGAACCCTTCCTAAAGAATTAGTATAAAAAACATAATCTCCGTCAAACGAACTCATATGATCACTTTTTAATTCATAAGAATTTGTTTTCATTACATTTTTACCTAGTTCTCCATAAACAGTTATATCTGTTTGTATTTCAGGTATTTGGCCAACAGAGCAAGATATAGAATAACTATTAATTCTCCCGTTCTTAAAACCGAAACCCTTACGATTATCATCGTATAATATAACTCCACTCAAATTATTTTCATCAAAGGAATATTTCCCTAAAACATTAGTTTCAAGCAAAGGGTCAAAACCAACCATTTGTCTTGATATTGAAAAATTACCCTCTAAAGGTTTTTCGATTAATGCATCTATAAAACCAACTCCAGCAACCTTAATAGGTTTTTCGCTAATACCATAACTTCCATCAATATTAGTCACGCCAGATAGCGCATAGCCATTTACAACTATTGTTTGCTCATAATTAGAATAGCTCATGATGGACGAGTATCTTCAAGTAATCCTCCTGGTCTTTGCTCTTCAACAATTACCCCTAAAACTTGTAGTTTTATTTTTTCTGTCAACTCTTTCATTCTATCTCTAGAATCCTTACTTTTATCATCTCCGTCTTGAGAATTTTCTTGAGATTGTTTTCCAGATTTATCGATATTAAGAGTTATATTAAAATTATTAGTTGCCGAGGATGAATTAACTTTAGATACCCCAGGATCTTCGCTCCCGACCATGCCTCCGTCATAAAATTTACCTGCATTTATTTTGTCAAGCATAGGTTTACCAATTTGTCTTGCACTACTTGCCTTTATAACATATTCTCCTTCGCTAAGCATTGCTGGAATTTGGTCGATCCCAGATTTACCAGAAATATGTCCACCAGAGGCGTATTTATTAATTCGTCCTCCGTTATTAAAGACTCCCGGCGCAATGGGAACACTACCTTCCATACCAGCGCTAACACCTCCTGGAACAAATGTTGCCCCCGGATTAAATAAGCTGTTAACCCCCATACTTAAACCAATAGATAAAGCAGTGCCAAGTAATTGATTCCTCAAAGCCTTCTTTTTCATTTTTTTTCTTATAGCCTCCTGCCTTTTCCTCTCTCGTTCTGCGCGCATAGCCGAAGCAGCATCAGTATCTTCCGCCAGAGCGACGCTTTGGGCTTCTCCGCTATAGAAAAAACCAGACATAGGCATACTTTGATAAGCTCTGCCAGAATCAATCCATCGACTTGATCCTTTATTGGCGCGTAGTGCAGAGCCAGGTTCACCTCCTGCGTTTAAACCTTGAATCTCACCTCTTGCATTTAAATTATGCATAAAACTTGAGCCGTACTTATTTACAGCTCTTCTATTCATAACATACTCCCCATTTGTTACCATTGCAGGAACGCCTCCACCTGCAGAGTATTTTCTCACGCTTCCTCCGTTAGACATAAGTCCCATGCTTCCTACAATTGTATTTGCCGCAGAAGTTAAAAATGCATTTTGAATAGCTTGAAGAAAGCCGATTGCAATATTATTCAAAACATCACCTAAGTCTTCGCTTCTATTAATGGCCGCATCCATAGCCGAGACTAGTCCATCACGAAAATGAGTTGCGGTTATCGTTCCTAACTGGTAATCCAATTTACTAGCGTCATCTAACATCTTATCAGATGCGTCAGTAAAACCGCCAGAAAAAGATGCTTCATGCTTAATTTGTTCTGCAGCTATTCTCTTCTCTAGAGAAAGCTGTTTTGTTTTTTGATCGATAATGGCATCATTTGTGGCTTTAATTTGCTCACTTCGATCGTGGCTTTTTCTAAGTTCTTCAGTTAATTTTCTTTGCGCCCCCTCTTTTGTTTCGCCTTTTTTTAATTCTATATCTCCAGATTCTAAACCTTTTTGCCTTTGGGTTAATTCCAATCGCTTTTCAGCCTCTTTACTTTCTTCTATTAGTTGATTTTTTCTTATTTCAGCTATTTCATAACTTAAATCTAGTTCTTTTTCCCTAAACTTTATGTTATGACGTTCTGATATCCTTTTGTAGCCTGGACCATCAGAAAGAGTGCGTTGCAATTTTGTGGTTTTTCTAACTTCATTACTGATTTTGTCCCCTAATGCCATCGTCCTAATATAATCTTGGTGAGCTTCTTTTTGCTTCTTTATTGCATCAAGTCTACCGGCAACAAGATCATTTATCACTTTTTCCTTACCAGCCCTTTCTCCAGCTAACTCGTTCTCTTTCTTTGCAAGGTCAACGGAGTTTTCCTTTGCTAAAACCATAACTTCTATTTTCTTCTTAATAGCATCATCAACTTTTACTTGTTCATATAAAGTTTGGAGTTCTTCAGCACTCATCTCATTTAATCTTTCGGTAAGATTTACTGTTTTAGCAAGAAATTCTAACCTAGACTTATATTCTGTGCTTTGAGGATCTACATCGCCATAATCCTTGTCCATTTCTGATTTTAATAAATTTTTCTTTAATTCATTTTGCAACGTGTCATCTTTCATTGATAAAAGCTGATTTCTCAAGTTGGCAGATGCAGAATCTTCTTTGAGAGCTAGTTGTTCAGAGGCTCTATTTAAAGCTTCTTGGTATTTAATTTCTGATTTTTGCCGTTCTGTCAAAAATTCACCCCCAAGAGAAGTTAGAGCTTTTAAATCCATTGCTTGTTTATCATATTTATCTTTTATCTTTAACTGGCTCATCGCCGCCGCTTTTTGAGCTTTTAATTGAGCTTTTTGGAGATTAAGTTGAAGAATAATTCCTTCATTTTGTTTTGTATTCAAGTCTCTTTGCGCTTCTACCTGCTTAAGTATATCTGCATAAGCTTTTGCTATTTCTGCAGGGTTTCCTTCGTCGATTTGTTTTTTTAATTCTTCGGGGGAGAAATATTCGAGATCGCCCTTATCAAAGCTTCTCCCTCTTGCGGTTGAACCTTTTTTAAGGGCTGCAGTTTGAATTTTCATATCTGCAGGCAATTCATCTAATGCAGCCTTAATCGCTTCGGGTCTAGCGGCAGTACCCATTTGAGCTAAGATTTGATCTTCAATTCTTTTTCTTTGTTCTTCCGAACCTCTTCTTTCTCGTCTTTGCGTCGCACCTCCTCGATTCGAGACCATTTTTCCTGTATAAACTGCTTTATCAATTTGCTCTCTTGAAACATTTATTCCAGATTCTTTTAATAGATTTGAAATTGCAGATGGAGAACCTGCCCCTCTTCTAAGTATATCTTGCATATCTAAATTAAGACTGCCTAGCATTTGACTCCTAACATTTTCTCCCATTCTCATACCAAATCCACCACTTTTACTTGGGTCTATAGCGGAGAGCTTATTGAAATTATCCACATCTATCTTTCGCTTTTTTCCTCCAAAAGAAAATTCTACTAAACCACCTTTTCCAAAATTTGTTTTAGCTAAAGATGGTGCTAACGATTGAGCTAAAGCAGCACCAGTTTGAATGCTTGCTTCTGTTCGTGCTTTCGCGAATTCCTGCTGAGCAACTGAAGCTTCTTTAGCGCTATTTGCCAATCCATACAAAGCTCCGCCTACGGCACCTATTGCCGTACCAAGAGGTCCAAACATCATGCCCATTGCAGCGCCTGTACCTGCGCCCATCAAGGCCCCACCAGCAGCATAACTTCCCCCTTGCATTCTTTGAACTCTTTCTTGCTCGGTTTCTCCTTGTCTTCCTTCTTGTAAAAAGCCAGCAATCATTGGAGCTCCCATCATTAAACCCATACCCCCAAACCCAGACAACCCTCTTCCAACCGCACTATTTGAAAAAGCTTGATTAGCGTTAATAGCTTTTTGTGTTAAACCTCCAGCTCTAGCAGCAATCCCCATTTTTTTAGTAGAATCTGCAGCCATTTTTGATGCATAAGCTTGATCTTGAAGATTTCTCGTTAATTGTTTTTCAACACCTTGCAATCTTTTAGTTACATCTTTTCCAGATTTCTTTAGTTGGTTAAGTTCTTTTTGTTCTTTAAGTAATTTTTTATTTTCAACATTTAATTCTTTTTGTAATTCGGCTGCTGACTTATATTCATCTCTTCCTGCACCAAAATCAGATAAAAAGCTTGAGGCGTAATTAGGCACATACCCGTTGGCTCCAAATACATCTTTTAATCCATTTGGTTCGTCTCGAGTATTAGTTACTCCAAGACCAATTGGATTACCTTTATTCATTAGAGCGGGATGTGTTCCTACTCTGATTTGGGAAACGGGAACTCCTGCCTCTCGCTCTCTACCTATTGCATCAGATAATGGGTTTGCGAAATTAGGAATGTAACCTTGCGCAAACAAACCTCTTTTTTGCGTTCTTGGATCAACTCCTGGTTTTTTGCCAAAAGCAAATGCTAGTGCAGGATCAGTACTTTTACCTCCAGAGCGAAAAAGCTTTTCTTTGAGTATTTTATCGGCCATGTTCTGAGCATTACTTGTAGAATCTTGAGCTTTGTAATCAGCCAGATTAGTTTTAGACCAGCTTCCTCCAAATAATAATTTTAGATCCTCTTTTTGCTCTTTAGTAGGATTCCTTAAATCAAAATCTCCACCTATACCCTGAGCAACACCTTCTATGCCACCAGATTGCCCCTTTACTTGTTTTATTTTTGTACTTATAGCAGCTTCAAATAATGCTCCCACAACAGAAGTTAGAGCTCCAGCTGCCCCACTAGAGCCATCATTTAATGAATCTTTTATAGATTTTAAGCTAGCCGTCCCCGTCCCAATTCTAAAAGAGTCGGCAAGCATTTTACCTTGTCTAACCGCAGTTTTCTCAACAGATTCATAAAGCTGTTCGACTAAATTTTTTTTCTTATTTTCCGCTCTTGTGGAAGCATTTTGTAAGACGCCATATTTTTTAAATCTTACTTTTGGTAATTTAGCTTTAGGCACTCCATATATAGAGGTTGCTGGTTTCTCTAAAACAGTTCTAGAACCAGTTTCGGGAGTTAGCATATGCGCGTAATTAATAGCGTTAAATATTTGTCCCTGAGGATTGACTCCTGCTCCGCCTCGATTAAAATTAGGAACAAACCCTTTAGCTGCGTATGGATCAAATCCATGTACAGCCCCAAATGCTTGTTGATAATTTTTGCCTGCCTTACTAGACAAAGGAGGCATTATTGCTGGTTGACTTAATCCCGAGAATGTTTTTACTTTTTCTGCGCTATTATAAATAATAGATCCCTCGCCAGGCATATCCATTGATCTAATACTTCCTGCAGCATACCCACCGCGAGCAGCTTGTTCTCTTTCTGGATTTGCAAAATTTGGTATATGACCATAAGCCCTTCCCCTGCGAGGTGTTAGGTTTGCTCCGAAGCCTTTCGAGTATAATGTAGCTGCACTGCTTTTAGCGACAGAGTCGAGCATTTTTGCTTCAGCCACTTGAGCTCTTAAAAGTCCAAGAATAATTTTTTCTTTTTCTGTCCTAGAAATGTCCGTGCGCAACATTTCTTTGCTCAACTCAGAGCTTCTTCCAAACAGTCCTACAAGAGATGTTTGAATTGCTTTTTGTTTTTGAGCTTCGCTAGTTACTCCAATTAATGAAGTTAAACTTTCTTTAGCGAAACTTGCAGCTTTTAAAAATAACTTACCGAATACAGCTGTTATAATAACTAAGCCTGGACCACTAATTACGTTACCTAAACCTCTCAGGAATCCATTTGCAAATTTATTTCCAGTTCCTTCTCCGTCTCCTAAAATTCCAGATAAACCCTCTGCGCCGCTTTTGACTATATTTAAAACCTTTTCAATTCCTGGGGCAAGCATTATCTCCCCGATTTGAGCAGAAACTTGTTTAATTGCTAGCCCAGTTTCGGTCGCCATCGCGGCCATGGTATTTCTTAATTGTTCATTTTTTTCTATAGCTTCGTTTGTTGCTCCTGCAGAAATTTGAGTTGCGTTCGCGAGAATACCATTTTGTTTCGCGGCATCACCAAGAACAGCTTTCAAAACGTTGATTTGAAAAACTCCACCGACAGTCTGAGCTATTTGAGCTTTTTGAGCTTCAGATAATGAATCGAAAGTGTTTGCGAGATCAGTTAATATTTTTTTTGCTCCAAGCGTTTTACCTTCGACATCTCTAACAGCAATCCCTAAATTCTCAAGTTGATTTAAAGTATCAGTTCTTCCAATACGAGTAAAAATTGTTTTAAAGGAGTTACCAATAACTTTACCGCCTCGAGCTGTTTGTTGCTGAGCGGCAGTAACCAAGCCAATTAGCTCATCAATATCTACTCCAGCCCCTTTAGCTGCCGCACCAGTTCTAGCTATAGCGTCAGCGAAATCTTCTGCGCTAACCGCAAATTTAACATCAACAGCGGCGAACTTACTTACTAATTCAGTAGTATCTTTAATTTGATTACCATAAGTATTCATTGCAGCGGTTAAAGATTTAACTGCTTCAGCGGAATCCATACCTGTCAACCTAGTAAGAATAAGTGCGTCTTTTGTGCGCTTTAAGGATTCTTCTACGCTAAGGCCTTGACGAGCATATTCTGTCGCTGCATCGGCAGCCACTTTGAATGCAGCCCCAGTTTCTTTAGCTACTTTAAACAATCCATCACTAAATGCATCTAGCTTTTGAGTGCTCAGGCCCATCACGACATTGATATCTGCTAAAGATTTCTCAACTTCAACCATATTACGAACCATTCCTTTAAATGCGTCCGCCATACCATTAATTATTGCCATGGAAGCTCCGAAAGCTATAATACGAGCATTTGCAGCTTCCATCGACTTGCTGAATTCATCAGCAGCCCGTTTCATGTTTCCTAGGGGTTGAGTTGCACCCTTATCATCAACCGTAATTTTAATGGGTTGACGCCGAATTCTGTTTACAGCAGACTGAACCGCTGCCTCAAGAGGTTGTGTATTACCGTGTACATCAAGATTTATAGCCATATTACCTTATTCCTTAGTTCAGGTAATTATACACTAAATATTACTCTACGCCGTGCAATTTCATCAAATCCTGCATATTTAAAGTCCCGCCTTTTTTCTTTGCTTCTTCGTATAAACTTACTCCACCCTTAGGCTTCTCAATGCCAAGATACTCATAATCTTCATCTTTAGCACCTACAAGAGTTCCCGCAGCACCTTGCGATAGTTTATCTTTTGCTTTATCTCTTTCTTCTTTTGAGCTGCTACCAAACTCTAATAATTTAGCAGGATCTTTTCTTATGCTTTCTGGTATATTTTCATTACTATCAAATATATTTTTAAATACTCTAGTATAAACAATTAATCTTATTTGATTATATGTTAATGCACAAAATGGCTTTCCATAAAATTGCATACTATCTTCAGCAAAACTTAAATATGGACTATAAAAATCTTCTAATATTGTATATTGTATATTTTCTTCAGTAAAGCCCTTAAATATTTCATTATAATTAAATATATATTTCTTAATGTCATGATCTTCCAATTCATCATAAATTTTTTCACTAAATAATACTTCATTTAAATTCTTATCTTTGTAAAAACTTTTAATCATATAAAAATCATTCATACGATCTTTTGCATATTTTTCACAAGTGTTACCAATAAGAGATTCTTTGTGATTTTGTTTTTCTAATAAAGTTTTTTCCTCTTTGTCTATAAGCTCAGACTGTTTATCGATAGAGCTTTTAAGTACCATTTTATTTCGGGCTTTCTTTAAGCTATCAATAAAAATAGTTTTTTCTTCAATAAACTTATCTTCCGCTTTGCTCCACTCTCCTTCTTTAATTAAGAAGTCAAGCATATCCTTTTCTGTCGGAACTCCACGTTTTTGCGCGATTTTGAAATACTTATTTTCCACCTCTTCAAGCTCTACTTGATCGTGAGGTGTTAGGTGCTTAATGTATATAAATTCTTCTTCGATTATAGCCGTAGAGTATCCCCGAACTATATCTCTAAATATTTTTCTGCGCGCTACAGTTTCCACGCATATTAAATCCTACCTTCTTCGATATCTTCGTCTAGTTTCGCGAAATCAGCTGTTGATACTGCGCCAGAACTATAATACCAGAAGCTAAATAATGCAGCAACTTTACCACCAACAATATCGTAAAGTTCATCGCCTTCTTCTTCAAGCTCATAATATCTCTCTAGCTTTTGATCAAAGTCATTTCCCTCGAATAGCGGAATAAGATCATCACTATCTTCTTTTTGAGTATAAGTGAGATGAAGAATATACCACTGAATAACTTTATTTTCTGCACGAACATCTGCAGTATGATTAAATAAATTAGAATATGAAGTTTCTACATCAACAATATTTTTTCTAAGCTCAGTGATTTCAGCGGAAATATCATCTAATTTTTTTTGATCTTCGTCAGAGATGCTACTTTTAATTCTGACCCTTTCGCTTTCTTGGGATAACTCGCCATAGCGGATATACATTTTTGTTAAAGCTTTTGCGTCTTCCTCTGGAAGTAGCCCTCCTGTATCGCTGTACTTTTTTGCTAACATGGCTTTAGTAAGAATTCCTTTTTTGACGCACTTACTCATCTCAACACTAAATTCTAATTCCGCATCTTCGATTTGTCTACGGGTTGGTTGTTTCATGACAAGTCTATAAGGCACAGGTTCTTCAACTTCTTTCGTCATTGAAACCTCTTCTTCCTCGCCAGTCTCTTCGTTTTTAATCTTTTTTGTTTCGGTCTGTTTAACCTTTTCTTTCTTTTCAAAAGTAAAACTATAAATTTCACGTAATTTTTTACGAGTATCATTCATAGTTGGTGTCTTTTCTGGTGTTTCCGTAGTTGCCATAATATTTTTATTTAAATGTAAATCCTATAGTATAATTATCTAATTCTGTTTCGATATTTCTAATAGTTTCGTTGCCAATATCTAAAGTTCTTTTTCTTAAATATTGCAACTTCTCTTCATCGAAGTAATTAGCTTGATTGATAATAGGTTCACAACCTTCAGGCAGATTCCGTTTTAATTTTTGAAAATGAATCTGATGCTCATTATGCAAATCCTCAAGCATAACGAGGAAACCCTTAAATAGGGAAACCGTATTCCTTTGACAGGACTTCTTGAAAATACCTTCTGCGTCCATAAACCTTGTACCTACAAAGGTAATACACAAAAAATATAGTTTAGTGTAAAGTTACTTATGGCAGAATTTTTATCATCGACTGACAGGGCCGCGATTGCAGCCAATTTACTTGATCTTCATGATACATTTGGAAGAGATATAATTGTTTACAAAGAAGCTCAAAAAGTAATTATTAGCACAGACCCAAACTACAACTATTTATATAACACCGGAGGCGCAACTAATCAAAGCGTAGAAAACGTCCCTGTTAAAAAAGTATTTAAAGCAAGAATAAGATATGATACAGATCGCAGTTTAGAAAATTTCGGAGAAGCAGACGCACAAATAAAAATTGATAGACCAGATGCAAATAGTTTAGTTAGAATTAAATTAAAAATCGAAGATTATCAATATATAAAAGAAGCTAAAAGAATTGAATTTGACGGCAGAATGTTCAGGGTAGAATCTGATCCTAGAGCTCACGGACTTTTTGATGTAGTTCAATTTTATACTTTATACCTCAGACCAATCGAATCAAGTGGCTAGAATAAAAGATAGATCTGTTAGAGATAGCGTTCAAAAACAACTTAGATCAGATAAAGATTTAAATTTACAAGTTCGTATTTTAATAGATAAACAATTTAAAACGGCGCATCAAAAATTACTTTCAGACTTCAGAGCTCATCCTATTACGAGAGAATTAAAGGTTGCTGAAGGAGCTCCTAATTATAGTGGAGGCTTGTCAGAAGGAAATCTTTTTGGCTTTATAGGTTTCGAATCAGGCTATGACCCTATTGGGCCTATTGAACAATTATTAGTGAAAGCGAATATTTTAATTAAACAAAGAAGAGTAATGAGATCAGGTTTTACTTGGGCTTATGCGGTAAATATACCATCAATAAATGATCTTTATAAAGTGACCCCGATGCCATGGGCTCAAGGATCTAGTTGGCTAAGAGAGCTTGAAGGCAGGGGTATACCAAATCTGGGCCAATACATGTATGTTGACGCCAAGAGCAGTCGTTCTTCCGAAGGCATACAAGGAGGTAATAGGTTAGGTGGTAGACTTAGAATGGCATATATAAAACCTATGCTAGAAGAATTTGAAAATAATTTAAATAATATTAGTGGCGCACAAAGAATATCTGCGCGCAATTTTTAAATATGAAACCGCAATTCCAACACGAAGTAACAACAAGTTTTATGTTATGGGCAGATAATTTTCTATTAAGAAAAGGTGAAGCTTATACAAATTATGTATCAACTTTCTATCCAAACACGAGTGACGATAGATTAGGCCCAGGATTAGTCAGCTATAGCAGCCCTCACAAGCAGTGGGTTTTTGATAGCAGCATAGAAGGCGCAAATATTCCTAGCGGAGTATATGATGACGGCACATTTATCCCAAGAGATGCAGATGGATTAAAATTAGACTTTGATAACGGACGAGCAATACTTGATTCTTCATTTGGAGATTCTAAATCTACAGTTAGTGGAGAATATGCAGTAAAAGACTTTAATTTTTATATCACTAATCAAACAGAAGAGCAATTAATAATAGATAGTAAATTCGATACAAATAATAGATTTAAACAAGACGTATCAGGAATCGCGCCTTATAAACAAGTTATACCTGCTATCTTTGTTAATTCAGAAATATCAGAGAATGAACCTTATTCGTTCGGCGGAGAAGATAAAACATCAACAAATATAAGATGTGTTGTTTTCGCAGAAAATACATATCAACTTGACGGCGCGCTATCTATTTTTAATGATGCAAAAAATGAAGTATATGCAAAATTAAGTTTTGAAGATTATCCATTAAATGAATATGGAGATGTTACAGGCTTTAATTATAAACAGCTTTCAGATAATACAAAACAACAATACTTTCACATAGAAGAAGCGCGAGTTTCTAAATTAAGCGACAGAATAAATAAAAATATAGACCCTAGTTTATTTGTGGGATTTATTGACTTTGAGGTAACTAATTTAAGATTTCCGCGATCATAATTCCCTTTTATAAATAAAAAATGTAACTAGAGAAAGAAATTTAACCTTTTAAAATATTATGGCAGACAAACATAGAGCACGAGTAATTTATCAAAGTGAGGCATTATATGCAGGCACAGTTGACGCTACAGGACATCACTTTAGTACCGCATCTGACTGGAGTACCAGAGCAGGATATAAAACGCACGCAACATACGCATCTGCAGTTGCGGAGGGAGGAGAGATTCGTACAGGTATTCAACAACTAAGAAGAGTGCAGAGCGCAAACTACAGCTTTTCCATTAATAGGCAAGATGTAAATCAGTTTGGGCAATTAGCAAGAATTGACTCTGTTGCGATAGATCCTCCGACAGTAACTTTAGATTTCTCTTATTATATTACTAATGGAGTTAATGAAAGAATTTTAGGAATGAATGTATTGGGTGAACAAAGTGCTCTAGCTGATGAAATAGTAGAAGGCTTAGTTTGTGGAGACCCAGTTGGCCATGATGGACAAAACTTTTTCATCTTAACTACTTGCGAAGGCCATGACGCCGTAAATAATACAGACATGGATAATATGAAAAACGTGATTGCTCTAGGCAATGGTTACATATCCAATTATTCTGTAGAAGCTTCGGTGGGTAGTATGCCAACCGCAAACGTTACAGTCGACGGACTTAACTTAAAAAGTTATGTTGGTACAACAGGGCTAGCCTCTCCTGCAATCAATACAAATTATGGAATTCCTGTTGACGGAATTGAATTTAGTATTCCACCTGCAATTAGTGGAGTTTTAAATGATAGTGCTCCAAACCTAGATGACGAAACAGAAGGCTGGTCATGCTTGCGTCCAGGAGATATCACAATGTCTCTCGGAACAGATGGAAGAGCTGCAGAATTTGAACAACTTCCAAGCGCAGATGCTCCATATGATTACACTCCAGGAGCAGCGCATATTCAAAGCTTTTCAATTGACATCCCTCTTTCTCGTTCTATTCTTAATAGACTTGGTAGCCCTTATGGATATGCTAGAGTTGTAGACTATCCAGTTAACGTTAATGTTAGCGTTAATGCGATTATGTCGGACTTAAAAGAAGGTAATGTAGCAGATTTGATCTGGGACACAGAAGAACATGATTTGGTATTTACTCTTCGCGAACCAGAACCTTATGGTACAGGAAAGAAAGCTATCGAATATAGAGTGAAAGGAGCTCTTCTTGAGGGAGAATCATTTAGTTCCTCTATTGGAGATAACAAGAGCGTAGATTTGACATTTACCGCTCAAATTGGTGGCCCAGAAGATTTAGCAAGAGGACTGATGATCTCTGGATCAAGAAACGCTTTAACTATTACCGGGCAATTTGCTTAAAAGGTATTTAAAAAATCTCTTATAATATAGAAAACCCGCTTTATGCGGGTTTTTTATTTATCGTAAATCCTTAAACCTTTTGAAACACTAACTCCAAAAGAAAACGAACTGGATACATTAGACTGGCCTCCTATTTGATTAGTAAAAGATTGAGATTTTAATTGAGCATTATCTATAGCGATATTTTGAATAACGTTAGCTTCCGCTAAGGTTCCTTTTTGATGAGATCTATCGGTATGTTTTATCAATATTTCATATCTTGAACCCTCTCTAAAAAAAGATTCTATTTGACCAGTAGAATACTCTCTTACGATCATATTTATATCAGCAGATGCAATAATAGGTAATTTTAGTTTTCTGTCAAATACATAATTACTACCAAACCCAAAGATATCTTGGCGATCTACAGGTAGATTAATATTTACACTTTGAATGGCTGCATGCACCGATTCTAATGGAGCTCCTCCATATTCACCCGCTTTTTTTGTAATTTCAACGATCATGTCTCCAGGCATAATTGCATTAGCTTCCTCTTGAAGACTTTCGCTAAAAGAGTCTTCATCAAGATATAGCCTTTCCTCAGAAAAGGGGTTATTAACGCCAAGTTTAACTGATGGTAGCGAAGGGACTTCCTCAGGGTTATAAATATCAAATTTCAAGTTGCTTCCAGCATAAGAAATTGTTGATTCGGGCAAGGATCCTACTTCAGCGCTGTAAGAGTAATTTTTTAAAAAACAGTTACCAAAACCGATTACATGATATCCCGAAAAACCATTTTTTTCCACAAAGTTTAGATCACGAAGATCTCTGTCATTAGCTCCCACAGCAACTATGTTTATATCGTCTGTAGAATCTGCTTCAAAAAAATTCTTAAAAACACTTCCATCTGACTTGTTATATAACCCAATTGCTTGTTCATTTTGTCCGCTAGAAAAAAGATAATTAATCTCGCATGTTACTTCTGGTTGACGCAATATTGGAGACTCATCATTTCTTAATACTAAATTATCAGAACCGATTTCTTTTATGTCTATAGCTGGATGCTGGAAACCATAATTAAAACTCTGAACTCTAATTAAATCCCCAGAAGTTGTACCATTATCTTTGTATGCTGGAAAATCAGTTACTAATATACCTAATTTTTCATATGTTATTCTTGAAACCGCGCAGCCCATTAATGCAATTACACCTTTTGATCTATTAAGTGTATAAATAAAAGACTAGCTATGCCAAATAAAAGAATTTCAGAACTTAAAGAAACAGAGGACTTGTCCGCTGATTTAGCTTCTCATCATTTTCCCTACCATCCCTTTAATGGATTATTAAATGAAGATGACGCAGATATTGAATTTTTGGTAGCTAGAGAAAAAATAAACAATTACAAGATAAACTACCAAGATCTTAAGACATCTATTTTAGATCACTGTGTGTTTATGACTGGCCAGCAATTAATTAGCGGACAAAAGATTTTTACAGATGTATGTACATTCCAAAGTAGAATACAAACAAATGAATTAATAGACATAACTCTAACTGGAGACATTAGTGGCGTTGCAATTGTAGGAAAAACTGGGCTACTTGAAAACTTAAGAGTAGGAAAACCTTTTTACAACCGGGAATTAGACGAATCTACATATAACTTACATATATCAGGCGACACCTTGATGCTTGGAGACGCTCGCCATACAGGCCATTTTAGGCAAGAAGGGGACTATTTAAGGTTTGGAGATTCGGTGCAGGTTGGAAATACAGTTATCTCTGGAAGCAAAACTTACACGAAAGACATTTATGCAGACGAAAAAATTATACACCTGAATGATGAAGATACATTTTTGCAGTTAAGTAATGAGTCTATTAATTTTACCGCTGGAAGTTCAACAAAAACAGAATTAAAAGAAGATTCTCAAGAAATTATATTTCATACTAGCGACGAGAATCAAGCTCAAATCAATAACACAGGTTTTTTATCCATAAATAATACGGACCCAATTGGAGAACTTTCGGTAAGCGGAAAAGCTTTTGTAGAGAATATATACAGATATGATGATTTTTATAAAACGTTCTATAGAGTATATGGAGGTGATAGCGAAACGGTTTCATTCAAGCACGAAATAAGGCCCGGAAATAATGAGTATAAAATAAATTTACCAAAGACTTTTTTCGATAAACCAATTATTTCATTAAGTCTCGAGGGCCATAACGTTCCTCCTATTTCCGTTCCAATTATTAAAAATTTAACAGAATATAACTTAAATATAAAGTTCCCCCTTGAGATTACCTCAAGAGGCTACTTGCTACACGTGACAGCGCTGGAAACATCATTTAAAAAAGGGAGTAATTATGTTCACTACGAGAAGTACCCGCACGTATCATGTGAAGACGCAGGCTCAAATAGACTTGCAATCCAAAGATTTAAAACTCCATTCTCAAATCCAGGCAAAGAATTTAAAATCAATTTTCCAATTGATTTCGGAACAACGCCAATTGTGTCGGCAACAATAGAAGGCGTAGATACAAATGTAGAATATGCCATATTTAGTGTAAACAAAAGTTCATATAACATTATTTTTTCAAAAGAGATAAACAACTTCACAGTACATACTTTTTCAAGCATATCAGGATATAAAGGTTTTTAATAAATGAACAAAGATAATAGAATTTCAAACTTAGGTCGCAAGCAATACTTGAAATCTCATGGGCTTGAACCTTTTCCTCATGCAGCTATGCCTGTAAGCCAAGGAAATGAAGATGATGACATATTATTTCTTATTACAGAGTCTGGATCTCATAACGAAAAGATAAACTACAAAAACCTAAAAGCTTCAATATTGGACAATTCAGTTATGCTAACGGGCAACCAATTAATTAGCGGAGAAAAAACTTTTGCAGATGTATGTACATTCCAAAGCACAATTTATACAAATGAAATTATAGATATTGTTCAAACTGGAGATATAAGTGGAAATATTTTTGTTGGACAAACAGGTCTTTTTCAAAAAGTGGGTATTGGTTTAGATTTTTCGGACAGAAGGGAAATGAAACCTGTTTATAGCGACTTTCCAGACTCGGCCGAAGGTTATATTTCATATGATTTTGGAGGAGGAATAAAAACAGAAACACTTTCGGACCAAAATTTCAATTTTTACTTAACTTCTGGAGACGGACAAGACTATACGTTTACTGGAGATGCCAATGGAAAGGATCCAAGTTTATCGGTAAAACAGGGAGATCAACTCAATTTTATTAATGAAATAGGTGCTCATCCATTATCAATTCAAGATTATAATGGTAATATAATTGCCCAAGAAAACCAAGGGCTAACGACTTTCAATGCGTCTGCTACCGGAGCGTATTTTTATCAATGTACGGTTGTCGGTCACCAACAAATGAGCGGGAATATACTGGTAACCAAAAATTCTTTTGGAGGAATAGACTTTAATGCTCCAGGAGAACCAAATTTAAATACCTCTATATCTTCTTATGAGATTTATGAGCCGCTAGGATATTATAACTCAAATACGCCTGAGTCTCAATTAAACAACGACACCACAAACATAACTCTTGATGGTCACTTATTGCACCCTGATGATGTTCATAGGGAAATGAGGGGAGCTTGGTTAGAAATTAATTTCGAAAAACCTTTTCATTATAAAGGATTTTCAATATATAGAAAAAACATAGAAAGCGCAGCCCAAAACCTTAAAGTAGTTGCCTCTAATGACGGAAAAAGCTGGCGCACAATTCATAAAGTTTCAGGGTTAAGCCAATCGGATTATAACGACGAAAACACTGAAACCTCGTTTTCTTTAAATCAGTATATCGAAGATAAATATTCAAAATATAGGCTTGTCGGAGAAAAAACATTTTCAAAACCATTTTGGGATTTAGGTCATTTTAGTTTTTCTGGTGTTTTGATAAAAGAGTTTACCACAATTAAAGAACCTCAATATACACTCCATGTTTCAGGAGAGTCATGTTTTATAGGAAACACAACACATACAGGATTTGCGAGGCATAGCGGAGATTTATATAGAATAGGCAATTTCACACAAACAGGAAATTCATTCATTGACGGAAGCGAAAAAATCACTGGAAACATTTTTCTCGGAAAAACATTGTACCATTTAAATGATGAAGATACTTTTATTGAATATACTGACGATAAAATAGACATAACGGCAGGTAGCGGAACAAAAATCGTATTAAATGAGATAGAAGATAACAAAATTCAATTTTTTACAAACGGAAAAGAACAAGCAAGGATTGACCAGAGTGGATTCTTCGGGATAAATACAACAACTCCCTTCGCAGAGCTTTCTGTGACTGGGGACGCATACCTAGAATGTTTATTCACGACTGGTCTAGACGGACAATGGGAAAGAGTATATGGAGGAAGCGATGAAACAGTTTCATTTACCACCGAATTAAATAAAGGCTCAGATTCTTACAGAATTAATTTTCCAAAAACTTTCGGAGAAGAACCATCAGTTACTTTATCTCTAGAAAATAATGAAGGTGGACCTATTGTACCATATTTTATTTCTGGAGTAAACTTGCACGAATACCACATAAACTTTGGTTCAAATTTATTAAATGATGGATATAAAATTCATACATCAGCTAGAGTAACAGGGCAATCAGCAGTACACAAAACAAGAACTCAATCTTTTATTACAGAAGTTTCGGGGGGCAAGGATATTTATGAAATTGATTTTCCAGAACCATTTCATACAGAGCCCGTAATTTCAACTGCGATAGAATCGAAAGACATACTAATACCTTATTTGGTTTCTGGAGTCAGTAAAAATTCCTACAATTTAATTTTCGGACAACAGTTACCCACATCATGCAAAATACATACTCATGCAGTTCGTTAAAAAAAGTGTATAAATTAAAATGATATCTAAACATATATTTAATTCGGATGTAATAAGTGGAAACAATTTATGGATTGATGAGATACGTTCAACCGGAGATACGGTATATATTGATGACAATGTAAATATTTCAAATAATGTCGATATATCAGGTAATGTTTTTATCAAAAATAATTTAACAGTAAAAGGCAGCACGACTACACTCGATACAATCACAGTGACAGTTGATGACCACAATATTGAATTAGGTTCTGTAGACAATCCTACAAATACTACCGCTGAAGGGGGTGGTATAACCCTAAAGGGCTCTACAGATAAAAAATTCACATGGGGATCTACCTTCAATGAGTCATGGGAATCAAGCGAAAATTTAGGGGTTGCAGATGGAAAATATATATTTGCAGATAAAATTAGAGCAAGAGATTCTGCGGGATTATTTTTAGAAGACGATGGTGGAAACGGAATTTTTGTAAAAGATGGAGGCAATGTTGGCGTTGGTACAACAAATCCAGGAGAGAAGTTAAGAATTGAAGAGTCAAACTCTGGAGTGCATTTAATGGCAAGATTTCAAGATGTTTCTAATTCTGATTTAGTAAAAGGTATTCGAATAAATAAAAGAAACAAAGCAAACTCACAAAACACTTTTTTTGACCTATCTATTGACGCAGAAGAAAATAAAATAGGAATAGGATTAGGAAACAATTCAGCAGAGCTTTCAAATGGAAAAGCAGATTTATCTAATTCAGAGATAGTTATAGATAGCTTTGGCCGCGTAGGGATTGGAGCTACAAGCCCTAGTCACGAATTAACTATTGGATCATCAACTGATCCTGGAACAACTGATGAAAGGTTAAAAATATTTAGAGGTGCGGACGATGCAGGTCAAAATCTTGAAATGGGATATAGAAGTATCACAGTGACTCGCGACTCAAATACATTAGCACAGCCACAATCAACTTTCTCAATCAAGCAAAGAGGTAGTAATGGTGAAAGAACAGAGATATTCGTCGACTCCATGGGTAATTTAGGTATTGGCACCATAGTCCCAAGCGGAAAGTTAGATGTTAACGGAGACATTAAATTCAATGGAGACATACTTCCTTATACATCCGAAACCTTTGATATAGGGTCTGCTTCAAAAAAAGTTAGAGATATATACTTAAGCGCATCATCCTTGCATATAGGTAACCAAGATATTTCTGTAGACGCAGAGGAAACGCTTCTACTTCCTTCCGGAGTTAGGATTGGATACGTAGGGGGCCCTAAATTTTCCACAGACGGAACGGATCTTTCATTAAGTTCATCACTATCTTTAGCAAATATGCTATCTGTTTCAAAAGCCGCAACTTTATCAAACACCCTTTCCGTTGCAGGAGCTACTACGCTTTCAGATTCTTTATCTGTCGCCGAAAACGCTACTTTATCGAAAGCTCTTTCGGTTGGAGGGGCTGCTTCCGTTGCAGGAGCTACTACGCTTTCAGATTCTTTATCTGTCGCCGAAAATGCTACTTTATCGAAAGCTCTTTCGGTTGGAGGGGCTGCTTCCGTTGCAGGAGCTACTACGCTTTCAGATTCTTTATCTGTCGCCGAAAATGCTACTTTATCGAAAGCTCTTTCGGTTGGAGGAGCTACTACGCTTTCAGATTCTTTA